GTGGGCATGATAAAGGTTTCGCTTATTCAGTTCTCCATTCACCAACGAGATTTCCGTTGCTGTCAAAGAGACAGCCATTTTTATATCCGCATGTGATTTTTGCCGGGATTGTGTGCAAGATTCTTTCAAGTTCGTTTGCGAGTGCATAGTTGTCCATGAATGAATCTTTGCTTTCGCTTTTGAATGCATCATTGCTGGTGTAGACTTTTACTTCAAACATAATTTACCTTCCCTTCCTTTCCATTTCTATTGCAATATGTGACATTGCAATTGCGTTGGACAGTGAAACGATGATACCGAGAACTGCGAAGAATGGAGTAATTGTTGCGCATCTCCATGCAAGCACCAATGTAAGAAGCACCGCAACACTCAATGCCGCGATGCACATGCACACGTTTTTCATTTGCCTTTTTCCTTTCTTTTACTTGTCGAGCCAATTAGCAATCAAGCTATGGCAAATATTGTCCATCTGGATTTCGCTTGTGCAGCGTTTCAGTTTTGCCTTTGTGCGTTCCGTAACAGGAACTCCAAAATCTTCGAGCAGTTTCAGTTTCTCTTTGTAATAGGCTTTCATTATTTGAAACTCCTTTCTCTTGATGTATGCAAAGCCCATAATAATACCCGCGAGCTTTCGCTCGTGGGCATTGGTTATAGGTTTCGCTTATCGGAACATCTCAATTCCGTACTTTTCTTTGTAAGTCCATCCCATAGAAGTCAGGAGCTTGGACATTTCGCTTGTGGACACGCACTGGAACTCTCCCTTGATGGGCAGCGGATTGATGGGACACTTGATGCGGCAGATACACTTTCCATTCTCATAACGAACGAGAAGAATGAGCTGGATTTCCCTTTCCGTTGCATACAAAGCTTCCATTTTCTTGTACTTGTCAGAGTATTCCATGTTTGCACCCTGCGCATACTTGTACCCGTTGACATCAAACCACTTGAGCAGATTGTCTCGCTTGGTGAAGATGAAAGCCTTGTGATAGGCAGGCTTTTCGTTTGCCTTTTCATCTGCCTTGAGCAGAGCCAGAGCATCGTCACACATATGACGGTCGCAATCGCCCATATTATAATATGGGCATCCAGCACAGGATTTGCTTCCAGTACCGCACAGAGACAAGGCTTTCATCACATTTGTCTTATCCATTGTCATTTCCCTTTCTGAATTAAAATTTTGATTTCGCTTATGGCATCTCATAGCAAGGCTCGATTGGGAAGCAGGGCACTTGTTAGTCAGTCCCCCTGTCACGTTTTGCGCTAAGCTTTCCCTTTACTCTCAACTAACACGGTTTTCGTTGGGACTTTCTCCCTCCTTGCCATGAGACTGGAATGGGACTTTTTGCGGACAAATCCCTTAGAACCGCATATTATTTAATTGAGCATACAAATTTATTTAGCGCGGCGTATCGGAAAAATTGCGACTTAATGGCAGTGCGCACCTCTTTGCCTTGCCAAAATAATTTTGTATTGTTTCCGTTACAGAAATGAACTTCCGTTCATTTCCTTTGTTAATTGATTCTTACTAGTACATTCTGGAAAACTGCTGTAAGGCGAATAGTGTTTTCGCTTACTGGATAGATTTCAAAATTATCGGCAAGAGAAAGCATCTCACAGAAAAGATTGATTTCCTTTACACCACGAGCCATAATATCAATCCCTTCAATATGAATGATTTCTGCGCCCATTTGCAACGGATCATCCTTGATTTCCGTTGCGTTGTCCGGGAAAAGCTCATTTGCAATGTCAACAGCATCGCATAAGAAAACCACCACCACGAAGTTTTCCCACCCATGAGCTATTGTAGCACAATTAAATGTGCAAGTCAAATAAGCCCATAATGGAACGCACGAAACGAGTCATGCGCTCGATACAGGTTTATTTTTCGACGCTGTCATAATAAGCAACAAGTAAATAATGAGTCTGCGCAATCGCACATTTGTCGCATTCAATGCGCATCCCCTTTTCACAGCAGCATTTGCAGCTATAAGAAAATGCTTTCTGTGCCTGCTTTTTATTTTCAGCGTCATATTGGTAGTTTACGCCAATTTGCTCGAACTTGTTCATTAAAATACCTCCTTCTTCATGTGAATGAATGGAGTATGTTTATTGCACATACGCAAGCCCTAAGAGCCTAAGCCGCTCTCACTCTTTGCTCTGTTGATATTCTTTCGCCGTCAACAGTCGGCGACATGGTGTTTTGTTAATTGTTAGGGCACGCCATGCGTACCCATGTTGCTTATTTGGTATAGATATGCTCGTCCCCATCAAAAGAGATGATATATTCCTCGTCATTGTACTCTACCAATTCAGCAGATTTAATAGTTTGTGCTTTGACATACTTGCCATAGGCTACAAACAAGACGCATACCACCACAATGGCAAGCACACGCATGACACTCTTTTTCATAGCATCCCTCCTATCTTTTGGTAACTTAGTTCAGTGCATTTGCACCTATCCACTCACGCCAAAGTGGAGGCGTTACCATGTGAGCATAAGGGGGCATGAGCCCCATATAATTTTGTACTGCTGGAATTAAGCGACAGCAGCAGCCTTTGCAGCCTTCTTCTTCTCGGCAGTCTTTGCACGGCGAGCCTTGCGACGCTCTTCTTTCTCTGCTTCCAGCTCTTCCCATGTCTTAGCATCCTGTTCTGCAACGATACCACCCATAGCAAGTTCCAGCTTTGCACTGAAAGAATTGAATGTTACACGAGTGCATACAGTGGTGCAGGAGTCCTCGAGCTTCTTAAGCTCTGCGAGCTTAATCTTTGCGGCTTCATAGTCAGAAGTCAGCTTTTCCACGTATTCGGCACTCATACCGTCATTGACTTCCTTAAGCTGGCTACGGAAATTCTTGACAATGCTATCCTGCTTAAGAGCCTCACCTGCAAGGGGCTTTTTGGTTGCAATGACGCAATCTGCGAGCACGTCAAGCATAGACTGATTCTTGCAGATAGCATGACCGTTGACGTCACCGATGCAGTCAAGAAGCATCTGAATTGCTTTCATCGCGTTGCTTGTGAGTGTTGCATCAACACTCGCATTTTCGCCCATGTGTGCAGTGTTGTTGCGTGCAGAAGCATAGCGATAGAGTGCTTCATAGGCTACAGTTTCGGCGAATTTCCAGCTGGAAAATTCATCCACGCCGACCTTTTCGGCATCGAGTTTCGCCTTGCTGGAATTGGCGATGGTCATGTTGTCCATGAGTGCATTTGCAATAGTTTTTTTCATAATAACCTCCTAATTTGTGGTAAGTCACAACCTGTTATTTTTGTAGCTATGTGCTACTATCTAAGAATAATATATTGATAGTTATCCCCACATAGTAGCACACAATACAATGTATTATGTGCTATTAGTGTATAATATGTATATTGTCACTAATATTTATACAATACCCGTTCATGCTGTCACCATGAACATATACATATCAATCTATCACAATATAGTCAGATATCACCTATATTTATAGATAACTGTCCACATATCGCTATCGCCTCACTATTATATAATATCCTAATAGCCCTACTTTAGCCCCATGTGCGGGATATTGCTTGCCATGTGGGAACGTTGTTACCATATTCTCCTAAAAATAGGTAACTAATGATTATGCTCATATGTGCATAACAAGCCCATTTCACACAACGCCGTTTTGGCTTGAATCGCCTTTTTGTGGCAGGTTATGGAATTTTCAAGGATCAAATCGCAATGGGAATTTCTAACTTTTTCAAGTCTTTGCCAAAACGACGGTTAAAGGTTCAAGAATTTTGACTTTTTCAAGTCGTTCAGAATTCGTCGAACGTGTTCACCGTTTTGTTTTTGTGTGTGTTCCTCTTTGCACTCTTAATATACCGCTATCAAGCTGAAAAGTCAACAAAATAGATATTTTGCTAATTTCCTAAAAACATACTATATATAGTGATATGGGGGCACTTAAAACTACAAGATATAGTGTTTTTTGCCCGAAGACTATAGGGTGATTATCCTATACACTGACTCGAAAATGGCCCTAAAATGACCTTAAATTCATTATATTTTCCTCTATATTTCACATGTGTTTGCCATATCATAACTCGCCACATAAGCCACACAAATATCACACAAGTGCTACACATTTATTCCACTTCTATCTAAAACTGCATTAATTCTCCTCGCAAATAAAAGCCCACGTAACATTTTCGTAAAATATATTTAACGCTTGTTAATTATCCCAATCGTACTTTTAAGCAAGCTACTTACATGTGAACAGTACATTATTTTTTAGTTAACAATTACTTAATAAATAGCACTTTTTGCAATAATTTTGCAGTAACATTGTAATAAATGCACTATTGCCTTATAATATGCGTACTTCGAGTGACATATTAAGGATTATGTAGCCATATGAGCCCTCTCCACACTCACAATCCATTTCTCACCTCAAAAATCCCATATAAATGCCCACTTTCGGAGCATGAAACTATTTACCTATGTAGTTTTACTCTATGAGCATCACAACCTCTAAAATCATGTATATATGCCACATTTTAAACCATTAGAATTGATAATCTATAAATAGAGAATTGCTGGCAAGCTGCTTTGCACAGTTATATAGGCGTTTAACAGCAGGGGGCTCAAAAGAAACGTATATCAACTATGTAAATATATAATATTAATAATATAAATATATATAAATATAATCATTCTCCCTACTATAAAACTCAAAATGTATGCATATTGTTGTTAAGCGATCTTTGGTAAGGGGGTGTGGGGGATACCTTTCCATCGCAGGTGGCGAGCTATGCTTGCATAGCGAGGCAGATGGTGGGGAAAGGTAATCTTCCCCACTATAGTGTTATGTTTCTAAAGCGGATATATAGCACGTTATATATAATTTATAATATATAATACTATCTATTATTAAATATTATATATTCTGTATAATATATATAATATATACAGCATCTCTCCATTGCACTATATCCACCGCTGCGCGGCGGAGCCTGTATTCCGTGCTATGCGTCGCTTCGCTCCTACCGCACGGTTGGCTTTTGCTAACTTCGCTACGCTCGTTAACAAAATCCAGTATTAGAACATGCACTCCTTCTCTTTTATTTATAGGTATTGACAAACTGGTTGTCTTATGATATAGTAGCTACAGTACAAAATTATAGTATATATAATATATAATATATAATATACGTTACATTGCTATTTCAGCTCATTTCTGATTTTGTACACGTTTTTATACCCTTTTTATTAAAAAAAGAGAGGCATTTAAACACATGTAAAACACATGGATGGACATTACGGTTTGTACAATTCGATGCGAAGCATCGGGGGGTGCCCCGAAAAAATCTAACCAATGTAAAACGCATGTGAATAAGAGATTGGCAATTTTTTAAAAAAGTACAAGTTTTTTAAAAAATACATGTACAAGTAGCAATCAAACACAAGTAAAAAGGCATAAGGAGGTAAATTTATGGAAGTCAAGATTGTAGATGCCCTACCGGGGGCAGGAAAAACTAGTGCAGCAATTAATTATATTAACAGCACACCGGATGATATAAGAATTTTATACATTACACCATTCTTAGATGAAGTACAAAGAATTATTAATTCTTGTCCAGAGAAAAAATTTAAACAACCAGAAATGCACGGATCAAAACTAAATGATATCAAGCAGCTATTTAATAAGGGTTATAACATTGTGTCAACACATGCACTATTTTTAAAATTTGATCAAGAGATTATTGACATTGCACGGAGCTATGGGTATGTACTTATTATGGACGAAGTTGCTGACGTTGTTCAGGAGTTAGATATTACAAAAGATGACCTAGATACACTACTAGAAAAGTATGTTGAAATTGTAGACGGACATATGCTTCATTGGACAGCAGAAACATATAAAGGGGAATTTGAAAAATACAAAAAGCTTTGTGAGCTTAACATGGTGGCTATATATGGAGATTGTGTCCTTCTGTGGTTATTTCCTGTTGAGGCATTTAAAGCATTTGATGACATTTATATTTTGACTTATATGTTTGATGCGCAGTTGCAAAGATATTATTATGATTATCATAATGTTGAATATAAATATATTTATGTTGCTGGAGATTCTTTGGACACATATCACTTCACAGACGAAGAAGTGATTTATTCTATTCCAGATTACAAAAGTTTAATTCATATTATTGATGATGATAAACTGAATAGAATTGGATTTGCTGACAATTCATTATCTAAAACGTGGTATTTTAGAAATAGAAATAATGATTGTATGAAGCAAATTAAGAACAATCTTAATACTTTTTTTCGTAGAAGAATGAACACTCCGTCAAAAGCAAATCTGTGGACAACATTTTCTGATTATAAGAATAAGCTAAGTGGCGCAGGATATTCGCGTGGATTCCTAGCATGTAACGCAAGAGCGGTTAACACCTATAGAGAATGCTATGCAGTTGCTTATCTGCTTAATAGATTTTTTAGTCCTGTGCTAAAGAATTTCTTCACACAGAATGGAGTGCGCGTGGAGGAAGATGCCTATGCTCTATCAGAACTAATCCAATGGATTTTTAGATCTGCAATTCGTGATGGAAAAGAAATTTGGCTCTATATTCCTAGCAAGCGCATGCGAAACCTACTTATTGACTGGATTGGCGTGGATAAACCAGAAGATTTAAAACTTGGGAAGAAGATGATTGAAAATTAAAACTGACAGTAAGAAAACAATAAAATCATATAAACATCCAAATGAAAGTGAAAAATATTATAACAAGTTGTTAACTCTTGGGGCACAAGAACTTGATAAAAAGGCAGGGGTTTATGGCATATGTATTAATGGAGTTACAATTTATGTAGGGCAAAGTTTAAATTTACTAAGAAGGCTTGCAGATCATTTATATTGGATGTGCAAGTGGAATGATGAAAACAATCCAAATACACAATTATATTTATTGCTACGGCAAGCTTTGCAAAATGATTGTTTAATTACTTTTGTGGTTTTTGTACATATTTCGGATGATTTTAGCTTTAAAATGAAGCAAGAGAAGTTAAATATATATGAATCAGAAATTATAAAAGGAAAACTTCCAATTGCAAATAAAAAAATTCCTGATGTGTTTGACAAGAATGAAAATATGCAAATTTTACACGTTGATGAGGACAATGTTAACAAATTTTTCTCTAATGGGTTTTGTGAATGCAGACAATTTCTAGATAAAGATTTAAGAAAAGAGTATTTTTATATTTATAATGAGCACTTTGACGAGAAATTAAAAACAATTAAATCATCAATAAATATTACAACAGAATTAGTGTATTTAGAAGAGAACGTGGAATGTCCTTACATAGAACCTATAAAAGATGTAGTGAAAGATAGTAATTACGCCTTTTATTGTGATTTTTCATGGATGTTTTTTAAATATGGAGAAAAATTACTTCCAAATATAAAAAAGAGTCACTTAGTAAGGCTCATTTATTTAGCAACTTTAGTTGATTATAATGGTAGACTGCCGCCAACAAACATTATTAAATCAAAATTAAAATTGTCTAGCAAATATTGGTCAGAATTTTTAAGAAGCATGATGGACAATGATGTTGTTTTTGAAGACAAACTTGAAAAATGCTTATGTTTAAATAAAGATTATTTTGCGAAGGGGAGTCTACAAGAAACGAACAATAATTTTGACTGCACACGACTTTATTGTAGTTTTATTAAAAAAATATATGAGTCGTATCATGACGAGAAAGCTTTTGTACAAATTTCATATTTGTATAGATTAATTCCTTTTATAAATCGCAAGACTAATATTGTATGTAAAAATCCAGAAGAACAAAATCCTGAAAAAATTCAACTTATTACTTTAACAGAGTTTTGTGATATTATTGGGTACAACAAAAGCAACGCAAAGAGATTAGTAAAAGATCTTAGCGCGTTAGAATATGATGGACAAAGTTTAATTAGATTTATTAAATCCTCTTTGTCCAAGTCTACTTGGAAAATTATTGTTAATCCTCGCATGTATTATGGTGGACAAAATGATAAAATATACAAAGAGCAAATTGCTCTACTGACAGATTATAATCCACAAGAAGCGTTTGATGTAAACAATACAAAATTATAGGAGGGATAATTATGGCGCAACTTTATAAGATGACACTATATGTATGTGACTTAGAAAATAATTTATCTTTGGATGAAATCAAAACTTTAATTGATCAAGATGCATTGGATGGAGTTGCTGTAAATTGTGCTTGCCATTTTGCAGATGAACAGACTGGCCCACAAGTTGAATGGGACGATGACATTGACCTTAATTATATTGACTGCCCCACTTCTGCTTGGGAAAAATATTTTAAGTAAATGAGGAGTAGGTTAATATGGACAATGAATTTGGACGTTATGCAGATGCAATTATTTATGATTTACAGTCTAGTAATTTCTCCAATGAATATTATGATATGGCAAATACTCAACGGCTAAAATTCCTGAATAGAGTGCTTGAAATTCTTGGATATTATGCTGGATATGATGTGAAGGAGGATTAAATTATGATGACATTATTATTGCTTAGAAGTGTAATTGGAGTAATATTTGTAATTGGATTAATATTTGCTTCAGGATATATAGGTTTTTATTTGAATTCTGATTCCAAGTCTGATAAGCCAATAGGCGTATATAAAATCATATTTAAATATGGTATTTGTTACCCTGTTCAAGTTTTTAAACTGGCAAATTCTACATATAATGTGATTGGTTCAGTTATTTTAACAGCATTAAGTCTAATAGTTTATCCCAGTTTTGCTTTCGTTAGTATTCTACTACTAATTGTCCTAAGTGTATTATTCGGATTTGATTTGATATTTAAGAAAAAGGACAAGGAGAGTTAATGATGAAAGACGTCTATAAGGTAGAAATTTCTGCTAAAGATTATCCTATAAGTTGCACTGATTTAACTATTGACTTGAATAAACCAATTAAGACAGAGAAAATTATTGGAAATGCAAAAGTCGCTTTGATCAGTTCAGGAGATGTAGTATGGATGGGCTATGATGGAGATACATATAAACTAGGAGATAAATATAAAGATTTTAATGCAATCATATCTTGTGTATATTATGAGCCAAAGCCATGGTGGAAATTTTGGAAGAAGAAAAAAATATTTGGATATGAAATTATGTTTCTATAAACTATAGGGGGTATTTTGAACTATGTTTGAATTAACTAAATCATTTAAGGACTATAAGTTTCCACACACTCTACATCAATTTAAAGACTTGCCGCTTGCAATTAAGTATCGGTTCCAACGTGCATTTAGAGGCTGGGCGGACTATGATGTTCTTAGTATGGACACATGGTTTATGGAAGTAATTCCACAAATGCTACAATATCAGCGTGATTGTAAAGTTAGCACACCGGTTTTGGATATTGACGCAAGCTATGAAGAAAATAGAGCAAAATGGGATCAGATTCTTGATAAAATGATTTTTCTATGTCGAGAAATGAATGAAGATACATGCTCAAAGAAAAACGAAGTCGCTGAAAATTATGTCCGCGATATTAAAAATGGACATGAAGCAAAACTTGATGATGAAATGTGGTGGAAGCGGCAGCAGGAAATTGATCAATATCGTCAACAGTGTCTTGAATCATTTTTTACATATTTTACAAAATATTTCCATAGTCTATGGATCTAAACTTGAGGAGGAATTAAAATGAAAACATTTGTTAGAACTACGCGAATTACACCAGAAGAGAGAGAATCACACCTTTGGTATGATCCATTTTATAAAACATGGACAATGGAAACGAGCATTCCAAAGCATTTTAATAAGGCACTAAAAGTTGGATGGGAACCAATTTTACAGGGAGTATATGAGGATGGTACTGTTTGCTGCATGACACTTGTCGCATCGGAGCGCGGCATTACCATTAAGACTCCAAAGAAGCGTGAAATGAGCGAAGAGCATAAGGCAAAGCTTTTTGGCGCAAAAAACGTAGATTTAGACGATAATTTTGAAGATGAGATTTAATATGTATAGTTACTATACTTAATCATTACAACATTAAAAAACATAAATATATATGATAAAAATCATACATTTTTTGATTTGGAGGAGATAATACGATGAGCAGCAAGGCAACGATGGAAGATTTTGCGAGAATGTGCCATTCTTATCACGATTGTATTGATTGTCCATTGCATGACGAAGATGTTCTATGCATGATAGATGATGCACTTGTAATGAATGATTTTTCTAAACTTGATTATATGAATAATGCCGTATATGAGTGGTCTACCGCCCATGATTAAAACAAAGGAGATTGAATAAATATGTTAAATTGGACAGCAGAAGATATTGAGTATTTGAGCAATGTGATGTTGAAGCCATATACAAAAGCGCTCACAGAGGAAATGGCAGAGCACGATAATAAATCTTATGAGATTTGTAAGAAGATGATACTACAGATGGCGGATTTAGTTAAAGTAAGAATTAAAGAGTTAAATTACAATGAAACCAGAGACAGAATGTTCTTTATGACGTTACTTTGCAATGAATTTGAATTTGATAAAGATGTGCTTGATAAGGTCTATAAAGAATATTGCGAGAATTTTGATGCACTTAATAAACATCTGATTACAGAGGAGGATGGAAAAGATGAATAAGCCATGTGAATATTGTCAATACAATGGAGCATATGGATCCATTGTTAATCCTTGTGAGGATTGCCCGAATAATTATTTTATGATTAATGGCACATTCCCAATTATACAGCCACTTCGTGAAACAACAGATCATGTCACTAATAAAACTTACATAACCGCCACTACAGGTTGTAGAACGAACAGTAACGGTGCAAACATTAATGATGTATTTACAACTGATCTAACAACTGATTTACCGAATGCAGATGAATACCGTAAATCTATTGGCTTTCCATATTATTATCAATATGAATGGTCAGAACCAAAGTATATTTGTCCAAAATGTGGCGGTGGAATGTGCAAGAATAAAACTATGGTTCTTGCAAGTAACCCTCCTCAATATAAATATCAATGCAACAAGTGCGGACATGTGGAATATCAATTGGGGTGAGGTGCATTATGAAGAAGAAAATTAATTGTCCCACGTGTGGTGGGTCTGGTTTTGTTGCAAAGTTTAATGACTGCTCTGCTTGGAGTGAACGTTGTGAACAGTGTAATGGAACTGGTGAAATTGAAGTCCCTTTTACCATTGGTGATAAAATTCGCAGCATGAGTGATGAAGAGATTGCAATATGGTTGAATGCACATGCCACTGATACAGTATGCGATCTTGTTTGTGGAAATGATTGCGAAGCAATGGCGACATATGATAAAACGTTTGATGAAGTGTGTAAAGATCTAATAAAGAAAAAACTTGCGAAGGAGTGGCATTAATGATGAAGATTGGTTATATTCAAGAATATGATTTGGAGCTCAATCCACATCTGACTGAAAGATTTAAATTTAGAGAAGCGTCTTTCACTAGAAGAATTTCAAGTCGAGGCGATAGAGTTTACTCGAAGATGCTGTTGTCCCCTGTTGATTATGAAGAGATCGTCGATAATGCTAATATTATGAAAAAGAATAGCAAAATTATTCTAGTTCGTGAGCCATTTTTACTTGATGATGAGCTAAGAGAAAAAGTTGTTAGTTGGGTTGAATGGGCAAATCAGGCAAAACCTAGTGAGTATGACCCATTTGCAAAAGATGATTAACAATGACTGGTCTGACATACAAAGAACTTAGAAATCTTAATATGACAACAAAACAAGTAATGTTGGGGAAAACTCCATCAATCCAATATAAATGGCATACAAAAAATGGCAATTGTGTTGCTGAATTTAAAATTTGGGATTGGTGGGATGGTAAAAATATTAGCGATCTCGAAATCAATGAAAAGTATAGAGGACTTGGATTATCCTATCAACTTTTAGATTATGCTACAAAAAGATGTGGTGCTAAAAATTTAGCCGTAAAGAAAAGCAATATTATAGCAAAACATGTTTATGACAAGTACGGATTTCAAGTCACAGATGAAGATAACGCATATTATTATATGTCGTTAGGGGATTACAATGGGATAAGTAATAGAAGTATTGATTTGGGGAGGCGTTACAATGAGTGAATGGAAAGCAGTTGAAAGAAAACTTTTTCATATTCTGTGCGGCAATGCACAACTATTAGAGTGTCCACAATGTGGTACATTATCAGTTGTAGATTTTGCGTATTGTCCGGGGTGTTGTAAAGATATGCATGTCCCTGAAGACAGGTGTTGTAAAATGCATATTGATTCAAATAAGTGCCAATATGCTTGTGTGATGCAATCGTATGTGCCTTTAACAGAATCTGTATATCTTAAACCAGAAGATATGCCAAGTCTTAATGATCTTATAAACGAAATGTATAAGTATAAAGAAATGTATGGGATGTGATAAATATATGCAAATGATAATGTATGCTGAGGTAAGAGAAAATGGTGCATGGAAAAAGGTTGGTAATATTTTTCCAAGCGCATTTATTGAAATGAATGATGAATTAACTGATAGGGTTTGTGATGAAAGAAATATTTTCTTATATGAGCTATTTGGTTGGGTCACAAATCAACTAAATGGTTATACAGTAATTAATCCAATTAGTGAATTGCGAGGCTTGCCAGACGATGCATCTGATGCAATTTCGAGTAATCATTATTTTCGTTTTGGAGGCTTTGCTTCATATGTAACTCTTAATGAAATGCTTAATTATAATTGGGATGCAACAATTTCTCATGTTGGTCGTATTCCTGAGAAGGCTTATGTGCATTGGAAGAGAGATGGTGTCGCCCCCACTCGTTGGGATAGGAGCATTTCAGGAGAAGACAAAAAGATAATTACTTCTTTCGTTATGAATGGTATTTTGGATGAGAGCATTCCAAGGGACGAAGGTATTAAATATTATGTTGTTGTTGAATATGATCCAAAGACTTGTAGGGAATATTGTAACTTTTTTTGTGGCACTTCTCTCCCACTGCTGGTGAAACTTGTTCCGCAGGGCGGCAATTATGAAGATGTGAGGGTGGTTTACACATTTGTTGATTAAATGCACTTGACATTTGTGAAGTTTGTGGTATAATAGGCTTGTTCAAAAGGACAATACAAAATTATTGTAAGGGTGGTGAGGGCTTATATCTAAACAACAGAAAACACAGCAGTTTTGTTTCAAGTTGAACTCATCTTTTCTAGAAAGGCATAATTGGGATTTAACATTACCAATTGAGGAGGCAAGAAAAACACCGGGTATAGTAATTTCTTTAGCGGATTCTCAAATTCTTACGTGGATTAATGAACTAAATGATACGCAAAATTATGATGATTCAGCTAAAGAAATTAAAAAGAAAATTAAGTCAATCAAAAAAGAGAAAACCACACAGGCCAACAAGGGAAAAATTAAAGAGTTATATCAGCAGCTTTATGAGTTGCAGTTCAAAAAGGACTATTTGTGTTTAATTATTGATAAACCAAGTCATTATGATAGAGCAAATCAAGGATTCAAGGTTAATGGAATTGAATACAGAAGACTTTTAACTACTACAAATGGCGTGAAGACTTCAACAGTAGTTTACACAAGTGTTGAGCTGCGTGATGAATTAAAGAAGCGCATTGAAAATGGTAGAAATACTAGTATCCCATTAGTTCCTGCAAAACTAGGAGCGTATGAGGCACTTTGTTCTAGTGCTTCAATTCCAGTTAGTTGGCCAAATGGTGTTATTGTCGTTCATGATTGTTTTACAAAATTTAAAGCAGATCTGATTAATATTGATGACAGTGACACGACAAAAGAACCAATTGTTAAATTTGCCCCTATGCAAGATGTTGAGAATGACGCCTCAGATGGATGCTCTATGATGTTGCCATCATTGTCGAAAAGATGGAATGGGGAGCTTGGAGGAAGTCCCGAAGAGACTTTAAGCGGGTGTAATCTTAGATGCGCGTGGACAAAAGGAATGACTTTTACTTTTGATTATAAGGAATGGGCAGAAAAAAATATTGGGTCATATATTGTTAAGGATGTTTGGGGTGTAGATAGGGATATTAGAGATTCTGAACTGATTATGACTGAGAGTCAACTAAAATTATGGAACTGTTATGACAGTTGGGAAGATTATTATAATAATTGTCTTGAAAATCATTACACTATTCGTATTGCGAAAACAGCGCCGCATGAAGTTGATGACATAAGGCAAACAAACTACCAGTTCCTTCAGATACATGAAGCAACAGACGATGATGTACATGAACTGATTTCTGACACCGTAAATGAAATTAAAGATATCACACAACTAGACTATAGGAAAAGTATTGTGTATCTTTGTGGCTCTGGTTTAGACGAAAATAATGTTCGTTCTATGGATTTGGCAGCACAGGCGCTTATGATTAATAGGAATATGATTGATGACCCATATATTTATTCAAAAATCAAGAATATGATTCAAAAAAGGATTCGACAAGCAAAAATTGGTGTATTGGATGTGCATGGGAATTTTCAAATCATTTCTGGGGACTTGGTTGCTCTTTGTGAAAGCATGTTTGGAAGAGAACCTAAAGGAGTGCTCAATGCAGGGGAGATTTATAGCAAATATTGGTCAGGTCAAAATATTAAGCAAGTGGTGTGTTATAGGGCCCCAATGAGCAATGCCCATTCGGTTTTGACACAAAGCATTTCATATTCCGAGGATGCAGCTTATTGGTTTAGGTATATTGATACGTGTATTGTTGTAAATGCGTGGGATACAATGCCAATGGCATTGAACGGTTTTGATTTTGATGGGGATTTGCTGTTTACAACTAATAATCCTGTTCTACTTAGGACGCATAAAAATCTACCAGCACTTAATTGCATTCAATATAAAGCTGCTAAGAAAGCTGTAACAGAAGAAGATGTAATAACTGCGAATAAGCTTGGTTTTGGTAGTAAAATTGGACAAATTACTAATAGAATTACTTGTATGACTAGTTTGATGGCAAACTACACTGAGGAAGACGAGGAATATAAAATTTTAAAGTATAGAACTCAGTGCGGTCAAGCACAGCAGCAAGCAGAAATCGATAAAGCCAAAGGAATTTTACCAAATCCAATGCCAAAATCATGGTATGACTACCATGCAAACAAAATTGATTATGTTAATGATTCTGATGAAGAAAAAGAACGCAAAGAATTATATCAAACTATATGCGCTCATAAAAAACCATATTTCTTCTCATTTAACTATCTGTCATTGAAATCTGATTATGATAAATATATGGCGAATATTGAATTAAAATCTCAATCAATATTCAAAATGAAGTACATGGATTTGAAGAAAAAAGAAGAAAAAACTGCGGAAGAGCAGCAATTTATTCAATGGGCAGAGAATAGAATGCCTCTTGACATGTCTCCGTGTATTATGAATCGTATGTGCTGGGCAGTCGAGAAAGAGATGAAAGCACTGCAGTTAACTCCAAGAGAAAATTTTGACAGTTCTATGATAAAATCTGGATATAATTATTCTCCTGTTTTATTTAGGGCAATTAGTAATGAGTACAAGCAATACAAGAAATGCATTTCCAGCTTTATCAAGCAAAAGAAAACAGAATATTACGTCAGCGAGGACAACGAAAACGATGAGGGATATGATGATATAGACCAGTTAAGAGAACAATTTGCAGAAAAATGCTATAATTTGTGCCCAAATCAATACGAATTATGTGATATTTTAGTTGATTTGTGTTATAAAAGCAGAAATGACAAAGATATTGTGTGGTTCATTTGCGGGGATGTTATTATTGAGAATTTATTAAAAAATAATAATGACAATATGTATTATCCTCAAAAAGTAAGTTCTGATGGTGAATTTTGGTGCTGCGGACATCAATTTGTAATGAAAAAAATTAGAATTGGAGGTGAGAGCCAATGAAAGATTATGTTTTTAATGAAAAACAGGCAATAGAAGCAATGATAAATGCAAATTTTGTTGATGATAATAACCCAACTAACACTATTAAAAAACTTGCTCGGTATAATTATTATGTTCAGAATCTTAATAAGAATCAGAGTTATAACGCTATTAATGAGTATATGAGAAAAAATTGCAAATCTTATAGTGAAATTGGGTATTATGTATCAATTCAAGGGTGTATTAGGGATGCGGCCAAACGTGCGTGGAGAACCATTTCTGAAGTAAGCATTACTAAAAGTGAGCTTGATGTAATTAGGTCATTAAATGACGACCGACAAGAAAAGTTGGCTTTTGTTCTTTTGGCTGATGCAAAATATGAGAACGCTTGTAAAGGGAAGGACGTGAATTATTCAAATATAAGCGTCCCAGAACTGTATAGATTAGCAAGAGTAACAATGCCGGTCAAAGATAGGGATATGTTTTTAGGCTTTCTGTATGACTATCAGTTGGTACATAGAAATATAAATCCAGAATCCTCCGGGTTTAAACTATTGTATATTCATAATGATAGCGAGCCAGCTCTTCTACTCTCAGAAAACAACTATAAGGAGCTTGCTTTTACGTATATGAACTGGAAATACGGCGGTTATAAAGAGTGTAAAGGCTGTGGTAGGCTGTTTAAACCAAAGAAGAATGCGCAATATTGTAAGAAATGTCAGAATGAGAATAACATGCCTAGGGATAGATTTATTACATGTATTGATTGCGGCGAAATTGTTGAAGTTGGAGAATTTGATAATGAGACTTGCAGGTGCCAGACATGTAAAGAAAAACACGATAAAAAGCTGAAATCGTTACAAAATAAACGTGCATATGAAAAACGGAAGAATAAAATTCAGTAGGTCGCCCTATCGTTTACAATACAAAATTATAGAAGCCGTAGACATTTGTATGAGCAAAACTCCAAAATTACACCTACAATGATAGGAACGACAAATGTCTATGGCTATCACGAAACATTTACTAAGAAAAAGAACGAAACGGAGGAAAACGTATATGTCAGAAGAACTATTTGTAAGCATTCCAGAGTCTATCGCAAATCTGCAGCTCCCAAACCCGGAGCTAAGAAATTATTATAAGGATATTGAGAATCGCATTCTTTATATTGATGAGCAGATTGATGAGAATCTTCTAGAACTATCTAAGGAGATTATTCGCTGGAACAAGGAGGACAAAGATATTCCTGTTGAACAGCGTGTGCCAATCAAGATTTGCATTGATACTCCGGGCGGTGATGTGTCTGTAACATGGAGCTTTATTAAGCTTATTGAGATTAGTAAAACGCCTGTTTGGACAATCAATCTATGCTGCGCGTACTCTGCTGGCGCTGATATTCTCGCTGCAGGTCATAAGCGCTATGCAATGCCGGGTAGCTCTGTGCTAATTCACTCTGGGTCTTGCTATTATGGTGGCACTCAGGAACAGGCAGAATCAATGAAGAAGTTTGGTGATAAACTCGTAAAGAAAGTGACTGATTTCTTCCTTGCACATACAAATGTAGATCCGAAGGTATTCAAAAAGAGAGCTCCTTATGATTGGTATCTTGATGAGGATGATGCGCTTGAGCAAGGTATTATTGACGAAGTTGTGAGTGATATTGACGAGCTATTTTAATCTGGAGGGCATATATGGCTACTAAAAAGAAAACAGTCATTAATGAATATGGGGATGCGCCAAGAGACATTGAAGGACATCCATTTTATGGGTTAGTAATGGACGAATCTCAAAAAGAATTCGTGAATGCTATTTTGAACCCAGACAAGCTGATTGTGTTTGCTAATTCAAAAGCGGGAAGTGGTAAAACACTTATGGCAGTTGCTGCAGCAAACCTTCTGGTTCAGCATAATGCGTATGATGGGATTGTCTATATTGTTAGTCCTGTACAGGAAGAAAAATTAGGGTTTTTGCCGGGGAGTGCAGATGAAAAAATTTCTATTTATACTGCTCCTTTATATGATGCTCTAGTAAAGCTGGGTATTAATCCATATACGGCTATTATTCAGGAAGGTGTAGAAAACCAAAAGAATGGTACTGGCTATATTGATTGTGTATCTCACGTTTATCTGCGTGGGTGCAACTTAGAGAATAAGGTAGTTATTGTTGAGGAAACCCAGAATATGTATGTAGATGAACTAAAAAAAGTACTTACGAGAGTTTCTGATACGTCGAAAACTATAGTTATCGGACATAGTGGTCAATGCGATCTGTACCATCACCCAGAAAACAGCGGCTTTGTTAAATATATTGAACATTTTAAAGACAAAGATTACGCCCAAATTTGCGAGCTAAATATCAACCATCGAGGCGTTGTTAGTTCGTGGGCAGATGAACTATAAACCACAAAGGAGAAAAGATTATGGCAGCAAAAATTCAGAGCAAGTACACAGTTCAGGCAAATGGAATTCTTCACATTCAAGACAATCAGGTATTTGTTGAGAATGACGACACTGGCGAATATATTCCGTTAATTAGTCTATTTGCGGATTTTAATGATAAAGACGTTAAGCTCAGTATTGCTTATGGCGAAGAGCTTGCGTAAGTATTGATTAATATTATATAAAAGGAACAAGAAAGGGAGATTGAAATGGTTTATAAACAGAAAGATCTAGTTAAAATGGTAGCAAAGGAATCTGGGTATTATCAGGGTGCAGTGAAGGATATTTATGATGCGACTTTTGATGTAATTACTCAGCTACTATCGGAGTCTGCACCTGACAATCTGGCAACAATTAAGCTATTTGAAGGGCTTAATATTAATGCTAAGTTTTTTAAGGGAAAGGAAACTTTCAAGCCAAGAACTGGTGAGAGAACGGTTAGTGATGACCATATTTATCCGGTGGCTAAGTTTACACAGGCATATCAGCTAAAAATTAGAGCAGCATGCAATGAGAACATTAAAGGCGAGGAATAATCCTCGTCTTTTTGTTATATGCGAGAAAGGACAAAAGGAATGGAGATAATTAACTTTAATCCAGCACAAGAGAGCGAAGAACAGTATATTTATCGCATTTGTTCGCTGAAAGAGTCATCTGGTATGACGTGGCAGCAAGTTGCGGACATTATTAATGCTGCTCTCGATCAAAACTACGGGGAGTCCGCTTATCGTAAAAAATATCAAATGTTTCAGCATGGTCTTAAGACATGTGAGAAACAGGTTTTTACAGACGACGAGTACCTAAAAAAGATTCAAGCGGAGAGAGAAGAACTTTATAAGGTTAAAAAGCAGTTTCAAGACCAGAGAAGAGAATATAATAAGCTGCTTGCAAGTGATGCTAGAGCTGAACATTTGACAGAAAAATTAATTGAAGCGGCAGAAAATTTAAGCAAAGACAAGTTTTTGAGCGCAAATCAAATTTTGCATGTTGGTTCTAAGGAAGAAGCAGTTCTTGTCTTGACAGACTGGCATTTTGGCATGGTTACTGATAATATCTGGAATAAATATGATACGAATGAGTGTCTATCACGTGTTAACACTTTGTTCAAGAAAACAAGTGAATATTTGAAGTTACATGGTATAAGAACGCTTCATATTGTGCTACTTGGAGATTTTATACACGGAAGCATACATACTTCTGCAAGAGTTGCCTCTGAAGAAGATACTTGTGATCAGTTGATGGAAGTGTCTGAAATTTTAGCAGAGCTTATTAATGGCCTATCACAAAGTGTTAATGATGTATATGTTTATTCTACTTATGGAAATCATGCGAGAACAGTACAAAACAAAAATGATAGTATCCATTCAGACAATATGGAGAAGATTATTCCTTGGTGGATTAAACAAAGACTTGCTAAGAATTACAAGGTTCATGTTCGCGACAATAATATTAATGAGTTTATTTTCTTTAATGTACTCGGTCATGATATCGTTGCAGTTCATGGAGACCTAGAACGCTTCAATAAACTTGGGGTGGATATGCACACCCTGTTTGGCAAGAAATATGGCCTCGATGTTGAATATGTGTTTTCTGGGGATAAGCATCACTCTGAGACAATTGATTCTTATGGAATTGATAATGTAATGGTGAGCTCCTTGTGTGGAACTGATGACTACGCCAATAATAAGAGATTATATGCAAATCCTGCTCAAACTTTGTGCATTTTTAACAAAGAAGATGGGAAAATTTGCACTTATAATATTAAACTTTAAGAAACAAGAAATTATGAAGGAGAAATAAAAAATGGAACAAAAGAGTACAAAATTAATCTTTAATCCGGGCTGTGCTCGTAGACTCCTTAAGATGGGCTGCACTATTTGTGATATCAAGCCGTCCAAGGAAAATCCAAAGGATAAAACAGTATTTGTGTTTGTTAAGGACGCAAAATTCGATGCAGCTATTGCTGAGATTGATCAGCAAATTAAGGAAACCAAGAAAGAAGCAGTAGAATAATAAATTTATTAAAAAGAGCAAAGGGAGTGATAATAGATGCCAACTACTGCAAAAAAACCCGGAAGAAAACCAACCGGTGCAAAAAAAGCTGGTAGGCCAAAACCAAAAGTTGAAGAGCCAAGTTATCTTTGCCCTTATTGCAATACAGTGAAGAAAAGGTCTGAATATTATGTGAGTACAGATCCGTTGGTTAGGACTGGTGTTACGAGCATGTGTAAGGATTGTGCGAAGAAAATAGCAAGGAACTATGACCCAAAAACTGGACAATATGGAGATTGCACAAAGGAATCAATTATTGAGGCCCTAGAAAGGTTGGATAAGCCATTTTTTGAGAGTCTGTTTAATTCTAGCTATGTGGAAGGTAATGACCCTAGTAATAGAGCTCTTCACGGAGATACGTGGGAAGCATATATCAAAAATATTTGTTCATTAAAGCAGTATAAGACTTTAAGGTGGCATGATGGGGATATAGCAAGCACATATATGGCAAAAGCAGAAGCAGCGGTTACTCCTGTAGAGCAACAGTTACAGAATGGAAAGGCGCTAGACGATCAGGAGGTCTATGAAACATATCAAAAGAACAAAGAAAGCGTGATTAGACTTCTAGGATATGATCCATTTGCTAGTGAAGCAGAAAATGATAAGCCGTTGCTTTATTCTCAACTGGTTGGCTATCTTGATATGGGTGGAGACAATGAGGATATGATGAGGAATAGCTCTGCTATTACAATTGTTCGTGGCTTCTTGCAGCAATCTAAAATTGATGATATGCTCGCAAAGTCCATGAAGACCATTGGATCAAAAAATAGAGCCGGAGAAATCAAGTCATTACTTGATTCGAAGCAGAAGATTAGCTCTACTATTTCTCAACTTGCAGAGCAAAGTTGCCTGAGTTTAAAACACAACAAGAACCAAAGCAAGGGAGAAAATACTTGGACTGGAAAAATTAAAAAGATTAAAGAACTTAATCTTCGTGAAGGTGAGGTCAATGGATTTGACATTGCCACATGTAAGGGTATGCAACAAGTTATGGACTTAAGCAATGCTTCTATTTTAAAGCAACTCGCGCTTGATGAGTCGGAATACTCTGATATGATCGCAGAACAAAGAAAACTTGTTACAAAATTGACAACAGAGAAAAATAGTTATCAAGAAATAACGAGAATTCTATTAAGAGAAAACCTAGATCTGAGAGACACTTTGTCAGATAATGATTTGCTTGACAAAGAAAATTTAACAAACTTGGAAGACCTATTCTCTTCATTTGGAGATATTGTTGAAGCCGACGAAGAGGAAGGTGAAGAAGATGAGTCAAACGAGTCATAAATACAAAATAAAAATTGTAGAAGAGATGAAGGATGAATATCTGGAAAGCATGTTCGTTGATCATGAAACGGTATATGTAAAGCCGGGTGTTTATGCAATGTCTACAAGAAAATTAGAATCATTAATTAAAATAGCAGAGATACAAAGGTATTATCAATGCAACCCTGTTAGATTTATTAGTGATTTTTTTGGGATTGAGCTTATTGATGCGCAAGCTTGGATTGTGCAAAGGTCTTGGAACTGCCCGAACGTGCTTGTAGTTGCAACACGTGGACTTGGAAAATCAACAGTGATTGATTTGATTTTAATGTCAAAAGGGATGTTATTTAACAATTTTTGGAGTTATATTGCTTCTGGCTCTGGTGGTCAGGCCGAGCAGACATTCACCACATTGGAACGTTTGGCAAATGACAACATTGATGAAATGATTGGATCGACAGGATACATATTCAAGAATGAGGTCGAAGTTAAGAATGCCGCAGGAGACGGATTTAGTCACTCAAGTAATGGGTTTACATATTCCTTATATAACGGGTCAAAAACGATGACACTAAATAGCAATATAGACTCTAAGAGAGGTTTTAGAGGATCTGTAATTTTTGACGAATCAGGATTTTTGTCTGCAGAAATGATGAAGGTATATGGTGCTTTTGCAATTGTAAATAAGAGCTTTAAAACAGGTAAGGATCGTGATGGTAAGACAATTGATCCAATTAGATTAAGGACTTTTCCGTCTAATATTCCAAACCAGAAATTTTATATAAGTTCAGCGTCAAGTACTGACACAGAATTCTATCGACTATATAGAGAGTTTGCAAAACGACAATTGATTGGAGACCCTGATTACTTTGTTGCACATATTGACTGTGAAGTAGCGTTTCATCCGACTATGCATGGTAAGGTTATTGCTCCTCTGTTAATGCAAAGCACAGTAGAATCTGAAATGGCAACAAACTCAGAGAAAGCAAGGCGTGAATATTATTGCGAGTTTACTACAGATGCAGGGTTGAATGCAATTATCAAGCGTGGCACTATTGCTAGAAATAGTGAGACTCGTGTCCCACTATTGCATAATGATACAAATGATAAGAAGTTTGTATTCGCTTATGACCCAGCAAGAAGTCGTGATAATAGTATTATCCTTATTATGGAGTTATATTTGGATAAAAATGGGGAATACAAAGGAAGAATTGTAAACTGCGTTAATCTACTAGATATTTCAAAGAAAAGAAAGACCCCAATGCAGACGCCGGATCAAATTGCATACTTAAAGGAATTAATATTAGATTATAACGGAGACGCGCCGGATTATGAAAATATTGAGGCAATTTTGATAGATGGTGGTTCCGGCGGATCTGGTGTAAATATTGCTGATTATCTTATGGAAGATTGGGTAGACAATAAAGGCAATAAACATAGAGGATTAATAGATAAAGAATATAGTTCAGACTATATTAGTAAATTTCCAAATGCAATTGATAAGATTAAAATACTTCAACCAACCCAGTATAAGTCTATTATTTATGAAGCATTAATTGAAATGATGAATCAAGATTGTATTAGCTTTACAGCGGACTATGATAATAAAGGATATTTGACGTTATTTGAAGTTGATGAAAAGTTATATAATTCTGAAAAGAAAAAGATTACTGCTGAACTAAAAAAGCAGAATATAGATGAAGTTGAGTTTGCGGCCAAGCTAGAAGAAGAAATGAAAAAATCTTCTTGTATGAAAACTAAAGTTGTTAAGTTAGATCCGTACCAAGAAATTGCGTTGAAAAACATAGATGCTCTTAAAGAAGAAATGGTGAATATGGTTCGCAAGAAGAGAGATTCTGGAAAGGACTCATTCGAGCTTACACCGGAAAAGGAAAACAAATTGCATGACGACAGATCGTATTGCGCAGCTCTTCTTGGATGGTTCTTGTCTGAGAAACGTGCAGAACGTATTCGTCATAAAAAGCGCCCAACTAGCGCGAATATGTTAGATCAATTCAAAATTAGAGCCCCTCAAAAACCGGGTGGCTTATTTAATTAAGGAAGGCGGTGAAATAATTGCCAACAAAACAAAATGATAATAAAGTTGAGCATGGAACAGCTCATTCTACAAAAGAGATTGCGGATTTCACCGCAAAACAACAGCAGATTGAACAATTTAAGCAGGCTGCTAAGGCGGCGCTTCAATTGCTAGATCTGCAGAATATTCCAAGCAAAACGTATACGGTGTATTCTAAGGATTCTCTAAGAACTTATCTTAAGAACCCGCTTTCGGACACCAACCAGAAGAATTTAAGGAAATTAAGTCAGTACTTATATGTTCTGAGCGCACAATATAGAAGAATTATTTCATATTTTGCGACGCATATAGATTTGACAGCTTATAATGTGATTCCTAATATTTCGATGACTGAAGGTAATGATGATGAAAAAGTGCTTCAGAACTATGAGGCAACGTTGAAGTGGATCGAAAAGATGAACCTACAAGGTCAAATTCATGGGATATTAACAACATGTCTTCGTGAAGATTGCTTCTTCGGATATATTTATTACGAGGATGGCGAAGAACAGGATAGAAATTCGTTTATTATTATTCCGCTGGATGCAGATTATTGCAAGATTAGCTCAGTGAACTATAATGGAACTCTCAATTGTGCGTTCGACTTTTCATTTTTTGACGGTTCGTCAAACAAGGTATATCTAGATTATTGGGATAAAGAATTCACAACAGGATACAATGCCTATAAAAATGATAGCAAACAGAGATGGGCCGAGCTCGATCCTGAGAGAACTGTTGTGTTTAAAATGGATTATGACCAGCTAGATAGGGTTATTCCTCCATTTGCAAGTTTATTTGAGGATGTTATTGATTTAATTGACCTTCGTGGAATTACTAGTGTAAAAGACCAGCTTTCAATTTATAAGCTTCTTGTTGCAAAGATTGACACGCTGTCAAATACTAGTAGCCCAGATGATTTTGAAGTAAGTCTTGACCTTGCGGTTGATTTTTATAACAAGATTAATCAGATTCTTCCAGAAGAGATCGGACTTGCTCTGTCTCCTATGGAGATTGAGCCGATCACATTTGATAAGGACGCAACCGATGAAACTAATAGTATTTCCAAGGCAAATAAGAACCTTTGGGAGTCTGCTGGCGTCAGCCAGATTATGGACAACTCAAAGCTTACTGGTTCTACTGCTGTAACTGCTGCAATGAGATTTGATGCACTTTTCATTCAAAAGCCGTTACTGTGGCAGATTGAAGCGAGAGTTAATATGTTCTTGGATTATGTGCTGCCTGACAATGGAATGCGCGTAAAATATATGCAAGTTACTCCATATTTAAAGGATGACGTTATTAAAAATGTTAAAGAGGCTTGTACGTTGGGTCTTCCAATGAAAACGCAGCTTGCGTCTTTAATTGGCATGAGTCCTTTGGATATGAATTCTATGCTATATCTTGAGAACGATATTTTGAAGCTTCAAGACAAGATGGTTCCGCTGCAGAGTACTTATACTCAGACTGGTAGCTCTGATACCGGAGGCGCTCCCACTAAGGATCTTGGCGATCTTACCGACGACGGAGAAGCCAGTATTGACAAGAGAGATCAGGCTAATTAAAGGAGGTATGTGTCAATGAATAATCAAAAATTTATTGTAACAAAAGACAAGGCGACCGCTGAGTTTTTTATTGCTTCTGGGATTAGGCTTGTGTCTCAAATTGGGGATACTTATACATTTTTGAATCAGCCTCCAAAGCATTTTAGTTTTAGAGAGACGGACAAAGGAAAGTATTGCTTTAGTAATATTTTAAGCATGTAAGCTCCTTCCGAGCTTCACATAGATATTTTAATGAAAGGAGGGAGAATATATGCGTACATTTTATACAATAGATGACTTGTATAAGTTCTGTAAAGAGAACAATTTTTCTAAGTTTAGTTCTAAAGAACATGGTAATCAACCACTAGTTTTACAATCTATTGAATCTTTTGAAGCAGATAATAGCCACGATGGGCTGCTTGATGTAAAACTTAAAGCTTGTCATGTCGGAGTTAATAGGAATCAGTCCTCGATTTCTGAAGATACGATGCAAAAACATATGAGCTCGTTTAAGGGACGTCCGATTCTTGGTTCAATCTTTAAGGCAGATACTGGGGAATATGAATTCCATTCGCATGATATGGAGATTGACGAAGAAGGAAATGTCGAATATATTGAACAGCCGGTTGGTGTTATTAGTCAGGTGAAAGAACCATATCTAGAATATGATAAAGAGAATGATAAGAAGTATCTGATGGTCGAAGGTCATATTTTCGAAGATTATTCTAAGGCGGCAGAAATTCTGCAAAGACATAAAACATGTAAGTGTTCCGTTGAAATTGCAGTTGATGAAATGAGTTGGAATGCGGACGAGAATTATCTTTCTATTGATGCATTCACTTTCCGTGGGGTAACTGTCCTTGGTTATGAACAAGATGGCAAAACTCCTATCGAGGAAGGAATGAAAGGTTCAAAGATTACTATTGAAGATTTTAGCGAGAAAAATAGTATGTTTACGCAGGACTATCAAAATAAATTGCTTGATGCGTTAGAAAAGCTGAATACTACGCTTTCTGCGTTTCAAAATAAGGACTTTGAACAGAAGGGAGTGAAAGAAGAAATGAACAAGTTAGAAACCCTGATGAAAGAATATAGTGTGACTATGGAAGATATTGATTTTGAGGTCGAGGGTCTCAATGATGACGAACTCACTGCTGCTTTCGAGGAGCATTTTGGCAAAAAGGACTTTGATGACGGTGATGGTGCGGGTGATGATGGTAGCGCTGATACTAGTTCTACTGAAACGTCTGAAACTGGTGCAGAAACAGGTACTGATCCAAGTGAGGGCGAAAGCTCCGAAACCACAGACCCAGAGCAACAGGACGATCCAAAAGAGGAAGAAGACCCAGAGCCTGCTACAGACGATGGTGATTCTAAGGGCAAGAAGAAATATTCCATTGATGAAAATGGTGATATGACTCTTACTTGGCAGATTTCTCATGAGGATATTAGAAATAGTCTATATAATCTCATGGCAGCCGAAGGTGAGTATCCATGGATCGTAAATACATACGACAATAGCTTTATTTATCAGAGCTGGGAAGACGGCAGATTCTATAAGCGTGGCTATTCTGTCGATGGTGATAATGTCGCTCTTGGCGATGATATTGTTGAAGTGTTTTGTGAATGGCTAACTCAGGAAGAGAAAGATGCTATTGCTGCACTTAAGGCTGATTACGCAAAGCTTAAGGAATTTAAGGAAAGCGCTGAACTCGCTGAGGTGAATGCCAAGAAGGACGCAATTTTTGAGCGTGAGGAATATTCTGTTCTTGCCGACGATGCAACTTTTGCTGAACTGAAGAAGAATGCAGAAAAGTATTCTATTGAAGAGGTTGAAGAGAAGGCTAAGGTTATCTTTGCTGATTATGTTATGCAGAAGGGCCAATTTGCTCTAGAGCATAAGAACGAAAAGAAACCTACTAAGAAAGTAGGCGTTAATTTCGATAAGCCAGCGAAGAAAAAGGCGTATGGCAATCTATTCAACGACTAATAAGATAAATATTATGTTAAAACAAGACAATCAGGGATGATGTCTTTTTTATTTTAAAAAATTTAACTATGAAAGGATGAAATTAACTATGGCAAATGTTTTTGACAATGTCAAGGGAGTCGCCCACGTCGTTTGTGAGTCAAGCCTCCTAAAGGCCACAGAAGTTGGTCATATTCTAAGCATGAAGTGCCACAAGGATCTAGATAATGGTTCTATCGTTGCAAGAGGTGCTTTTGTTGAGGAGCAGGTCTTTAAGACTGCTGATTATGCTGCTGGCCAGAAGCCATATCTAGTGCTTACGACCCCAATTGGTTATAATTCAGATCGTAAATCCTATCAGGATGAGCAGTATTTTTATAATGCGCAAGGTGAAATTGCACGCTGCTATGAACTGCATGTCGATGATATTTTCACTGTCTCTGCTGATGCTATCACTGCTCTAGCAGCCGCTCCTGTCGTTGGCAATTATGTCAGCGTTGATGGCGGTCTCTATAAGGAAGCTGCGACTGCTGGTCAGACTGGCTTTGTTGCTCAGATCATTGAGAAGGTTAACTACACCAATAGTGTTTCTTACAGACTTCATGTCGTAAGCCTAGGTGTCTAATTGAATATTGAGGAAGGAGGAAAATAATATGTCTAAGTTTATGAATTTTGATACACGTGTTCAGCACGCATTCAATGATGATGTTAATGATTATGTTGCTTTCAATAAGTTAATGCTCGACGCTGCTCGTGGCACTGTTGAGAATTACTCTGCTAAGGAAGCAAATGACAAGATTGTAGAAGTTTTCCGCAATGTGATTGGTTGCGATGAGCATTCCACTAAGGCGGAGATCCGTAGAGGTATTCGTAAGAATCAGGCCGTTCTCTTTGATATCATTGAGGAGACTATTGATGACGCTCTAGTTAGCGGTTGGGAACAGAATCCTTTCTTCAGAGAGTATGTTGATGTTCGTAACCTCGCACTAGGCGATGCGAATGAGTTCTATGTGCCCGACAATAGCGTTCTAAGCGTTATGAAGGTTTCGGGCAACCACCACGACATCGTGCGTCAGAGACTTGGTGCCGGTAAGGTCTTCTCTATTGAGACTAGCTGGTACGCTGTGAAGGTTTACGCAGAATTTGAAAGACTCCTTACTGGCGTTGAAGATTTTGCAACTCTAGTCGGTAAGATTACCGAAGCTTTTGATCGTTATGTCAATCAGGCTCTTTATGAGGCTCTAATTGGCATTGGTAGCACCCTTGGTGCTCAGTGGTACAAGTCTTCTGCTATTAGCGAGGCTACTAAAGAGACTCTACGCACTCTATGCATGGATGTCGGCATGGCATCTGATTCTGAGGTTGTAATTATGGGTACTCGTGCAGCTCTTGCAAGCGTGTTTGCTCTTAATGATGTTACTTGGGCATCTGGAGACATGAAGAATGAGATGTACACAACTGGCAAGTTCGGATTAACAGATATGTTATATTAATATATCCCATAGTTCGCGTATATCGAAAGATGTATGAAAAATAAAAACGCATTGAATTGCTGGAAAATCCTAAAGCTGTATTGACTACAACGTGGACTGTAAAGTTAAGCGTGAATGTTACGAAAGTAGAAAAAATAATACAGATTACATATGGTTAAATCCTAAGTGTAGTTATAATGGACAATCAGCAGCCAAGTTTCAGTGTATATTTTTGTAGATTTCGTCAATTGACAATACAAAATTATAGTATATAATATATGCTGAAAAAGGTTCAACGACCATTCCGTTAGGAAGTAGAACGCAAGCGTTTGGCGTTCGAAGTGGTGCGCATCCGAAAGGATGAAGATATGGTCTGCTCTTTATTGAAAGATAGAGGTTGAATTTTCAACAACACGAGAGTAGCGTCTCGATTATTATTTTTCCAAAACACAATGAACTAAGAGAGATGAAGCAATGACTTATAATGAATTTATACAAGATATATTGAATACACGTGGAAGATTCGCATGTGGGGATGATTATCATGAAAGACATCATATTATTCCGAAATGTATGAATGGCAGCAACAGCAAGGATAATTTAATAGATTTATATGCACGAGAACATTTTATTGCACATAAATTACTTGCCGAAGAAAATCCACAAAATTATCAATTAAAATATGCATATTGGAATATGTGCCAGTGCAGTGGTAGAGATTGCCAAGATAAATACATACCAACTCCAGAAGAATATGAAGAATGTAGAATATTTTGTCATGAGGCAATGAGTGGAGAGAATCATCCAATGTATGGGAAACATCACAACCAAGAAACTCGTAATAAAATGAGTGAATCAAAAAAAGGCATGTACACAGGAGAAAACAATCCGTTTTTCGGAAAAAAACATTCCAAAGAAGATATTGAAAAGATGAAAGGAACTCATTCCGGAAAGAACAATCCTAAAAGCAGACCAGTTTATTGTATAGAACTTGGCGTAGGATTTGATAGTGTTCGTATTGCCGATAAAGAAACTGGAGTTAATTATAGATCAATATTATATTGTTTAGATGGTACACAAAAACACGCTGGTAAGCACCCAATTACCGGCGAATTATTGACATGGGTAGATTGGAAAAATAATATTAATGTTTAACATGTAGGATTGGGAAGGAATCCGTCTTGTGGAGCTAAAGCAGGGCTTCAAGCTAAACGATACCACTCAGTATCTAGTTGCCAATGATGTTCTATTCATCATGCCTGTTGGCATTGATCCTATGCTAAAGCTTGTCTATGAAGGTGATACTCGTATGTATCAGGTTCAGGACGCAGGTACTCATATGGATATGACATATGATTCTGAGGTTCAGACGAAGCTCGGCATTGGTGTTGTTACTAATGCAAAGTTTGGTTACTGGAAGATTGTTAAGTAACAATTAACAATACAAAATTATTTAAGGAATAAAAGGAGAAATTTAAATGGCAAATACAACAAGAACTAAAAAGGCAGAGGCTGAAGCCCCTGCAGAAAATGAAGCAGTGAAAACGGCCCCAAAGAAGGCTCCTCGCAAATTTGCAATGGATGATCCAATCCTCTGCAAGTCTGTTACTTATGGTGAGCTTCTGCTTCCGGGCAAGAAGTCTCAGCTTTTGTATACGTGGGCAAATTATGGAGATGCAACTGAGATTGAATATCAAGACCTTCAGGCACTTAGGTCTACGAGATCTGCATATCTAAATGCTCCATATTTTGTTATTGAAGACGAAGAGCTTCTTGAGCAGTGGCCCGAGTTTAAGGCACTATATGATAAGGTAGCGGCTGTTGATGTAGATCATCTGTTCAGCCTACCTATTAATCAGTTTAAGAAGAGACTTCGTGAAATCCCAGTTGGATTTAAGGATTCTGTAAAGAATATTGCAAGCGATATGGTTCGCAATGGTTCTTTGGATAGCCTTGCGAAGATTAATGCGCTGGACGAAATTCTTGGGACAGACATTAAGCTGCTTATTCAATAATACATAAGGAGGTTGGAATATGACTTCCTATGATGTGATTTTTAGGCGCTTTCTTAATAGAATCACGGATTATGACCTTCCGCTTCTTCCAGAAGAAGATTTGGATGAGATGATGTGTGGTTGGTTAACAAGCGCTATCGCAAATTTTACTAGATGTAAGTCTGACTTGTCTAACAGAGATGACGAGGCTCAGACTTTTAATGCTGATTTGACGAACTATGAGATTGAAGTTTTGTCGCTATATATGGTTTGTGCGTGGCTAGATCAAAAGATTAATAGCGTACTGCTTACGAATCAATTTATTGGTGGCAAAGAAAGTAATTATTATTCTCAGGCAAATCAGTTAAGTCAATTGAAAGCTCTCAGGGACGCTACGTTTACCGAAGCTAGAAAACTGCCACGTGACTATAGTTATGTGACAAATGATTATTTTGGTTAAGGGTGGTGTTGCGTATGAACTTTAAATACGGGGCACTGCCTCAAAACCAAATACATGAAGAAAAAGTCCGTCTTCAAGGGGCAATTTATAAATTGCTTCCATATAAAGAAGACGGTTATGAATTATTGGACGCATATTTCCAAGCTCTTTTACAGCGCATTAGCGGACTGAATAGCCTGTTTATGGAACAGCCTAAAATTATAACATTAATGAGTATCTTAGAGTCGGCTCGTTATGAGACTGATTTCCTTAAGTATAGAAAGGATATTTTAGATGCGTGTTCACTTGTGAATGAGATTGAGGAGGTTGATTCCGATGTATGATTTATTTAATAATCGGATGAAGCTCCAAGGACGCAATGTGGGAGAAGCGTTGAAACGTCAGTCAGATAAAGTTATGGATGCTACATTTACAAATGATGTGGCGTATCGTAAATGTTATCTGCAAGACAAAGATGTTATCTTCCCAGAACAAACGCTCGCTGGCTATAAAAAAGCGAAAGCGGTGTTTAATGGTAAGGAAGTATATAATCCAAAAAAACTTATGGGCTTTGAGCCTATAGATGCCAAGTATCAGATTCACTCTTACGTAAATATTTCCTCAGATCAGGTAGATTACTACCTGCAATTCAGACCATTAGAACATGGTCGGAACCCAAATGTAAGAGTTGGCTCGTACATTTTTATACCAAACGATCTTGGCATTTACGAATTGTGGCTTATTGTCGCTCGTGATGATAGACCACAATTTCCACAATTTTATATTTTGAAATGTAATCTTTTGTTAAAATGGGAAATTGGTGAAAAAGATTGGCCTTCGTTTGAAGGAAGACATGTCGATGTTGGTACGTATGTTAGCTGGGCTGTGCAAAGAACGCAGAGCTCGTATAACAGTGGTGTCAAAATGCAGGCACTCCTATTTAGTAATAAGTAGGTAATAAAGAGGGATGTATCGGTGAAGTCCTCCAATATCTTTGGATAATACCGAAAGCCATAATATCTAATATGGTTTGTAACGCATAGCGGATGAGCGTTAATATGAAAGCAATAATTCCGCCAAGAGCTTCCTCCTACCATTCTATGGTAGAAAATATATGCTGAACTTATATGATGGAAAAGTATAAGATCCATGTGATAAAAAACATATGGGATAACAAGTAGCTGGACTGATTACGTATCGACCTCAGTAGAGAACCAATTAAAGGCAATTGTGCCAACCAATTCTGATACCCATACAATTAAATATGACGAAAACTTTACAATTAGTGATAATCCTCTGAGACGTGTTGTGTGGAAAGTTTCCAAGGTCGAAAATACAACGACTTTTGGACTTACAAAACTTACTTTCACTCAAGAGCTTGAGCACGATCCAGTAGATAATGTTTCTTGGATCAATTTCGCAAGCAACAATTTCTCCGATAGTGCAACTGGCGCAGAGTATGATTATTACAAGCCAAGGATTAATGATAGTGATATCCACTCTCCTGTCTCTTTGGAAAATATAGACGAAAGTGTAATCTCTTACACTGGTGTAGCGCCAGTTATGAAAACTGGTGGCAGTTATAAGACATTTACTGCGAACATATATAAGGATGGGCAACTATCTTCTAGTAAGCCATATTGGAGCTTGGAGTATGCGAAGAATGATACAATAATTTGCCATGTTGAGTTCATGTATGTGAATGATAAGCTTGTTTGCGACAATAGTAATAATGATTTTATTGTTGACAAAAACAAAATCATTTATATGGATGAAAAGGAAAAATTGTTTGGTATTCAGTATTTGTATGACGCAAGTAAGCCAATGAACTTAAAGTTGAAGTGCCTACAAGTGCTTAATATGTTAGGTGGTACTATAACTATTAAAGCTAGTGGCAGTCTCGTAGATAACACTCAGTCTGCTATTTTGGCAGTGGAGGTGGAAGGTCTATGATTACTCAAATGGGACGTGATTTGCAAAATCTCGATGATGATATTTCGTATGCGAAACGCCAAATCAAGGAAAAGCTTTGTAAGGATTTGGACATAATTCAATATTTACACAATCTTGAATTAGAGAGAGCCGACGCAGAGCCAGAAGATTATTTTAATTGTAATATCTATCCTTTTATTAGAATTCCGGGAACGCAAGACAAAGTGAAGAATTTTATATGTTTTTCTGTGGATGATCAAGAGGATATGCGTTATAACGCCGTCATGAAGATGCAATATGTTCAGTTCGTTGTTTTTTGTCATGGTGATGATATTGATACCGGAGTAGGAATCCCTAGGCATGATTTGTTGGGGTATTTTGTAAAAGACATTTTTAACTGGAGCAATTTACTTGGCATGAAGCTTAAACTTGTCTATAACAGAGAAAGCATTATGGACAACGATTATTATTGTCGTACATTAAAGTTTGAAACTATTAAGCCAAATATGAGGCTCGATAGTGGAAAACTAACGCCTCAGCCAAGAATGAACGACGAGGTAGACGAACATGGATTTATTAGAGCTTGACACATTGGGTCTTTATTTCGGAGACCCATATGTAATTAATGAAAATGTCTCTGTTCTGCAACCTACTATCGGGGATATTGCTAAATACGGTGAAAAAAACTATTTCAGCCTTATCCACACGATCACGGCTATAAGTTCTGATCTCAAGTCACAATTATGGGATATGGGGCTTGATTGGGAAGAAGTTGAAGATTTTCAATTGTTTATGATGTTAGCTCCTACGCTTAATGTCGAGTCAACTAGAATTATTTTAGGAGATGTTGATTTGTCTAAATTGAGACCGTATAAAAATAATCAGAATGGCCAAATTGTCCTTGCTGATAAAGAGACTGGGCTGATTATTGATATGCTTATTTATGAGCGTATTGTGAATTACTTGCGCAAAGTTCATGGACTGAAAAAGAAAGTGGAACACGCAGGTAATAAATATACGAAAAAAATTCTTATTGACGAAGACAGGATGCGAATTGAAGCGAACAAGAATAAACTTTATAAATCTTTTCTAACTCCCCTAATTTCGTCTGTAAAGTGTCGTATGGGATATACAAAAGATTATGTTAGAAATATGCAGGTGTTTGAATTTTTTGATGACGTTCAAAGATTGAACGTGATTAACAATGCTGACGCATTATTGCGCGGCATGTATTCAGGCATGATTGATACAAAGAAAATAAATAAACAAGAATTAAATTGGATGAGAGAGCTAGACAAAGACTAGCTCTTTTATTATATTAAAAATTAAAAATATTATTTTATGGAGGTAATTTATTATGGCATTTGATATGAATAACTTTGTCATTGATAGAGTTGTGCGTGGCGTCGCTCTTTCACAGACCGACGATTCTGTTATGTTCGCACTAAACCAGATTACTAACCCTAGCCTATCTTGTAGCTCTGAGAGCACAGACGCGGTGGATGCTTTAGGTACGCCTCTGGCAACATTTTATAGAAGTAAATCAGCCGAGTTTTCTGCCGAAAATGCAATTTTCGATATGTCACTAATGGCAGCACAGGTTGGTTCTGCAAAGCAGGTCGCTTCTGACTCTGATAAGATTACGACTCCTGCTTTTGAGACTATTGATATTGATGGCACTTCTGCTACTTATACTCTAAAGCACGTTCCTCTTGAGGAGATTAAGACCATTTATGCTTTAAATGGTGACGGTACTCTAGGCACTGTCTTTACAAAGAGCACTTCTGCTTCCGCTTCTAGTTTTGCAATTAGCGGCAGTACTCTTACTCCTCCTACTGGTCTTAAGAAGGGCGACCAGCTATTCGTGATTTATGAGTACGAGTCTTCTCAGGCAGTTGCAGTTCTTAACTCTGCTAATAACTTCCCAACTGCTTGTAAGTTTATCCTTGAAGTTCTTGGCTGCGATGTATGTGATCAGACGAAGATGGTCTTCGCATATCTCATCTTCCCGAACTTCAAAATTTCGCCAGACTTCGACTGGAACATCCAGTCCGACGGAACTCATCCATTTTCTGGTAAAGCTATGCAGGAATATTGCGATAAGAATAAGAGATTAGAATTAATAGCCGCTTAAGGCAAATTATGAATAGTTTCCGTATAAAGTAATTTATATGATAAATAACACATTGAAATGCTGGAATGCCCTAAAGCTCATATACCAAAGCGGAAAGATGAAAAATGCTTAGACGTAACGGTTGTGAAAACAGAAAAAAGTTATGAGATAGACACACGGTTAAATCCTAAATGTCTGTTCAAATGGGTAATCAGCAGGTAAGCTTTGAATAGAAGAAACCTCAACGACTATTCCCGTTAAGGGAAGTACACAGCAAGCGTTTGGCTGTGGAAGTGGTGTGCCCCATGTTTTATGGGTGAAGATATAGTCTATTCTTTGTTGAAAGGCAAAGGGCTTCGCGTGAAGTCGGACGAGTGTAGCGACTTGTCTTAATATAAAGTATTCCAGATTATTGTTCCCGGCGACGAGTAATTTTTTGTGCAATTTGTCTAATTGACAATACAAAATTATTGTGATATAGTATTATGTAGAGAACAAGGAGTCATGACCTTTGTTAAAACGGGAGGGAATCTCCACCCTCCCGGCTCTATGTTTATATAGTAAAAGTGGAGATTATATTAAAATGAATGGAGATAGGGACAATGTCGCTTGGAGTTAATTTGTATGAATGGTGTGAGCAGAACAAAAAGAAAAATATTATTTCTGAATGGGATTATGAAAATAATTCAGGGATGTTTCCATCGGACTTTGCTCCAAAATCCGGGAAAATGATAAATTGGACTTGCAATCATGGGCATCAATATAAAATGAAAATTGCTGATAAAACTCGTGGGCGTTCATGTCCATATTGTACTGGAAGGAAAATACTAGTTGGATTTAATGATTTACAAACGTTGAATCCAATGGTTTGTCTAGACTGGGATTATGGGAATAACAATGGGCTAACACCAAAAGATTTTACCGCAAAATCCGGCAAGGCAGCAAATTGGTCATGCCATATTTGTGGGCATAAATGGAATTCAAAAATAAGTAATAGGTCTAATGGCGCTATGTGTCCAGAATGTGCAAAGAAAGTTAGGCAAAGTTCTCTTAGAAAAACTATTGTTTCTACTAAGGGATCCATGGTAGATTCGGAGCGTGAATATGTTAACGAATGGGATTATAAAAAGAATGTTGGGATTGATATAGAGAGTGTTCCGATGTATTCAAATGTTAAATATTGGTGGGAATGCTCTGTGTGTGGTCATGAATGGGAGGCGTCACCGAATACTAGAAGCAAAGGACATGGATGCCCAGAATGTTCTAGAAGAAGGAATGAGAGCAGGCTACAAGAGAAGATAAGAAAGTATATTGCAGAAAAATATAAATATGCTATCGCCCATGAAAGAAATTGTTCTTTGTTGCCAAAGAATCCAAAAACTCATTTTCCAATGCCGTATGATAACGATATTCTGATCCATGGATCACATTTAATCATCGAAACAATGGGAGAACAGCATTTTAAGATAACTAATTTTGTAAAACAGGATGCGGTAAAAATGAAAATGACTCCTGAAGAATCATTGGAGTATATTCAATGGAAGGATGAATATAAAAAACAATATGCATTATCTCATGGATATTATTATTTAGCAATTCCATACACAGCAGAGAAAGACGAATCATATAAAATTATGATTGATTCCAAGATTCATGAAATACTCTCTTTCTCCTCAAACAATACAAAATTATTTCTACCTGTAAAGGAGGAAAACTAAAAATGCAGAACGTTAGAAAAGCTCGTAAGTGCATCTGTTGCGGCAAGGAATATAGCTACTGTGGCAACTGCGCCAAGGATCGCTATAAGCCAACATACTTTGCACTTTATTGCAGCGAGAATTGCCACGATGCATTTTCCGCAGCAAACGAATTTAATTTTGGGCACATCTCTAAGGAAGAAGCCCAGAAAAAGCTAAAGGCATGCGATCTATCTGAGCTTGACTCTTTCAATGAAATTGTCAAGAAAGATATTAAAAAGATTATGGCCGAGCCAGAAGAGAAGGTTGCTCCACAGCAGCAGTTCAAGAAGGCGCAGGCTTGAAACATAAAGTAGTTAAAACAAAATAAAATTCTATGGGATATTAACTACTTTAAAAAGATGTTAATATCCTATTTTTTTTAGCCGCTAGGTACATGACACGTGGATGTATCTGGTGGCTTTTATATTGGAATAAAAGGAGAAAAGAAACAAATGGTTAAGAGCACAATTACAGGGAAGCAATACAACCCTGATAACAGCTCGGTTGTTTATCTGAGCAATTTTCAGCAGATATATAAATATTTGTGTGCTGGTGCGGAAGAAGATTTAGTAGACATTCTATACACAAACACTAGGAACAATTGTCTAGTTTTTGTATTTAAAAAGTCGAGCAAGGTAAAGCATTTATACGAGCTATGGAATAATCATGAGCTGTAAAAATTATATACTTTATAAGATTTATTATGGGAATGAGCTTGTGTACATAGGCAGAACCTCACAGGACTTGATTGATCGTTTGAGGTTGCATTTCTTTGGGAAGCCAATGGTGAAGAAGCTAGATATTATTGCTACGACACGTATAGAATACACTGTGTGTGATTCAGAGGCAGATATGTTCTTATTAGAGATCTATTTGATAAACAAATATAAGCCTCGTATCAATAGAGATGACAAGGCACATGATGAGATTTCTCCGCATTTATATCTTCCTGAACCAAAATTTTATTCATATTACAATCCATTGTTAGATAAGTGGAAAGAGAAAGAAATAGAACATATTGTTGACACTGCTCCATTGGATTATACTCAGGGAGAATTTTTTTAAACTCCATACAAAGAAAGGAGTGTGAGGCATTAAAATGTCTAATATTTACGCGAGAATTAAATTAGCTGCAAATCACAATCAATTAATTCTTGTAAAAGACCAGCCATTAGCTGCCGGAAATTGCAATTCTATTTTTATTGAATTTGCGCTAAGAACAGATGACTGGCTGGCTTGTGAAGACCTAAAAGCAGTATTTAATAATTATTATGTTAGAAGTCTTAATGAAAGACTAGTATGTGATATTCCGCCAGAAGTTTTAGCCACTCCCGGAGAATTTGAAGTAGGGCTATATGGTGTTAATGACACTATTCGTATGGCTACGAACAAACTTGAATTTCATGTTGGAGAAGGCACTTATGGAGGAGTGTTTTCAGGATCAAGTGGCGGGTCGGATAATCCGGGTGGATCTGATGATCCTGACCGTTTGATTATATATGATGGTGGCGGTGTTCATGGTTATTAAAAGGGGGTGAACAAATGGAGACAACCACTGTAAAAACTGTTTTTCAGTTCAGAAGGGCAACGACTGATGAATGGGAAATTGTTAACCCTATTTTAAGAGAAGGCGAGCCAGCATATGACATTACAGCAAAAAAGCACAAAATTGGTGATGGGAAAAGCAAGTGGAATGAGCTTCCATATGCAGAAGGCAGTGGTGACATTTCTGGAGATATTAATTGGGAACAGATTGTTAATGCGCCGACAAAGCTTAGTCAGTTTGAGAATGATTTAGATATTCCAGATTCTAGTTATATAGACGCAAAGCTAGAGCAGAAGGCGGATAAAGATCACAATCATGATGGTGTATATCAGCCAGTTGGAGATTATTTAACAGAAGAAACAGATCCGACCGTTCCTGCATGGGCAAAGCAAGCAGAAAAACCGACGTACACATATGAAGAGATTCAAAACACTCCAGACTTGTCTGGTTATGCTACGACTGACTATGTTGATAGTGAGATAGAAAAAGTAAAGTCTGGAATTGAAAAGTATGATGATACAGATATCAAAAATCGTATTTCTGCGAATGAAAAATCCATTGAGGCGTTGTCTGGAAACGGAGAAGGCTCTGTTAAAGAAACTGTAGCTAATGCAATTGCTGAGGTTGTTAATGGGGCACCAGAAGATTTTGACACTCTAAAGGAAGTTGCAGATTGGATTAAAAATGATACTACTGGTGCAGCAAAAATGGAGAGTGACATTGCCAACCTTAATGAGAAGGTAAACAATATTTCTTCTGGGAAAGACCCACTATTTATTGCTGCGCAAAAATTTCATAATCGCCCCGGAACTGAGTTGGCATATGCTGTAGACGCAAAAGATTTTAGCCGTGTTGCGTCTGTTGGAGAAAAGGCGAATCTTTTAATTACAAATGCAGAAGATGCAGAAGGTGTGTGGTCATATTTTTGTGAAGCAACAGTTGAATCAATTCCTTTGAAAGACGAAGAAGGGAATGCTTCTATTTATGCGGTAAGACTTTCGTCTATTTGTGATTTAACTCCAAGCAACACTGGGTCTTTGTCTGTGGCCTCTGTCAATGGTAAGACTGGGGCGGTTGTTCTTGAAGCTTCTGATATTATCAAGGATTCTACAGATGAAAATAAGATTTCTATTTCTTCTGACGGCACGTTGGAAGTTAATTCAATTACTATAGACAAACTTGTACAAGAAGAAACCAATGAACTTGTTATTGATGGCGGAAACGCCTAATTTTTAAAGGAGGTTTTTTGAATATGGCAACTAAAACACTAAGCACAAGAATTGTCATGAGAAACGACACCGCAGAGAATTGGACTACAAAGAATCCAGTTCTGCTCAAGGGCGAGTTTGGTGTCGAAACTGATACGAACAAATTTAAGATTGGCGATGGCACCAAGGCGTGGGCTGATCTTGATTATGCTGGCGCTGATGAAGCCGCAATTGAAAATATTATCGCGCAGAATAGAGATAGCCTTTATAAGTACACTCGTACTGACGCTTCCCAGTCTGATGACGCAGCCATTGCTGCAGCTCTAGGCTCTAATGCCGCTGTACAGGGCGATATTGTTGTAATTACAACTACTGTTGAAGGCGATACTTACGAGCAAAGTGCATTTATGTATGATGGCAAGCAGTGGGCTGCAATGACTGGCAATGTTGGCGCAGATAAGGTTATTCTACAGAGCGATATTGTCATGGCTGGTAACTATACTCAGGTTGGTAATATGACTAAGACCCAGAATGGTACTGCTACCTTCGCAACAAAGGGGAAATCTGTTTCCGACGCACTAACTGAGATTTTCTCTAAGCGTCTACAGCCCGGTACTCCTACTGCTCCTGCGGTGACTCTTACTTTCGGTCAGGCCAAGGCATATGAGGTTGGTTCTACTGTAACTCCAGCTTATTCCGCTTCTCTAAGCGCTGGTTCCTATACCTATGGCCCTGCAACTGGTATCACTGCCACTAGTTGGGAAGTCACTGATACTGCTGGCAACTCTGCAACCACTGCTTTTGGCAGCTTTGCTGAAGTTGTTGTTGCTGACGGCACCAATTACAAGATTACTGCTAAGGCTACCTATGGCGAAGGTGCTGTTGCGAAGGACAACCTTGGTTCTGATTCTAGCCCAGTTGTGAAGATTGCTGCTGGTACAGCAACCAAGACTTCTGGCGCGATCACTGGTTATCGTAACACTTTCTATGGTTCCGTGACAGAGAAGGCCGAACTAACTAGCACAATTATTCGTGGTCTCACTAAGTCCAATAAGGCTCTTGTTAATGGTAATTCTTTCTCGGTTAATATTCCTGTTGGTGCAGTTCGCGTTATCTTTGCTTATCCTGCAACTCTACGTGATGTCAATTCTGTTAAGGACGTTAATGGTCTAAACGCAGAGATTAAGAGTGCTTTCACCAAGACGACTCTAACTGTTGCTGGTGCTGGTGCTGATGCTGGTATTGAGTATAAAGTTTATACTACGGATTTTGCTGATCCTGTAGCAAAGGCAAACTCCTATACTGTGCAAATTTAATTGAAGGAGGAAGACAATTATGGCAATGACTTTTGGTACACTTGATTTCGCTGTTGCTTTTAATCGCCAGACGGCTTTTCCTCTGGACGCTAAAAGCTATTTTGAAAGCCTAGAAGCTGCTCAGACCGCTGCTGCATCTGCACAGGAGGCTGGTAGCTCTGAAACTACATATTATTATGGTCAACAAATTGCTGTTGTTGAGAGTGGCAAGGCTACTCTTTATGTAATTCAGCCTGACAAGACTCTAAAAGAGGTTGGCGGCAATGTCCTTATTGACGAGAATGCCTTTGTTAAGGGCGAGGATGGTAAGCTAAGTCTGCTTGGTTTTGCTGACGCAGTTGGTGGTGCCCAGCTAGTTAAGACTGAGGACGGCAAAGTTTCTTGGATTAAGCCGGATACTACTACCGTTGAGGGTCTTTCTACTGCTATTGAATCTCTAAAAACTACTGTTGGCGACGACAAGAGTGGTCTAGTTAAGCAGGTTGCCGACAACAAGGCTGCAATTGATACTCTTAATGGCGCAAGCACTGTAGAAGGTTCTGTGGCATATCAGATTGCACAGGTTGTCGCTGGTGCCGATGAGAGCTTCGATACTCTGAAGGAGATCGCTGATTGGATTACCACCCACAAGACTGACGCTGCAACCATGAACAGCCAGATTAATACCAATAAGGACGACATTGCTGGCCTTAAAACAAAGGTTGGCGAAACGTCCGTTGCAGACCAGATTGCTGCTGCGCTCAAGGATGGTGAGTCTGACAAGTATGCTCTGGCAGACGATCTATCTACGGCAAACGGTAAAATTACAGCTCTACAGGGCCTCGTTGGTGAAACCGCTGTCGCTACTCAAATTAGCGACGCCATTGATGGCGCTCTCAAGGTTGATGGTGCAGAAAAGTATGCACTAGCATCTCATACTCATGAAATTGCCAATGTTACTGGTCTTCAGGCTATTCTTGATGGCAAGGCCGCAGCTTCTGATGTTGAGGCACTACAGTCTACTGTTGACGGTCTAGAAGCTAAAGCCCATGAACATGCTAACAAGACTGTTCTTGATGCTATTACCGAAGATAAAGTTAGTGCTTGGGACGCTGCTCAAGCCAACGTTATTGAGTCTATTAAGCTTAATGGCGCGGCCATTGCTCCCGCTGCTGACAAGAGCGTTAACATTGCTATTCCTGCTGCAACTGCAGAGGCACTTGGTCTAGTTAAGGTTGATGGCGAGAGTATTGTTGCTACAGATGGTGTAATTAGTGTTAACGCTATTTCCACTGACAAGCTTGTTCAGGGTTCGGACACGCTTATCATGGATGGCGGCAATGCTTAATTTATGTTTGCAAATTAAAGGAGATTGATGAATATGGCAAATAAGACTTTTAATACACGTATCAAAAACAAGATTGATACTTATGCAAATTGGGTCGAGAAAGATCCTGTGCTACTAAATGGTGAAATCGCTGTTGTCGTCATTCCTGCTGAGACTGGCGCTGTGCAGGGTGAGCCTGTTACTCTGTTTAAAGTTGGCGATGGCACTAAAAAGTTTAGCCAGCTAGACTTTACCGGAGCTAAAGCGGCAGACGTTTATAGTTGGGCTAAGGCAGCAACCAAGCCAACGTACCAAGCTTCTGAAATTACTGGCCTTTCTGATTACATTTCTGGAGAAATTCAGGATAGCGATACGCAATATAAACTAGAGGCAGACGCGGACGATGGTCATAAGTTCTATCTATATTCTAAGCCACTAAACGGCTCTTGGGGCTCTACTCCTGTCAGCACCATTACAATTCCAGAGACCGTCCATACTCTCGTAGAGGGCACTGCTAATGGTACTGTAAAGTTTAATGGCACTGATGTTAAGGTTCATGGTCTTGGCTCCGCCGCTTATACTGCCGCAGATGCCTATGATGAGTCTGGTGCGGCTGAAACAGCACTAGCTTCTGCCAAGTCTTATGCTGATGGCAAGGATTCTGCTATTGCTGCGGCAAAGAAGGCTGGTACTGATGCTCAGTCTGCCGTAGACGCCCTGTCTGATAAGGTTGGCACTGTCACTGAAGGCAAGACTGTTGTTCAGATGATTGCTGATGCTCAGACTGCCGCGACTTATAATGATACTGCTGTTAAGGCTTCCATTAAGTCTAATGCTGATGCCATTGCTACTTTAAATGGCGCTTCTACTGTCACTGGCTCTGTTGACAAGAAGATTGCGGATGCCATTAATGACTTTTCTACTAAGGTCAGCGAAGATGGTACAGTCAATACTTTTAAAGAATTAATCGACTACGCCGCTACTCACAAAGGGGAATACAGCACTCTATCTGGTGATGTTCAGAAGAACACTATTGCTATCGCTACACTAAATGGTAAAGATACCGATGCCGGTTCCGTAGCAAAGACTGTTAAGGACGCCGTTGACGCCGCCAAGGCTACTCTTCAGGGCAATATTGATGGCAAGGTTGACAAGGTAACAGGTAAGGGTCTATCTACTAACGACTATACTAATGACGAGAAGACCAAGCTAGAAGGTATTGCCGATGGCGCACAGGTCAACGTTATCGAGTCCGTTAAGGTGAATGGCTCTGCACTTGCAGTTTCTGGTAAGGCAGTTGATATCACTGTACCTACTGGCGCTCTGGCTGATAAGAACGAAGTTGCTGAAGCAGATCTTGCTGCCGCACTAAAGACGAAGATTAATGGCAAGGTTAATTCTTCTGACTGTGGCGATATTATTTCTCATGACGCAGCAGAGTTTGCAACCGCTGGCCATAACCATGACACTGTTTATTCAAAACTAGGTCACAATCACAAGATTGAGGATCTAGAGCAGGAGACTTATATCATTTTTGATTGTGGGTCTGCATCTAGCGTTATCTGAGTGGCATTGCCTCTTAACATTAAGTAGTTTTATTTAATAGGAGAGGCAAAACGCCTCTCCTATTTTTTTTTAAGACTACACAAAGGGGGAACAAAATTAATGGCTTTCGTAAACAAGGTTACTGTTAGAGGCAAAACATATAACTTAGAGAACTTAACAGATGGCTCGCATGTTGTTAAGCTTCCAACTCTAAATGGCGATGATGTATTCGTGACAGAAAAGACGCTGGGGCAAGGAGTAAAAGTTTCGGCGCTTACAAATGGCACTTATACTGTCAGTTTGCCGTCTCTAACTCAGAATGACACATTTGTTGTTCAAAGCAGACAAAATCAAATTAATAACAATAAAGTAGACAAGGTGTCTGGCAAGGGATTGTCTACCAATGATTATACAGACGCAGAAAAGGATAAACTTAAAAATTTAGAAAATTACACTCTGCCTACTGCCTCAGAAAACGTGCTTGGCGGCGTAAAAGCTATTCCAAAAGCAGACAATATGACGCAAGAGGTTGGTGTTGATGCAGGTGGCAAATTATATACTAAATCAGCAAAATCTGATATTGATGCGGCACTAGCTGATTTTCATTCTTATAGCATTGAAGTCGTTGACGAGCTTCCAGATTCAGGCGAAGACTACACATTCTATCTTGTTCCAAAGGCGTCTGGTAGCGGTTATGAAAAGTATTGGTGGATTACGGATAACGATGGCAATCAAAAGTGGGATGAATTTAAAGGAAGCTCCACTCTTGTAGTTACTGAGCTGCCTCAAACTGGTGATGTAGAAACTGATTATATCCTACATTCAGATGCAGGATGTTTTTATTATAAATGGATTGATAACTCTTGGCAAATGATTGCAGGAACTATGGCGAATGTAGTAGAGTCATTACCTGAAACGGGAAATGAGTTTACTGATTATTATGTGAAAAATGTCGATGGGCTGTACGTGCATTATCGTTATATTAATGATAAGTTCTGCATTATCGGTGGAGACAATTATACAAAGTCTCAAATTGACAGCAAGGTTTCTACACTTAAGGCATCTGTAGACACAAATGCACAAAACATTGAAGCAAATACGACAAACATTGCTTCTCTAAGTAGAAATATTGATACGCTAAGACAAACAGTTGACGGTATCGACACAGAAGGTTATACATACTATGCTACATATGGAAATGCTACTCTAGCAACTGGCGAAGAGAAAGAGAATGTTTTTACACTTTACGAAGTTAAAGACGAAAAAGAAGAAGTAAAGAGCCAGTTCGTAATTACTGGTGGTGGCGGTGGTTCTACTGTTACCACTACTCTTAAAGTTGAACGTATTACTGAGTCGCCGGTTATTGTTACTACAACAGACAAGGTAGAGATTAGCTTCAATTATTCTTCAGTGGATAGTGATGGAGAAGCTGTTGATGGCACTTACACTTGGAAGTCTGGCAGCACCGTTCTATCTACTGGCGCGTTAGTTCAGGGCGTGAATACGTTTGACATGTCTGATTATACAAACATTGGCACTCAGAAATTTACTTTGACGGTTGTGGATGCCGCTGGCACTACTGCTGTTAAGTCTTGGACTGTGCAAAAGGTAGACGTAAGACTCGAATCTTCGTTTAATGACAAGATTACATATCAAGCAAATAGTGCGGTCAATTTCACATACACTCCATATGGTGCAGTAAATAAGACTGTGCATTTTGTGCTTGATGGCGTTGAAATTGGAACTGTTTCGACTGGTTCCTCTGGTACATTGCAGTCTTATACAATTCCAGCTCAGGCCCATGGTGCACATCTATTCGAGTGCTATATTACAGCAACTATTAATAGTAAGAGCATTGAAACTGAGCATATTTTCAAGGACATTATGTGGTATGACGAGAATAGTGATGTTCCTGTTATCGGATGTGTTTATAGATATGACCATTATGGCAAAGTAACTGCAAAGCAATATAATTCAACGAATATTCAGTTCTATGTTTATGATCCGAAGACGGCAACTCCGACTGTTACAAGAAGTGTTGACGGTAAGGTAATTGCTACTCAGGTCATGAGTGGTAGCTCAGATGTTTGGGCATATAAATCTTCTGATGTTGGCGAACATACTTTACTCATTACTTGTAGAGGTACAACTGTTAAAATCATTATGAATATTGAGGAGCTTGGTATTACTATCGAGCCAATTACTGCGAATTTGGCGTTTGACTTCAACCCGACTGGTCTTTCCAACAGTGATGAGGATAGATTGTGGAAGGATGCAAATACTGACGTTGCAATGACAGTTTCAGATAATTTCGACTGGAGTAATGGAGGTTATCAGATTGATGAGGATGGCAACCAGTATTTCTGTGTTAAGGCTGGAACAACTGCCACTATCAATTACAAGCTTTTCGAGAGAGACGCGAGCGTTTATGGTTCTGAATTTAAATGCGTTTTTAAAACTACGAATGTTAGTAATGCAAACGCTACATTCCTGACTTGCCAAGCAGATTCTACTGTTGTGGGCCTGCAAATGAATGTTCATGAGGCGTATTTGAAGTCTAGTATTAAGAGTCTATATATTCCTTATAGCGAGGAAGACATTATTGAATTTGAGTTCAATATTAATACAATTGATAAAGACAATTCAGATGCGACTGCAGTTATTATGAGTTATGAAGATGGCGTTGGGCTAAGACCTATGATTTACGACTCAACGCACAGACTATATCAGTACGAGCCAGTGCCTATTACTATTGGTTCTACAGATTGTGATGTTCACATCTATAGGATGAAGGCTTATAGTGCTTCACTGACTGACTCTAACATTTTGGCAAACTTCATTGCTGACGCAAGAGATTCTGATGAGATGATTGCAAGATATAATCGCAATCAGATTTATGATGAAAACAATGCGCTAACTCCTGAATCTGTGGCAAATGCATGCCCACAGTTAAGAGTTATTAAGATTGAGTGTCCTCGTTTTACTAAGGATAAAAAAGATTTTGTAAAAGGCGTAAATGTCGAATGCATCTATAAGGGTGGAGACCCGGTGCTAGATAACTGGAAGTTCATGAACACTTATCTTTCTGGACAGGGAACGACTTCTAACGAATATGGTTACGCTGGTAGAAATATTGATATTATTGCTTGTGCTGATGGCAAGAAGCAGATTATCAGCAAGATTCCTTTGGATACGAGTTATGTAACGGAGCTTATTCTTGGAGATGGAACAAAGTATTCTGATGGTTCTGGTAAGGTTAGTTTGACTAGGAACTCTGTGCCAAACAACTGGTGGAACATCAAGCTGAATATCGCAAGTTCTGAAAATGCGAATAATGCATTGTTGCAGAAGCGTTATAACGATTATCTCCCATATAAAACTGTCGTTATGGAGAACGATCCAAAATGCAAGAATAGTATGGAGTTTCAGAATTGTGTAGTGTTTATCAAGGAAACCGATCCTGATGTTTCCAAGCATATGGAATTTAAGGACAATGATTGGCACTTCTACGGGCTAGGAAATATTGGTGATTCAAAAAAGACCGACGCTACGAGAGTTAATGATGTCTCTGACCTAAAAGAGTTTGTAATTGAAGTCAGTGATAATACTCTACCTAATAGCACTTTCCAAACTGGTATAACTGATAGCGATGGTAATATGACTTATCCTATCACGAAAGAACAGTGGAAGGCTGGTAACACTGCATACGATGCTCTTTATAACGATTGGGATGGTTCTTTTGAGTTCCGCTACGAAATGGGCGGAGAGACAAAAGACGGTATGACAACCGCTACTACTGAAGAGCAAGAAGCACAAAGAGCATTAAACAAGCAGGTATGGCGTGATTTCTATACATGGGTAATTACGTCTACAGACGAAGAATTTGTTTCTCAATTGGGAGATTGGTTTATTAAAGACTCAGCTCTTTATTGGTATTTATTTACTGAGAGATATACCATGATTGATAATCGCGCCAAAAATTCTTTCTATCATTACGCAAAATGCGCTGATGGCAAATATCGTTTTGAACTGTGGGACTATGATAATGACACTGCTGAAGGAATTAACAACAGTGGCGAGCTTACCATGACTTATGGCAAAGAAGACACTGACTATCGCACTGAAGGCGACAAGTCTTCAGGATACGTATTCAACGCAGCAGACAACGTATTCTGGTGCAGAATTAGAGATTTGTTCCGTAATGAACTCACTACAATGTATCAAACTCTTGAAGGAGAAGGATGCTTTAGTGCAACATCTCTAATTAACGAATTTGATGATTGGCAAGCACAATTCCCAGAAGAGCTTTGGAGACTAGATATTGAACGCAAATACTATCGTACTTATCAAGGCGGTGGTCTCAACGCAGGTGCAACTCCAGAGCCAACGCCTCGTTTCTTGGAATCCATGATGAATGGACGCAAGAAATATCAGCGTAGACAATTTGAACGTGACCAAGCCGCATATATGGGAACGAAATATCTGTCTACAACGGTCAAGGCAGATCAAATTATGTTCAGATGCAACACTCCTTCTGGTGTAGTTGTTGCGCCTAATTATACACTAAATATTGTGCCTTATTCTGATATGTATCTATCTGTGCTATTTGGTAACTCTCCAAGTGCACAGCAGATTCGTGCGAAGGCAGGACAGTCTTATGAAATCCAATGTCCATTTACCAAGATGGACGATACGGCAGTATTAATTTATTGTGCTTCTCGTATTCAGGCATTGAATGACCTCTCTGCGTGTTATATTCATGATAATGACTTTAGTAAGGCTTCAAAGCTGAAGACGCTTGTAATTGGTAATAATACATCTGGATATTCTAATGTGTTCTTAACGAATCTAAACCTTGGTAACAATGCGCTACTTGAAGAACTAGATATTCGTAATTGCCCGAACTTGACTGGATCTATCAATCTGTCAAGCTGTGGCAACTTAGAGAAGCTTTATGCAGAAGGGACATCTGTAACTGGTGTGCTATTCGCGGCAAATGGTAAGATTGCACTTGCTCACTTACCAAATACAATCAATAGCTTAAGCTTTAAGAATCTAAATTACTTAACCGATTTACAGGCGACATATGACAATCTTGAATCGTTAACTATTGAGAACTCTGTAATTGATGCTTATCCAATTGTTGAGGATGCAATTGACACGTTGCAGACACTTCGTTTAACTGGCATTGACTGGACTGTGACAAGCACTGAATTGTTAAATGCTATTTTGAAGATGAATAACAATTTACTTGCTGGTAAGGTTCATATTGCTGGCCAAGCAAGACAGAGAGAACTCGATGCTTATGCGGCAGCATGGCCTGATTTAGCTGTTACTTATAATGGTATTATTACTCAGTATAAAGTGACGTTTATGAATTCCGATGGTACTGCTATTAAAGACAAGAGTGGCAATGATTATGTTCAGTATGTTGACCAAGGCGGCAAGATTACTGATCCTGTCGCAAGTGGTGAAATTGACACTCCGACAATTCCAAGTACCGCACAGTACAATTATACCTTCTCTGGCTGGGATGGCATTGATGTGAATGTTACTGCTCCTGTAACTGTGACAGCAAAATATAGCGAGTCAGTAAGAACATATACTGTGCGTTGGTTCCAGCAAGCAGGCGTTGTTCTTGCGACTAAAACTGGCGTAGAATATGGTGCTGTTGCGGAATATGAAGGCGACAACCCAACTATGAGCGATAATGAGGATTCTTATATTTATAATCTATTCACTGGCTGGGATAAGAGCACAGGCTATATCACTGGAGATACTGACGTCTATGCTAAGTGGGAGACACAAAATGGGCTCCCAGCATCTGGAACTGACTTGAAAGATATGACTCCAGTACAGATTTATGCCGTAACAACTGCTGGGAGAGCAAATGATTATTTCGAGCAGAAAGACTATTTTGACGTCCGTGTTGGGCAGGATTTCTCGTTCTCAAATGTTGAAGAACATATGCTTGGAGATGAAATTACTTTTGATGGCACTTCCTCAAAAGTAGTAGATTCTGGCGTTAAGCTATTTGGCGCAGATTCTGGTTCATTTACAATGGCTATAGATTTTGAGTTTGGCGACAATATCGCTGATGCTACGCTATTGTCTTGCTTTGAATATGATGGCTCTGAAGGATTTAGACTAAAGTATAATGGTACAAATCCAGAAATCCAGTGGGGAAATACTAGTAAAGTAGTAGGCAAAGGAGGCCAAAGAGATATCGTTGTGCTTCGTCACCGCAATGGAGAAAGTAAACTTTATATCTACTCGTTTAACTCTGGAGCTTCTACAACTGGTGTTTATGCTGACGAAATGGCTTATACAGAGCTTGTGCGCAATCGTACAACTAATACTGAGGCGACAATTATGCTTGGTGGATTTAAGTTCCTGTCAAATGGAACAATTGATAGCGTAACGCTAGGTAAGGGCACAATTCACTGGGCCAAAGTATGGCTTGATGATATTGGAGACACTGCGGCTAGACAGCTTGCTGCATGGCCGCATGAAACTTGGCGCTATGAATATTATGGTGATAAGAGATATAGATGTGCGCAAGATTCTAGTAAAATTACTGGAGCTTCGTTCATTCCGGCGAATTTGCTATCTCTCACTCACAATATGAATTCTACGAACACCAACCTTGGCGGATGGAATGACTCTAAAATGAGAGCGTTCTGTAATAGTAGAGTTTATGCGGCTTTCCCAACAGAGTGGAAATCAATTATTAAGCAAGTTCAGATTCCTGCAACCGCTGGTAATATGGCATCTGATATTGTTTATTCAAAAGACTATGTATATCTACCGTCGTATGTGGAAATGTTTAACACATCCGAAGCACCATATAGCTCCGAAGGTAAAGCAATTGAATTCTTTGGTTCATCTGCAGATAGAGTTAAGTCTATTGGGGATACTGCGAGCATATATTATCTACGTTCACCAGAAGTGGCGTACAATTCTTACTTTAGAGCGGTTGGCATTCAGGGTGATATGAGTAGCTATATGCCATCTAACAGAGCTCATGGTATTTGTCCATGTATTTCTATTTAATGGAGGCGACGACACATGAGATATTATAAACTAATTAATAACAATGAATTTGTTGGTATCGGAACGTCGCTAGACATGCGTAGATTTCAAAAGAAGCATGGCATTTTTCTTGTATGCGACGAGTCTGAAGCTCAATACATGCAATGCAATGGTGCGATCTATCGTGCTACTTGGATGCTGCCAGCAGATTCCAATGCAAAAGAAGTCCCTGTGATTCAGATTACAGAGATTTCGCAGGAAGAATATGAAGCTTTATATAATGCTATCAGGTCTAATAAGCAGATTGAGATCGAGCAAGAAGAGCCTGAACAAGAGGCTACAAACGAGAATGATGGCACTGATATCACAATTGATTATGTAAAAGAAGCAAAAGTTAAAGAAATGAAAACAGAATGTAACAAAATGATTACAAATGGTTTTGATGTTGAACTGAGTGACAATCAATCGCATCATTTTTCTTTAACGGTACAAGACCAATTGAATTTAATTACTTCGTCTCAAATGGTTGCAGACGGAGCAAAAACTATTCCCTATCATGCAGATGGGGAATTGTGCAAATATTATACTTCCGAAGATATGGAAAAGATTATTGCCAAGGCAAATGCTTTCAAAACATACCATGTTGCGTATTTTAATTCGTTAAAAACGTATATTGGTTCATTACGCAGTATGACAAAAGTCGCAGCAATTACTTATGAAAGTAGTATTCCGAGTAAATATCAGTCGGAAGTTTATATTGCTTTAAAGTCTGAATTAGGACTGTAATTAACAACAGGGGCACTTGCTATATAGAGTGCCCCTGTTGTAATAATGGAAAATAATGGAGGTGAAACGATGCCTTACATAAATACTGTGGATATTAACGGAACAACATACAATTTAGAAAACTTGACAGACGGAAATTATGTTGTTGATTTACCAGAGCTAAAACAGAATGGCGTATTTTTGCTTCAAGGAGATGTCGAGGATAAGCTGAATAGTTATCAGTCAAACAAGCCACTTTCGGCAAATCAGGGCCGTGTATTAAACGAGCAGGATAATCAGTTAGATACGAAAATTGCTAATTTGACGAGCTCTGTAAACGAAAAAGATACAGAATTGGAAAATAAAATTAAACAGTTGTCGGCAGATATGAAAGGAAAAGACACAGAGCTTGACGGAAAGATTACAACGCTAACTAATAGTTCTAAACAGAAAGATACAGAATTAGACGGAAAAATCACAACGCTAAGAAGCGACATGAAGTCTGGCGATGCATCTACATTATCCAGCGCAAAGACATACGCAGATAGCCAGTCTAGTGCATCTCTTTCTTCTGCAAAAGAATATGCTGATACTGCTGTTGCAAATAGCAAGACGGAAACTTCCACTGAGCTCAATAAAAAGTTAGACAAAACGGGTGGCAAAGTTTCTGGGGATTTAGAAGTTACTGGTGCTTTGACTGCAGATCAAAAGCTTTATGCAAAATATGGAGTTACAATTTATCAGCGTGGAGATGTCTCAAAAGAGATTACTGCTGTATGTACAGGAGAGAATGCGGGAAAAATTGTTGGCAAGTCAGAAAGTGATCTAGCAAGAATTGCAGTTGGGGCTCCTGTGAATGATGACGATGCGGCCAATAAAAAGTATGTCGTTGATGCTATTGCTTCTGGTGGTTTTGGCGCACTAGATGGGGCTACATTTACTCCATCTGTTTCTTCCGAAGGCGTTTTGAGCTGGACAAACGACAAAGGGAAAACCAATCCTACAAGCGTAAATATTAAAGGGCCAAAAGGCGATGCGTTCACGTATGCTGATTTTACTTCCGAGCAGCTTGCTGCTCTAAAGGGAGAAAAAGGAGATAAAGGCGATCCCGGAGACCCACTATCTGTTTTAAATGCCTATCCGGTTGGCTCTATTTATATGAGTGTAAATAGCACAAGTCCAAAAACACTCTTCGGGGGCGGCACATGGGTGCAGATTCAGGGCAGATTTCTGTTGGCTGCGAGCACGGCCTATAAACCTGGCACAACAGGTGGCGAAGCAACACATATGTTGACGGAACAAGAAATGCCAAACCACAGACACGTTATTTATGCTCCGAATGATGGTGGTGAGAAAAATGCAGCAATTGGCTTTCCAGAAGCAGGTAGTAAAAACACATACTATGCTGAGGCCAGCAAGACAGAAGCTGCTGGCGGCGGCGGAGCCCACAATAACATGCCACCATACTTGGCTGTATATGTTTGGAAGCGCACAGCTTAACAGTGCAATTAAATACTAAACAAGAAAGGGGTTGAGCAAGTGTCAGGGAAAATCTTTAATACGCGAGTAAAGAATAAACGTGATTCAGTTAGCAACTGGACTGATAAAAATCCAATTTTACTAGATGGCGAAGTAGTGGTCGTTGATAGCACTGATGGTGAAAGCCGATTTAAAATTGGTGACGGGACAAAGCATTATTCAGAACTCCCATTTCAGGACGAGTATTTGCAGAATGAAATTAATAATAAAGCTGCAATTGAAGCAGGAGTCTACACTGCTGTTGCGTCTAGCTCTGATGGAGTTGCTTACACGTCAACAGTCCCCGGAATTAGCGAGCTGAGTGCAGGTGCGAGTTTTATCATGATTCCTGACAAGACTAGTGCGAGCAAGGAGCCAACACTAGATGTCAATGGACTCGGTGAAAAAAAATTCGGCGTAGACTAAGCGCCATTACAACTAGCCTGCAGTCTGGATATAGCAACACTTGGATTTCTGCCAACAAGCCATTTCAAGTTGTGTATGACGGTACTGCTTGGGTTGTAGAAGGCATGGCAAAACCAGTTGGTGCAGACGTATATGGTGCAGTGCCTCAAGCCACGGCAGATGCTTCTGGCAACGTCATTACAGATACGTATGCAACAATCGCTATGCTTCAAAATATGCTTCCAAAAGTGACAACAATTACATTAGCGTCGGGTTGGAATGGTAATGCAAGCCCATATTATCATGACGTTACGCTTAGTTGTGCAACCGAAACTAGTGTCGTCGATCTTCAGCCAACTCCAACGCAACTTGCTTCTTGGCAAGATGAAGGATGGGCATTTACTACTCAGAGTGGTAATGGGACTGTACGAGTTTATGTCGCTGGTGGAAAACCTAGTGCGTCTATTAATATACAAGTTAAAGTTCAGGAGGTGACTGTTGTATGAGTGGTTTATACGGCAATGCAACAGGCGGATTTGGAAATCCTCAGACTTATATTTTAACAGACGGAAATGGGAAAGAAATCACTGGCGTTTTAGTAGAGAATGTAACAGTTTTTGATGCAACAACTGATGATGTTAGACTTGGAAAGACATATGCTGCAGATGAAGGTGTTAAGGTTGGTACAAAGGATATTCCAGCGTATCATACGACAACGGGAGTGTATTACGTTCCAGCTAATTCAGAACTTAAAATTGTTATGACAAACGGAGATAGATGTGATTATACAGAACTGCAGGCAATGGTAATGCCCTACAATTCTAGTGTAAATGATAGCAATGCTGTTAATAGAGTTGCTATGAAGGATAAAGTATATAACGTAGGAGAAGCAACTGCTAGATCTACAGTTACGAAAGACGTTGCAAGCAGTTCTATATCATTTGGATTAACAAATGGCGAACAGCCAGCGGTGATCAGGTATTTTACTTATAAGGAGGAGTCATAATGTCAGAAAGACGTTATCAATATTGCTACGCGGTAATTGACCCATCGCTTAACGACATGTGTGTTGGGGTTGAAGATACAACTTTGAATTGCGACGACGACCCGAATTATATTCCAATTAGTCCATATAACGAGGAGTATCTTTGTAAGTATTATGATAGAGCCACAGGCAAGTGGTATCTTGAAGCAGAACATGTCAATGAATGGACACCAGATTAACGAATAATAAAAGTTTTCATCTTCTTTAAGGAGGAATTTGTTATGGATGGCACATTTGACCCGACCTATAGCTCTAACCAAATTTGGGTAGATACGAATGTAAATGAATGTTTGACAACTCATTTGGATGACATGGAAGATAATATTTCTTCTTTACAGACCAGCAAGGCAAATGTGAGTCATACCCACAGCGAATATGCACCTGTGAATCATTCTCATTCTGATTATGCTCTTACGACACATAAGCATTCCGCCTCTGATATTACAAGCGGAGTTCTTCCTATCTCTAACGGCGGTACTGGAGCAAATTCTGTTGCTGGTGTACTGACGAATCTTGGAAATATTGGGAAAGTGTATTCCGTGATGCCAAGTAGCAAGCGTGTCGCAAGGATGGAAATGGTAACGCTCGCTTCATTAACGCTACCTGCAGGTGTTTATGTCATTACTGGGAATCATCAATGGGAAGTAAATGGCACTGGATGTATGTATATTTCTAGATTAACTAAATCTGATGATAGTGTTGTTTATTGTATTGTGAGAAGTGATATGATTGGCGGTGGTGGTGCTGTTGTTGCTACAATAGTAGAATTGACAGAACAAACTACCATTAAATATGAAACTTATCATCAGTACACTGCAGCAACTAAGGCCGAGGCAATCCGCTTGTCTGCAGTTAAGATTAAATAAATTAAACACATGAGGTGCAGAGCTAACCACTCTGCACCTTTCAAATATTAAAAAAGAAGGAGGGTGATGTAAAAAATGTCAACAAAAAAATTACAAATTGTAACTCCTATTGTAACATCAGTTAACGGACAAACTGGTGATGTGACATTGACAAATGAATCAAAATCACTTGGCCTTGCTTCTGCATCTGTTGGTCAGATACCGAAAGTAAAGGCGGTTGATAGCAATGGTGTACCCACAGAATGGGAAGCAACTGTGTTGTCCGGCGATATGGTTTATGTACTTGACGTCGTGGACGGCGAAGGGGACGCCGTTACAATAAACAATAATTTTGATGATGTTGTAGCAGCGATCAATCAAGGTAAAATTATTGTGTCAGATGGACTTTATTTGTCGACTTCTAAAACGTTGAAATCTGATGGAACTGTAATAAATATTGAATTTACCGCGATAGTAGAAAATGGATATTGTGAATCACTATCATGGGATCGCGGGAGTTCTACCGCTACAGTGACAGCACAATTACTTCCAGTACTTGGCCAAGAAGCTTTATCTACATCAGGCGCCGTATATTTTGATAATAACGGAGGTTTTACCATAAAAAACGCAATGAACTTAAGCGGCATTTATGCTATTAAAGTTCAAAATGATGTATTAGTAAATGATTATACAGAGCTGGAAAATGCGATAAAAGATCATAAAGTAATTGTTATTGGCGAGAATACCGACAGTTTAGTCTGTCTTATGGCTGTTTGTAATGAGGATTCTATCTTTTTATTTTGCCTAGGAGAAAATAAATTTATATTAAAAAATCAAATTGCTAAAGAAACAAAAAAAATTACACAAACAATATATGTCATTCCCTCTATAAATGGGGAAGAATCACCTTCTCATTCTGGTTTTATATATTATGACATATTCACAAAAAATTTTTCTATTAAAGATACGACACCACCAATTGCTTCTACCTCGACTGCTGGCACAATTAAAGTTGGCAACGGCTTGTCTATTTCCGATGACGGCACTTTATCTGTAACTACTGCAACATATTACACTGGCACCACTGATCCGGTTAACACCCTTGGAGCAGACGGTGACTTATATTTACAAACGGAGGTGTAACAAATGAGTGAAAATGCTAATTTAACTTATAATGAACTTATTTTTCATCATCTTTCTACAGCACAAATTGTTAACGGCATCCAAATTCTTGACAAGAAAACAACTATTGATGATATCATCGGATTTATTCTTAATGATGCCCCGATGTGGTATTACGATGGGGTTGTGTATCATTTAGTAGTTGCGTTCGAAGATGGGGTCAATAGTCTTACTATTCATTTTTCGAATTCAGACGGGAGTGTTTCTACTGTCACATATGGTGGTGAGTAATTAAATGCCAACTAAAGTAAAAAGAACATTGCTTGTAACTAACAAAGATACTGCTAAAACATACTTAGAAGCAGATGGTCTCAGCCTCGGCATTACTGCTTTCGGTAATTATATATTGGCTAGACTCTATATGAATGGTTCAAAAAATGGATACGCCATATTAAATGAAAAATCAAGATCCATTTTGTACCCGAATGACAAAGCACATCCAGTAGAGGCAGACGCCAATTTTTTCACATCTGTGCTGACAGACAACAAAAATTGTTATGTTAGCCTGCTGTTTGATGATTCACAAGTAGCTTCAGAGGTACCGACTTCAAAAGGTATCTATACAGATGTTAAAGGTCTCAAGGACGAAGCTATCTTGCAATCGTCTAGGAATAGTGTTATTCGTTTCCATTTGCATGCAAATAATACAGTAAATGCGGTAACACTTCAGGAGATTAATTTATCGCTGTATTTCATGCAGTATGCTTGTGCTGCCAAATCTGTTAGTAACACTGTAACGGCTACTGTTGATAAAGTTGAAGCCTATGATGGCGACATTGTAACTTTTACGGCTACAGTAGCAGATGGAGAAACATTTGAAGGATGGTATAGTGACGTCGCTTGCACGAATCTTGTAAGCACAGACCAAATTTATTCAGTTAGTCCAACATTGGATTTAACATTATATGCTAAAGATACACATGATGTAAAATTATTTACATGTGCGGCAGTTGCTGGCGCAAATATATCGTCTGCTAGCGTAAGCGACTCAGCGGTTCCAGCAAATGGCAGTTGTACTTTTTCTGCGACAGCTAATACTGGATGCGTTTTTGATGGATGGTATTCAGATGAGAACTGCACAAATCTAGTGAGTACAGCGAATCCATATGTAGTTACTATTATTGCGAATACAACATTGTATGCAAAGGCTCATTTAAGCAAATTGAATATTAGTGTTGGACAAGCAGAGCATGGAACGGCAAGCGTTAATGCTTCTGTCATTACTTATGGTGACAATGCGGTATTTACATTTACTCCTGAGAATGATGATTATAAATTGTATGGCTGGTATGCAGATGAAGGGTTAACACAACTAGTTAGTGAAGATAATCCGTATACCTGTACGCCAACAACGGATTATAAATTATACCCAAAATCAGGCGCTATAATGTATACAATTAAATTAACACGTGGATTAAAAGGGGTTGCGGGACGATCCGGTACGTGGACCTTGAAAATTGCCGCATTATATTACGATCAATTAACTTATAATGAAAAGCAATATGTTAAAACTGGCGAATTTGATAAAATTGAATCATCTAAAGTGTTTGGGCAAGCAACAAAAACTGGAACTGACACGATAGCAGCAGTTAAAGCATCATTGCAAGTTCCAGCCAATACTACGTGTGCTATATGGTGTCAACTCTCAGATGCTCCAGTAACATGTTTTGCGGAAAGCGGAGACATTAGTCTTGGCGAAAGGAGTATGCTGACATATTGGCCATATTATATTTTTACTCCGACACAGGATAAAGAATATTTTTGTTATTATTCAGATAGCGCGTGCATTTGTACTGCTATTGCAAAAGGTGGAATTGAATATGCTGATGCAACTACCCCCACATTCGCGGGGAAGGATGCAATGTTTACGGCAATAGTTAAAGAAGGATATACATTCAAAGGTTGGTATTCTGACGAAGGATGTACAACTTTTATAAGCTCTAATAATCCATTATCTATCGCCACTCCTTCTGTTAATAAGGATTCTGCAGACCCGCAGGACGGCGAGGCAGCGACGTCAGAGTTGACTTTATATGCGCGAGCACGATCAACAACTGGGAGATCTGACATGTTGTATTTCAAGGTCAACGGGTCATATAAATCCGCAATAAGGGTCTATAAGAAGGTATCAGGTACTTGGGTTGAACAAACAGACTTGCCAGCTATATTCTCTGGCGAATCAAGCGGAACCGCTTCTAACTATGTATATAGTGGGAGTGTATAAAAAATGAATAAAGAAAATTTCAATAGAGGTTCTGGTTTTTGCCAGTGCCTCTTTTATATATTAAAGGAGGTTGAACGGATGGCAAATAAGATTTTTAATACGCGCGTAAAAAATAAAAGAGATACAGAGGCCAATTGGACGAGTAAAAACCCTGTTTTGCTAAATGGAGAGATTGCTATTGTTGACACAACTAGCGGTGAAACAAGGTTCAAAGTCGGAGATGGTACAAAGAGGTATTCTCAACTTCCATTTCAAGATGCGGCTACATTAGCAAACTATGTTAAAACTACACGAAAGATTAACAATAAAGCGTTGAGTTCTGACATTAGTCTGACAGCTTCAGACGTGGGAGCTTTGCCGAGCACTACCACGGCACTTAAGAATCCAAATGCGCTGACATTTACCGGTGCTGTTACTGGGAGCTATGATGGCAGCGCAGCTAAGTCAGTAGCAATTCCGTCTGTTGATTCTGATTTGTCTAGTACTTCAACTAATGCGATTCAGAATAAGGTGGTTAATACAGCTCTTAGTGGCAAAGCAAGTACTGCTGTTGCTACGACAAGTGCTAATGGATTGATGAGTGCGTCTGATAAGACAAAACTCAACGGGATCGATACTGGCGCAAATAAAACGACTGTTGACTCTAAGTTAAGTACGACTTCGACAAATCCGGTGCAGAATAAGGCGGTTAAGGCTGCTTTGGACAGCAAATTAAATACAAGTGGCGGAACGCTGACAGGTAATTTGACGGGTCAGTATCTGACTGGAACATGGCTGCAAACGACGGAGGCGACTGATCTTGGCAGCGCGCCGAGTAAGATCGCCGTGCTGGATGGATCAGGCTGTGTGTATTATCGCACACTAACTGAAATCAAGACGGATATTGGTGTAGACGTATCCTCGCTTGTTGATTTGTTTTACCCTATTGGGTCAATTTATATGAGCACGAACCAGACAGATAATCCGCAATCTCGGTTTTCAGGGACATATTGGCTTCCAATTTACGATAGATTCCTGCTTGGTGCAGGTAAGACTTACAAAGCTAAGGCAACAGGCGGCGAAGCGACGCATACGTTGACAGTAAGCGAAATCCCTAGCCACTACCACGACGAATACTTGGGCAACGATGGCGGGCCGGACAGCGCACCAAGCGGTTATAGCGGCTGGCCGAACGTCAACTACACCAGCAAAAAAACGTGGTGGGCAAAAGGATCGAAAACATCCGCTGCTGGCGGCGGCGGAGCCCACAATAACATGCCACCATATTACGCTGTTTATATGTGGAGAAGAGTAACTTTTCAAGAGTATGAAGCTGGAGCTGACGGTGGCTAATATCTTTATCATTGGAATACTATTTGACAATTAAAAATTTTAAATTTATAGGAGGAATAAAATTATGGAAATGTTAACTCTAATTATCTCTTTATCAATTATTATGTGGTACATTATTGATCGTTTCAAGGAAATGTGGGAAGGCACAAAGTATGGCAAGTATATCACTATGGCTGTTTCTGCAGTGTTCGCATTCGCCATTTCTTTCGGCTTTGGTGTAGATATTATTCTTGCTCTAGGTCTTGTGCAGGATGGCTCTGTGATTGGCACAGTGATTACCGCACTTGCTCTAATGTCTGGCAGCTCTGCTGTCTCTGAAATCATTGAAAGAGTTAAGGGCGGAAAGTAATATATTGAGGTGATTTAAATGGAAATTATTGAAGCGTTTGCGACACAAAATAAATGTTATAAGATTGGTTCAACATTTACTCCAAGTGGTTTGATGTTGCATAGCGTTGGATGTCCACAGCCTAGTGCTGCGGTGTTTGCTCGTAACTTTAACCAGTATCAGCCGGGTGGTCAATCAGTTTGCGTACATGCATTTATACAGGCAGATGGCTCTGTATATCAGACATTGCCTTGGTGGATGAGAGCATGGCACTGCGGTGGCGCTGCAAATAATACCCATATCGGCATCGAAATGACGGAACCTAGCTCTGGAATGAGTTATGCGGAAGCTGCTGAACAGATTGCTGGGACATATCACACAGCCGTGGAATTATTCGCACAGCTTTGCAACACTTATGTGCTTAATCCACTGGAAGACGGTGTGATTATTGGTCATGCAGAAGGTCATCGTAGAGGTGTGGCCAGCAACCATGCGGATCCAGAACTTCTGTGGAATACATATGGCATGGGTTACACTATGGACGGGTTCCGTCAGGATGTATATGAAGCCATGAACAAAAATAATGGAAATGATGAAGAGGAGGAAGACGTAATGAGATACAATACTATTGATGATATCCCTATCTGGGCAAGAGGAACTATTAGTGATATGATTGATGAAGGTTTAATTTCTGGCACTGGTGGAGGCAATCTTGATTTGTCTGCTGATATGATACGTATGCTGTATGTCATGAAGCATATGTTTGATGCATGCAATAAGCATTATGAGACAATCGAAGATGTCCCATCTTGGGCGCGTGACACCGTGCAGCATTTAATCGACACTGGTGCAATTGCTGGCACTGGTAATGGCAAACTAGATATATCATATGATATGCTGCGCATGTTGGTTGTCTGTCAGAGAATGTTTGATTCTAATCATAGTACGGACAATAAAGAGAATTAATTTTATAAACAAATAGCCTATATGAAGTAGTTATATAGGCGAGGGAGTGTAGCAATACACTCCCTCATTTTTTATGGACAAAAAGGAGGGATAATATGAAAAAATTAAAAGGTGTTGATGTGAGCGAATGGCAAGGACAAATTGATTGGGATGCAGTAAAAAAGGATGAAATTGATTTTGCAATTCTTCGCTGTGGCTATGGAATGAACTTAGAAGAACAAGATGATATTTGGTTTAAAAGGAATGCTTTAGAATGCGAAAGAGTTGGTATACCTTATGGTGTGTATCTGTACAGTTATGCAGATACAGTAGAAAAAGCTGCTTCGGAAGCAACACATGTACTTAGATTGATAAAAGGTCGTAAACTTGAATATCCCGTTTATTATGATTTAGAAGACGTTAATACTGCTGGGAAATGTAGTCAAGATTTAATTCTTCAAATGTCTAAAAAATTTGTTGGCATTTTAGAAGACGCTGGTTATTGGGTTGGTATTTATGCCAATTTATATTGGAATGAGGCATATCTGACTGATTCTTGGTATGACACTAAGGCAAGATGGATTGCTCAATATAATTCTGAATGTCAGTATAACAAGGACTATGGAATTTGGCAGTATTCTAGTTCTGGAATTGTCAATGGTATTTCTGGATGCGTTGATATGAACATTTCTTATTTTGATTATCCTGCATTGATTAGAGAAGCTGGTAAAAATGGATTGACTTTTTCGCAAAGTCAAACAGAAACAGTTTATACTGTAAAATCTGGTGACACTCTTTCTGACATTGCCACAAAATATGGCATTACATATCAACAACTTGCTTCCTACAATGGAATTTCTGATCCTAATGTTATTTATATAGGACAAAAGATTCTTGTTCCAAATACTGAATCAGTTGTTGCTTCAGGTAAAACATTAGATGAAATTGTATTGGAGGTATATCGAGGCGAATGGGGAAATGGTTTAGAACGTCAAGCACGCCTTGAAGCAGCGGGATATGACTATCAAATAGTACAAAACAGAGTAGATGCTCTATACAGTTAATAACAAAAAATTGTATATCGTAGTTTAAAGGAGAAGCCACATGGTTTCTTCTTTTTATATTTAAAATTAGTGTAAATATGAATCTCTCGGAAAGGAGGAATTGTTATGCGTGTCATAAGTTTTGATCAAAGCACACGTCGTTCTGGTTATGCCATATTTGAAAACGGTCAATATATAGAATCTGGCGTTGTTGATATGAACAAGAGCAAATTAGAAACAGATAAAAGATCTTTTGAAATGGCGAAAGAACTTTGGCAGGTTATTAAAAAGTATAAACCAGAGAAACTTGTTCTAGAAAATGTGCAACAACAATCGAACCCAGCGACTATGATAATTTTGGCAAGATTGGCTGGTATGATAATTGGTTATGCGGAAGCTCATAATGTCAATGTGCATATTTTGTTGCCAAGCCAATGGCGCAAAGCATTAGGATATTCTCAGGGGGCGAAAGTAAAACGCCAAGAGCTTAAGCAACAGAGTATTGATTATGTAAAAGAAAATTTTGGTCTTGATCTATCAGAAGATGAATGTGAAGCAATTTGCATAGGAGTTGCGGCGCATAAAATTTATAATTTCGCCAACGAAGAAGTTTGGGGCGAAGATTAAATATGAAAATTAATAACAAATTATTATTTAATATATAAAAATTTTTAAATTATGGAGGAAAAGGTTATGAAGGTTAATACATTTGTTAAGAAAGTTAAAGAAGGACAGTTCAATAATGCAGCGGATATGATTAAGGTTTGGTATATTCCTATTCAGACTAAACATGACATTGCATTACGTGTTCTAGAAAAATGTTCTGCGGACAATAATGGCTATTTCTATGTGGACGATTTTGAAAAAAATATTTATTTTTCTATGTTCGTGTTCAATGCCTACACTGGTGTAGAAATTAGCGAAGATTTTGAAACGCTTCTAAAGGAATATGACATGCTATGCAGCAATGATATTTTAGACACAGTTGGGCAACTGTGCTGGAAGGATTACAACCATGTCGAAGAAGTGCTGCATTATGAAGAGAAAAAATTAATGCGTCAGAATTCAATTGAGGCTTCGTTTGCGCAAATGGCGAATGGAATTAGTACAAGCCTTACAACTTTAGCAGATTCTCTTGCTAAGAAAGTTGATGGTTTCGATATCAATAGTATCCTTCCAGAAGGTGCAGATATTGATGAGCTGTTAAGCACACTTGACAAATTAAAATAATTATTTTATAGGAGTTGATGGCATATGGCCGCAGAAAAAACATTAGGCGATGCTATACAAAAACTAATAGACAATGTTGAAACTGTCGCAGAAATTGCAGGCAATATATCTAGACTGCAAGCTGAAAAAGATTTTAATGACGCAGCAAAAACGGCAGTTGATAAATATTACGAATATAAAAACGGAGCTTACACAAAGTATGGGAGACAACATAATTTATATGACATCTATAAAGTAAATTCTGATTTAAAGAAAAGAGGCAAAACGTTTACTATAACAACGAATATTGATATGAATTCTGATCCGTTGGAAGGTGCATACCACAGCAACTCAAGCAAACATCAGGGTGGTGGTTCTTGGGAAAGTGGGGGTCAAGTTGAAGGCGATTATGTATTTGAGAACTTCTTACAAGGCGAACACCCATGGACATATTTTAAAGACGGAGAATATATGTATGGTGAAACTGTTGGTAAAGAAATTCCAGATGACTTTTTAAAAGATTTTATTAAAAATTACGGCAGTAGATATTTTGAAGATAATTTTCAAAAAACAATCGCTCAATTGCTAAAAGTATATTTATGATGTAGGAGGTGATTCTTTTGGCAGAAGCGAGTTATACTTCGAAAATTAAATACAATATTGATGACCTTATGAGCAGTCTTGTTGCATGTAAAACTCAAGCTGAACAGGTAGATGGAGTTTTAGCTAATATTGGCAAGCGAGGAAATCTTAATAATTTTATTAAACAGTTTGTCGCTATGGACGATGCTGTTAAGGTACTTAGGAAAGAACTAGATTCTGTAAAGGCAGGGCTTGGAGATAAATTAAATAATGGTTGGATGAAGTCTTTTGACGAGATGGTTAAAAAGATGTCTCAGATTTCAGAGCTGTCCAAAATTGTGTTTACGGGGCTTAATAGCGTTAATTTAAAAGACAAAGGTGCGACAAAAGAATTATCGAGCTACGCAGAGCAGTTAAATACCATTCTCAAGAACGTTGGAATTGATAAACAAATTGACTTAGATCTTTTTAATACTAAAAGTGTTGAAGATCAGTTTAATGCATTAATTCAATATGCCAGCGAGCTAAATGGCAAATTAAATGTCGCATTTAGTGAGATTGATTTATCCAAAGTTGGAGACAATATCAAGTCTGCTGGAGATGAAGTGTCTGATGATATCAAAGATGCAGGCAATAAAATTTCCGAAGAAGTTCAACGACAAATTGATGAACTGGAAAAACAAAAATCAACGTATCAAGAAGCATTAGACATTTTTAATGGCAAAGACAAAAGAGTAAAAACAACAAAGAAAAATGATATTACTGTTCTAGCTGGCCTTGTTGAAGATTTTAAAAAAGCAGAACAAGAACTTGCGGAATTAGAGAGAACTGGCAAGTCAGGGAAAGAAGAAGCTTTTGTAAGAAAAATAAAGGCAGCAAGCCAGTTAAAGAGCACAATGGATTATGTGTTCGAGCATGGTAGCGATGACGCTACGGCATATGCTGCAAATTCTAGAGAATATGATAGGGCTGAAGAGTTTTTAGAAGAGTTTAGAACAAAGCAGAATGCTACGCTTGAAAAGATAAAGGGCGAGTATAAACAAAAAATTGCAGATATTAATTTAGAAATAGACAATCTTAAAAACATTGAAAATCCAGATGATTTTGTAGAAAAAGAAAATGGAACTTCGGAAGAAAAAAAGATTTCTTTATATGATGAGTTAAATAAAAGAGTTAAAGAATATGTCTCGTTATTGTCAGGGACAGACGAAGGGGCCCAAAACGAAGAGAAGTTAATGGCACTTGTCGATGAAATTAAAGAAGTTTCTCAGGCGTCTAAAGAGGCAGGGACTGCAATTGAACAGATCTTTTCAGATTTAGACTTTGGAGACATTACCGGAGCCGAAGCACTTTCTAAAATCTGTGAGCTACTTAATGTTGAAATCCCTACGGCTGCACAAAAAAGCGCAAAAGAAGTTAGCGGTGTAAGTGGCGAGCTACAAGAATTATTAAATGTTGCGTCGGGGCAAGAGGTTGGTTATTCAAAAGGTAGCGGCGACGCAAAAGAGTCTATGACGCTTTTTGGCGCGGACAAAGTGGTAAGTTCTTTTTCTGGGAAGGATTTTCAGGTAGATACAGATGCAATAGTATCACAACTTGTCAACAATCTAAAAGAAAATATCGTAATGTCTTTGCACAATCATCCAGATGGAATGAGTGCATTTACGCCGTCGGATATTAATTCATTTACCAAGTTGTTTTATGACCAAGGCACAAAAATTAATGGTATCATTGCAGATGGCGTTGTTAAAACAATTGATTTTACTGGCATTTCTAAAGAAATGGCCATCAAAATTGGAGAATCTTACTCTCAAAATTTAAAAGCAGCTACAAAAGAATTTCCTCTGATGGAATATAATGACGGGGAAGTTGGATTAATAAAAGGAGCAGAAGAAAAAGCGGCACAAGCTGGTATTTCGTATGAACAATTAATTGCTGCGTTTAACGAAAAAGTTAATCAAGCATTAGATAAGGCGTTTACAGACAATGGGTTGGCTTCGACTGTTAAGACATATACAATGGAACAGCTACCAGAGCTGTCATCTTATTTGGCCGAAATACAAAAGAATGGAGAAAATTCTGTTGCACCAATTGAAAAATTAAAAAGTTTATTGGCAACATTAAATCCATCGCACACCGCCGATTGGGACAAGTTTAAAGATATTTTTAGCTCGTTCGAGAGTGGAGAAATTGATTCTACTAATGCTTGGAATCAAAGCGTAGCTAGAATTAAGGAAATCGAAGCGCAAGCAGCAGAAGCACATCAAAAAACTACTGAGGCTATCAACGAGGAGACTATCGCGCAAGAAAAGCTTAATCAGATTCAGTCTGGGCAGCCTTCAACTCAGTCTAATCAAACAGACAATCAAACCGCGCAGCTTGAAAAAGAAAAAGAGCTTATGCAAGAAATTGCCGCTCTTAAAGAAAAACTAAATGCTATTCCGACAAATTCTGTTGACGCTTCCGAGCTTGACGCGGCACAAAAACAAGTACAAGAATTGGAAGAAGAAATCCTTCGTATGGAAGGCGCTTTAGATTCATGGAAGAGTGGTTATTACGACATCCAAAATGCTCTAGATAATTCTGTCCCGATGAGCGAAGTCGATAATATGACTTCAAATGATGTCGTAGATGAATATAGAGCAAAAATTGAAAATTTGTCTTCTGTAATTGATGAATTAAAAACCAAGCTTGCTGAAGCAAAAGTACAATTAGGTAGTGCGACAGAAGCAAAGCAAACAGGAGAGCCTGCTGCAACCGCACCAGAAGTAACTAGTGCTAGTGGTGTGCAGGAATCATTTGCGGCGGCGACGGAACAAAAAAATCAGTTTGTTGAAGCTAATGCAAGAGTTAAGGAGAGTGCGGAAGCTTCTGCGGCTGCTATAGAAAAAGAAATAGAAAAGGCTAGAGAGGCTAGTGAAGCTTTTGCGTCCGCCACTAAAGCAAAAAATGATTTTGCTAATGCAAACCAAAATGTAAAAGATAGCGCGGATAAAACTGCTGAATCACTTGGAAATGAAGCTGATTTTAGCAATGGTACAAGAAAAGGGATAACTTCTCGTTCTAGTAGTTCTAAAAGTTCTAACGACAGCTATAAAGAACTAGATAATTATAAGACATTAATAGATGCAAATCAAAAGCTATCTTCTGCTTTTAGGAAAATTGATACGGAAGTCTTCGTAGATAAAGATAGTGATCTTGGCCAGTTAAAGAGTAGATATGAAACTCTATCAAAGGAGATACAAGATCTAACAAAGTCCGAAGAAGCCTTTGGTAAAGTGTCAGAAGATGACATGCAAAGGTTGAGTGCTGCGACAAAGCAGCTCATGAGCAATTTTGAACAGTACGCAAAGGTAAAGAAGGACTCAGCAAAGCAAAGCAATACCTCATATGGGGCAGATGTTGTCGGACAAGTCGAAACAAAGCATACTGGGTTAATTAATAGCGTTAATAGCAAAGGCTATGCCAATGCCTCCGGGCTTACTACTCAATTACAGCAATACGAGCAAGCATATCAAAGAATAATTACACTGCAAAAAGAGCTTGCAAACATAGACATCACTTCGGATTTGGGTAAGCAAAAGGCCGCAGAGTTTGATAGTGCAGTTGAGTCATTTAATAAATATGGCAAAGCAATTGAAAATATCATTAAGAAGTCCGAAGAGATGAAAAACAAAGTTGGTAATATCACTCGTGCAGTCTCTGATGGCTTTGATATTGGCGACGAAGCAAGCAGAAGAAGTGAATTAGAAGCATTTGCTAATTCTTTTGATGGGTTAGATAAAAAATCTATTCAGTTCGCTGACAACTATTCCAAGGTTACTTTTACAATAAAGAATGGCAATGGCGAAGTAGAAAAACTAACTGCATCGTTTAATCAAGCGGGAAATGCTATTAATGCTTCCGCTAAGAATATGGGCAAAGCAAGTAGTACGCTTGGCTCTTTCTTTAGCAATGTTAAGAAAAAGTCTGGTGAAATTCTTACATACTTTACTGGCGCAAATATGGTGTATAAAACTGTTGCTCAAATTAAGCAAGGTATTACATATGTAAGAGAAATTGACGCAGCGTTAACAGAATTAAAGAAAGTTACCGATGAAACTGATGAAACTTATAAGAGATTCTTGCAAGATGCATCTAAAACTGCTGGGCAGATTGGTTCTACTGTTAAAGATTTTACTAATGCTACAGCAGATTTCGCAAGGCTTAATTAATAGGCCCCCTGTATGGCGACATATAGGTAAACATCCATCTTAAAACGGGGAAACTCCAGAGATGGACAATCCCGTGGGTAATGTAAAACATTTAATATAAATTATATGAATAGGAGGTGATAAAATGCCAAGACGAATAAATATTGTTGGAGAACAATATGGAGAACTAGTGGTAACAAAAATGTTGTATGGATATAATGGAGGAAAACATACATATTGCGAATGTATAAATGAAAATGGCGTTGTAGTAGTAGTTCGATTAGATGCATTAAGAAACGGTAGCACAAAAACGGCGAGTGGTTCATTAAATAAAGGAAAAGAAAAAGATTTGGCTGGGAAACAATTTGGCAAACTTATTGTTAAATACAAATTGGACAAAAGAGCATCTAATGGTTGTATTATGTGGTATTGCGAATGTGAGTGTGGAGGAAATATAAAATGTTCTTCTGGAGATCTTATTAGAGGAAGAGTTTCTAGTTGTGGATGTTTAGTTAAGCAATATTATGATTCTATAGCTTATAATTTAACAAATCAAAGATTTGGCATGTTGGTGGCAAAAGAATATGTAAAACGGAAAGGTAGTCCATGTAATTATAAACGACTATGGAGATGTGAATGTGATTGTGGAAATGAAGTATTGGCGTCTGTTTCAGATTTAGTTGGGGGATGCACTATTAGTTGTGGGTGTCAGTCATCTAGCTCGGGGGAAATTTTAGTAGAAACCATTCTAAAAAAATATAATATCAAATTTGAGCGAGAATTTACATGGGATGACTGCAGAAATATTTTGCCACTTCCATTTGATTTTTATTTGCCAGATTATCATATGGTAATAGAATATCAAGGAAAACAGCATTTTGAGCCAATTGATTTCTTTGGTGGCGAAGAGGCTTATGAGAATAGAGTATACAGAGACAAAATTAAAAAAGAATATTGCCATAGCAAGAATATTGGCATTTTATATATCCCATATACATCTAGGCCAAATGAAGTTGAGAATATTATATTAAATGTTTTAAGTCCTGTAACGATCACAGCGTAATCGGTAACGGTTATGCGTATGGTGGACATCTTATTAAGATGAAGAGATGATCTGACCTGCAACTATAATCTAATAATGAAATTGCAGAGGTAGGCAGAAATGACCTACCCATTTCCTTTAGTGGAAATAGTAACAAAGTGAGGATATAACATTGAGCAAGCATCTGACTTGGCAAAGGCCGCTTCCGTTTATTATAACGTTGGTGATGACCTAGCCGATATTGGCGAGGCTTCTGACAGTATTATTTCTACAATGCACGGATTTAATATTGAAGCGTCTAATGCTATGGGAATCGTAGATAAATTCAACGAGGTGGGTAAATTATTGCCCTTAGATAACTATAACGGTTAAAGGCCAGAGATGGTTTAGACCGTGGAAAGACTATGTTAATAAAAATAGCGGAAGAAATATTATAATATTGATATATTGTATTTATGGGAATATGATATTGTTCACAATACAAAATTATGTGAAGAGTTGATTAAACAATATATTGATAATAATGGGGTATTAGATGATTATAACAGTTTTAATTATTCCTATATTGATCAATTAAAATTAAATACTGATATTATTTATCCATATTTTATTAACATAGAATCCGTACAGACTGCGGGATAATAACAGTAATGTTATTATTGAAGTTATCTCTCATTAATATAATGAGCAATATACAGTCGGAACTTACGCAATAATCTAATAATAATAAAACGTAAGAAGTAGGTCGAAAGTCCTACTCGCCATTTTTTAAATGGTCAGTAATTAGTATAAAACTAATGAAAGCAACAGATTGAATAACTTCGCAATCAGTTCATCTGGCATTGGACAAGCACTTTTACGTTCTGCTAGTGCAATGTCGGAAGCAGGGAATACCATTGATGAGTCAATTGGTTTAATCACTGCCGCGAATTCGGTAGTTCAAAATCCTGAATCCGTAGGTACTGCCATGAAGACATTATCTCTTCGTATTCGAGGAGCAAAAGTAGAACTAGAGGATGCAGGTGAAGATGTTGATGGCATGGCCAATAGCGTCTCAGAGCTGCAGAAAAAATTGTTAGCTTTAACAGGCGGGAAAGTTGACATTATGCTCGATGAGAATACATTCAAGAACACTACAGAAATTTTACGTGAAATGTCTCAAGTATGGGACGACATGACGGACGTAAATCGAGCAGCCGCACTAGAATTGCTAGGCGGAAAAAGACAAGCAAATGTTTTAGCCGCCGTTATTAAGAATTTTGACTTAGTAGAAGAAGCGATACAAACATCCGCAGATTCTGCTGGTAGTGCTATGGCCGAAAATGAAAAATATATGGACAGTATTCAAGGCCATATCGATCAGTTTACAAATGCTGTTCAGACTATGTGGATGAACTTTATAAATACTGATGCTACTAAATTCCTTGTGGATGTTGGTACTGGATTAGTAAGTGTTGTAGATAAAGTTGGTGTACTAAAAAGTACTATACTTATATTGTTGGGCGTAGTTGCCCCATTAAAAGCATTTTTAAAAGCCACGGAAGGCATGTCGTTGGCAGAACGTATTGGGAAAATTGTCACGGCCATTAGGGGATTCTCCATCTCTAATATTGGCGATTCAATTAATAATTTAATTAAGACTTTAGGTCTTGCAGACACTGCATTTGCCAAATTTATTGCAAGGATAATCGAAGCAGTTGCGACAGAATATGCTGCTGCCGGAGCGACTGGCGTGTTAAAAATGGCAGTTAAGAGCCTAGAAACAGCAGTTCTAAGTGCAATAGCAAAAATTTATGTAGCATTAGGCCCTGTTGGGCTTATAATTGCAGCAGTTACAGTAGCTGTAGGTGCTCTTATTGCTGCTTATGTGGCATGGGGCCCCACTCATAAAAATTTCATTAAAAAATTAGAAGAAGAAACTGAGAATTTAAAAAATATCCGCTCGAATCTCGATTCCTTAAATTCCGAACTAGAAACTACGAAGAGCCGTATAGAAGAGCTCGAATCTAAAGGCCCATTAACTCTTACAGAGCAAGAAGAGCTTGACAAATTAAAAGAGCAAAATGCCGAACTTGAACGTCAAATTCGTTTGGAAGAAGCAAGAGAAGAACGTGCTAAAAACAAGCAAGCAGAAGCTGTAAAGGGCGCATTGGATACCGATCAAGATTTCAAGACGCGACCTACTGGCACGCTTAATCTTAAAGACACAAACAATTTTGAAGACGAATTAGGTAAAGTAAAGAACGCCAAAGATAAACTAGACAAAGCGGAAACAGAAGTACAGGATGCCTTAGACTCTGGTATGGACACCAATAGCAAAAAGTTCCAAAAGCTAGAAAAGAATTTAGAGTCTGCGCAAGAAGATTATGCCGACGCACAGTCCAATTGGGACGAGTTTATGAAAGGCAAAGAAGAAGAATATGGCGTCAGCGACTTGGAATGGTTTGATGGTGACAATTTAACAGAGGCACAAAAGGCAGTAAATGGTCTTCTTAGCTCGATGCAAAATTACAATGATCGAGCAGAAATCATGTTTGGTTCTGCTGGAGCAAAAGAGTCTGCTCTTGACCGCTTATTCGGCGAGCGTGGTTCTGAGGCAGGACAAGCATTCCAAGAAGCATTTAACGCGAAAATTGAATCTGGAGAGATCAATGTTGACGTTGATAAATTCGGAGATTACGAATCTGCTATTGAAGGAGTCACTGGAGAGGTTGAGAGCTTAATTGCTGAAAATCCACAGCTTAAAGTACAATTAGACTCTCTTGGAATTAGTGCAGAAGATGTTGCAAGATATTTCTTGAACATTAGCGGTGCTATGCAACAGACTAGTGAAGCCACTTCTGTGGCTGTTAGCGACATAGCAAGCCTTACTTCTGCTTATGATTCGTATGCGTCAGTGTTACAGACAGTTAATGACATAACATTTGACGGGCAAGCGATTTCTGACGATTATTATACTGCACTCCAAGAGTATCTTGGAGATGTAACTGTTGGCGAAGAGAGCTTCGGTGACGCAATTGATACTACGAATGGCAAGGTCGTTAAGAATACACGTCTATTAAGAGCATTAATTGCACAGAAGAAAAAAGAACAAAAGGCAACAGTAAGTGCGGCGAAAGCACAAAGTCAGTCGCAGTATACAAAAGTTGTAAAACAACTACAACAGGCTGTTAAGGCAATGTATGCGGATTACAAAGCGTATGGATATGTTACAAAAGCAACTTATGATAATATTAGCGCGTTGCGTAGTCAGATACAAGCACTCAAGAATGCAGTTAAAGAATATTCAATTTTAGAGTTGAAATTATCAGATGTTACCAATGCGTATGATGAATTCGAGGATGCTAAAAACAGAGATTCGGAAGTGGCGTATGGCGACTCAATGGTCGAAATGCTTGAGACCATTAGCGATGGATTGTTGAGTGGCAAAGTTGGGACGGAAGCATTTAAGGCGGCATGTGAGGCATTAGTTCCTCCGAGCGTTATTGCAAACTGTAAAACTTTTGAAGAACGTCTTGACGCCATTGATGATTATTTTGAAAACTCAAAGTTTGCAGACTATTTCACTATTGATGATGATGGAAATTTTTCAATAGGCTTAAAGAACATAGAAGCATTTATTGCCGACGCGAAAGAAGCTAGTGCTTTTATTGAAAATGCGGACGGCACATTTACTCTTGATAGTAGTATAAAGAGCGTTGACGACCTTGCAAATGCAATGGGATTAACAAAGGCCGCAACTATTGCAATGTTGACAGAGCTGTCAAAATATGATGCAAGTTGGGGAGATATCGTTTCTGACCTAACTATGACAGAACTTGACAAAAAACTTAGAGATACTACCGACTCTTTGGACAAGGCACTTGCGAAGCAAGAAGAGTTTTTCAAGGCTGGTAAAGATCCACTTGGCGAAAATGCAGAAGAATATAATGCGATTCAGCAAGAAATTGATGGCGCTACAGATTCATTGAATAATGCGCAACAAGCTATTGTTGACAATACAAAAGCTTGGATCGATGCAAACAATACCGTTGATGCTGCAAAAGAAAATGTATCAACACTTACAAGAGAATTACAAGAGTTAAAAGATGCTGGAGCTTCGGATGAGGAGATTCAAATAAAGACGGATGAGCTCGAAAAAGCAAAAGAGCAGTTAGCAGAAGCTTTAAAAATTAAATATGGCCTAGAACAGCCAACCGTAATGGATTTTCAGGTTGTATTAACTGATGTCCAATCTAAAATTGATCAGTGGAAAGAAGAAAATGCCACTCTAGTCACTGAAGTAGTTCCAAAGCTAGAGCAAGATAAGGATGGAGTTTGGAAAATTCCGGCAACGCTTGAATTAGACGAAGATCAGCAACAGAAGATTCAAGAATATGTTGATTTAAAAAATGACGAACAACAACTTGAGGTGTTAACTAATCAAGAAGTTGACCCAATAACTGATGGAATAACTCAGGTCAAAGAAGTTCTTGACAACATTTTGGATGCCATTCAATCTCCAGACAAAAACAAGAAGCAAGATACTAAAACAACTGATACAACAAAAACAAGCTCTGGTACAACTTCGACGAGTACTGAAAAAAGTGCAAGCACAACTTCTACTTCCAACGTTACGGGATTTGAAGCACAAAGCCCGGATCAAGTAATTGCAGGTTGGAACGCATTAGTGGACGATGTGGTTGTTGAGGTACAGCAATTCGCCAACAATATTTGGAGTGGCATATCTACTTTCTTTACAGAAACATTGCCAACTGTATGGGACAATTTGTGGAGCGGTATTGGAGACAAATTATCTGGTGCAGAAGAATGGGCGCAAGGACTATGGGAAGACATAAATACATTTTTCACAGGCACATTGCCTCAAAAATGGGATGAGTTCTGGAACGGTGTTGGCGAATGTCTTGACGGAGTAAAAGATTGGGCTGCTAATGTAGAAGAAGGCGTTAATACATTCTTTACCGAAACGATTCCAGAAAAATGGAACGAGTTTTGGGGAAGTGTTGGGGAATTCATTGGCGACATCCCTTACGCAGTTGGATATATATCTGCGAAAGTTGAAGAATTCTTTACAGAGACTGTCCCTGAGAAATGGGGAGAGTTTTGGGATAATGTTAGTGAAGATTTCGACAAAGTAAAACAATGGGCAAGCGATCTTAAAGATGCGGTAGTTACATTCTTTACAGAAACTGTTCCAGAAAAATGGGATGAATTTTGGGATGGCGTTGGCGAAGAATTAAACAATTTAAAAGAAGACGCTATTGCTTTGAAAGATAAAGTTGTTGAGTTCTTCACGACAACAATTCCTACAAAATGGAGTGAATTTTGGACTAGCGTTGGTGAATATATTGATGGCACAATCGCGCCAGCCTTAAGCGCGGCGTGGGATAGCGTGTATGGATTCTTTACCGAGACAGTTCCTGAAAAATGGCATTCTTTCTGGGAGAGTGTCGGCACTTATGTTGATGAAGTGATTGGCCCAGCATTGGTAACAGCGGGAGAAAAGATTTTAGAATTCTTTACAGCAACGCTTCCGACAAAATGGAATGAATTTTGGGAAGGAGTCGGGACATTTCTTACAGAAACAGTACCTACTACTTTAGAAAATATTAAAACTGGCATTTCTACATTCTTCACAGAAACTGTTCCTAGTGCCATTAATGGCCTTTGGGAATCGGCTGCTTCTTGGATTAGTACACAAGCGAGCAATTTTTGGAACAACCTAAAGAGCAAATTTACACAAGGTCGTGAAGATGCAAAAAGCGGAAGCGGCTATAATCCTGACGGTGCGTCTAGTGCGCTTGGAAATGCTTTGGCAAAAGGCAATGCGCATTCAGGCAAGAAGCCCGGATTAAAAGCAAATGAGCACAATGCCATTGTAGGCGAGCTTGGTCGTGAACTAGTAGTAGACGCAAACAAGGGCGTTTATTATACTGTTGGAGAACATGGCACGGAAATGCTTGATTTGCCGAAGGGTGCAATAATCTATAACCACAAGCAGACAGAAGAGTTATTAAAGAATGGGTACACGTCTCGTGGGACATACACTGGCGGCTTGTCGTTTGCTAAAGGCAATGCTCACTGGAATTATGGTACTTATACAAAGAAAACTGGCACTGGAGCGAATGCTGCGTGGGGAGATGGCAGTGACAAAGACTGGTCTCAAATGGGTTGGGACTTAAGTGATGCTGCTAGTGACCTATCTGATGCGGCAAGTGATGTATCTGACGCAGCCGATGATGCAGAGCAAACCATTGACTTTATTGAATATAAGCTTGAAGAAATCGAGAAGGCAATTACTCATATGACCAATAGAATTGAGAATTTCCTTGACGATACTTCTCAAATTGGAGATAAGAACAGCTTATATGATGACTTAGTCGGAGCAGAAAAACAGAAAGCATCTACATATTTTGCTGCAGCAGAGCTTTACAACCAGAAGGCAACGGAGCTACTGTCTAAAGTGCCAGCCGAGTATCAAGAAATGGCAAAGAACGGCGCTATCGCAATTAAAGACTTTATCGGGGAAAGCGAAGGCGAAATTGCTGATGCCATTGAAGAATATCGTACATGGTCTACAAAAGCAGAAGATGCAGAGAACAGCTATCTAGAGTCTATTGCTGAAATTTCTGCAAAACGTCTTGAACAGTTAAATGACATTGCCGATGATTTTGAGAATATTGTTGGTTTAGTCGCACAACACTCAAGTCTAATTCAGGCTGAAATGGATCTTCTTGACGAAGCGGGCGAAAGACTTTCTGAGAATTTCTATAAGGAATTAATGAAAGACTCTCAGAAGCAAATTGAAGACCTAAATAATAAGCGTGCTTCGCTACAAAGTATCCTAGATCAAGCTGTCACTTCTGGAGATGTTAGAGTTGGAACTGATGATTGGTATGAAATGGTTAACGCCATTTATGACGTTGACGACTCAATCCTTTCATGTAAGAAAGATATCGAAGGCTTCCAGAATAGTATTAATGACCTTTACTGGGATAATCTTGATAAGTTAATTGATAAGATTGATAATGTTGATTCTGAACTTTCTCATTTGTATAACCTTGTCTCCGATGAAGAGAAAGTAGTAGACGAATTCGGCAATTGGACTAAAGATGGCGTGACTGCTCTTGGTCTACTTGCACAGCAGTTAGAAGCCGCGAACTTTAAAGTTGAGCAATATGGTGAAGCAATTGCTCGTCTTGAAAAGGACTATGCTGCTGGGCTATATAGTACGGACGAGTATAACGAGAAACTTGCCGAGCTTAAAGAGAATCAATGGGATGCAATTGAGGCGCAAGAGGCCGCGAAGAAGTCTATTATTGATTTGAATAAAACTCGTGTTCAAGCTGTCAAGGACGGACTGCAAAAAGAAATAGACAGTTTTTCAGAATTAATAGACAAAAAGAAAGAGGAACTTAGCCTCCAAAAAGAAGCAAATGATTTTTCCAAGCAAGTCGCGGAGCAGCAGAAGAATATCGCGGACATTCAAAAGAGGCTTGCAGTAATTTCTGGCGACAATTCAGCGTCCGCGATTGCACAGAAGAAAAAGCTTCAAGCCGAACTGCAGCAAGCACAAGATGAGTTAAACGACCTGTATTATGATCATAGTATCGAAAAACAGCAAGAAGCTCTTGATAAGTCTCTAGAGAACTATCAAGACAATAAGCAAGACGAAATGGATGCTCTTGATGAATCGCTTAAGAACGAGAATCAAGTCATTCAAGATAGTTATGCGGTTATTGCTGCCAATACAGATTCGTTAGCACAAAACTTGTCTGAAATCGCAGACAAGTATGGAATCACTCTTTCTGACTCTGTAACTAAACCTTGGTTAGAAGGCGTAGATGCCATTGGCACTTATCAGGAGCAATTAGACACTTCTGCGAGCGCATTTACTGAGCAATTACGCGCATTAAAACAAGAGCTTGTAGATTTACAAGTTGAAGCTGATAAGACCGCAGATAGCATAATCAAAGCCACAAATAGCAAGAAGAATTCGACTGAGAGTGCGAAGTACACTCCGCCAACTCCTTCGACTCCACAGCAGTCCCCAGCTACTGAACCATCCACTCCAGCAGCCCCGACTAAGGGTTCGTCTGTAACTGTTAAGAGTTCCGCAACGCATTTCTCAAGAAATGGTGGGAATGGAACGAGGATGCAATCATGGGTACCCGGATCTACTTTCACAGTTTATCAAGTTAGTGGCGATGAGGTTCTTCTTGGAAGAAATGGTGGATATACTGGTTGGGTAAAGCTTTCTGATATCGAGGGATATGCTAAAGGTTCAAAGGCAATTAATAAAGATCAATTCGCATTTCTTGATGAGCTTGGAGAAGAATTACAACTTATTCCTGATGGGTCTGGTAGACTTTCATATGTAAAGAAAGGTACTGGAATTATTCCAGCAGACCTTACTGAGAGACTTATGGAATGGGGCAAACTAGATCCATCTAGTGTTCTAGAGCAATCCAAGCCTACTGTTAGTGCTCCTCATATTATTAATAATAATATTGAGTTGAATATGCAGATTGGTGAAGTTGTTCACGTAGAAAGAGCGGACAATAGTTCGATTCCAAACATCGCTAAAGCGGTGCAAGACCAGATGGACAATTATATGAAAAATATCAACAAAAAGCTTTATAATCGTGTTAGATAACACAAAATTATAGGAGAGGGTGTAATAGCTCTCTCCTATTTATATAATTTCAAGTAGTTAGTAGGAGGTGTGATATCTTGGCGATATATCATCCTAAAATTCGTTTCCGCAATCAAACAAATTATGATTTAGAACTTGTTGTAAGTACATTCAATCCAGATAATGGGGCGGTAGATTCATACTTAGATATGGAGCCAGTTTTTACTGATAGCTATGATGGCACAATGCGCACAGATTATGGCGCAAAATATAAATCTGTCGCAACTCCGTCTGTAACATTTGTTGAAGTAGATGGGTCTGATATTGGCCCATATAAAGTTAGAAATACATTGCGCTGGCTTACTGGCTCTAGAAGCAACGCATGGATGGATGTCTGCGACAAAGATGGGGACGTTGTATACTCATATCTTGGTAGATTCACGAATGTGCAGCTTCAGAAAATGGATGCAAGAGTTATTGGAATCGCAGCTACGTTTACTGCAGTAAGTCCGTGGGCGTATTCAAAAGTCTATCCTATAGAAATCAAAATTGTAGGAGAGACTGAATTCGCAATAGACAACCAAAGTGATGACATTTATTCTTATATTTATCCAAAGGTAACATTTCAGAATAGTTCGAACAATGGGAGTTTGCTTATTAAAAATAAGTCATTAAATAACGAAACGAAATTTGAAAAATTACAACAGGACGAAACAGTTACAATAGATAGCAACTTTGTTGTATATTCTACGAACGACAAGAGAATCTTTGACAATGATTTTAATTTTATATTCCCTACATTGCTCCCCGGAACTAATTATTTTTCAGCGAATGGAACTGGGACATTAAAGATTGAGTTCAGATACCCAATGAAGGTAGCAGATGGGCTATTAAATGATTATGACCTAAAAGATGGATTGACCGTTTGGGTAGAAGGCAAGGTATTAAAAATCAAAGGCGATACAACAAAGAACCCTCCAATTTGGACTAACATCAAAGTTGAGGGACACAAAATGATTGTAAGAGGAGAACTCAAGGACGTGAAGTTAGAAATTGGTACGGACGTTTCCAATGGTGTGCTTACGCTTGAAGACGATGGAAGCGTATGCCCATTTAATGAATTTGATGCAGAGGTCGTAAACGGAGAGTTAATTATTAATAAACCTATACGACAAGTAAGTATTTCATAACAAAGGCAGGTGAAAGAAATGCAACTACCAAAAGATTTATTGTCTGACACCTATCGTGCCCCGAATGTAGTTTTGTGCCAGACAAACAAAGAAAAGATTTGTAAATTAAATGTGACTAATCTAGAAGGTACTTTCAAATTTAACTCATATAGTGAAATTTCATTCGATGTTCCTTCTATTTATTGTGATATTATTACTGGAGAGACAAAACCAACGCCGTACTATGATTATGTTGAAGGACTTAGGCTTGTGTATCTAGAGGGCTTTGGCTATTTCCAATTGCAAGATCCAGAGATTGATGGAAATGGTATTCAAGAATATAAACATATTAATGCTTACTCGTTAGAGTATTCTCTATCTCAAAGATATCTTGAAAATTTCATTATTAACGAAGGCGACGTTGGAGATACTGCTGGTAGTATTGACGGAGTTGTGTTATATAATTCAGATGACATTGCTCATAGCTTAATCCATCTTGTGTTACAAAAGGCATATGGTTGGACAGTTGGACATGTAGACGATGAGCTAAAAAATCAAGGCCGTAGTTTTGAAATTGATCGTCAGTCCATTTATGATTTCATTATGAATGATATGTGCGAAACATTTAAATGTTATGTTGAGTTCGACACAATTAATAATACAATTAGCATTTATGCAGAAAATGAAGTTGAACGCTTTATTGGAGATGGAGAAACGAACATTTTCAATTTACAAAATGATATTTCTACAGATACTGATATCACAATTAATGGCCATGTTGTCACAGAGTATAAATACAATTTGACTACAAAAGAATTGTCTTTTGAGAATGTACCTGCGCAAGGAGACATTATTGAAGTTTCTAACGAATTTAAGCATAAATATGATACTGATGTTATTATTGCGTTTGAAAATTTATCAAATGATATGAAAGTTAATTATTCGGCAGATGATATAAAGACCGTTCTTACAGTTAAAGGGTCGGACGATTTAGATATTCGTAATGTAAATTTTGGATTGCCATCTATTATGAACTTGGATTATTATTGTACTCCAGACTGGATGGGAGATAGCTTGTACCAAGAATATAAATGGTACATAGATAAGCAATCTAAGTACATGAGTGGCTTTTACAGCAAAGATATTAGTGGAGCCTCTGAGGAATCATTTGATGTTGCGACTATAAGAGAAGATTTTATTGCTGGTGATGTGCAACAACTGCCAGTGCAAAGTACACAAGAGCAATTTAATGTTAATGGAAGTGCTGTCTCATACAATATAGATAAAGTTACTAAAGAATATGAAGTTAGTAGTGAGATTGAAGAAATTCGTGTTGATAGTAAAAACGAGACCTTTAATGAACCAACTATGCAGATTGAAACAATAACGGCGCAAGAAGATGTTGCAACTTTCACCTTTGATGGCACATACACGTTTGTTCTTCCTCAAGATTTTAATTTTAACGCAAATAGCATTGTAACAATTGATGACAACATTATAAACGAGTCTGATTATAGCTACAATAGCAATAGGAATAGTTTAACAGTTATTACACAGTCATTATTGGCTACTGGAAGTACGGTAAAAGTCACAACATGTGAAAATAAGTTCATTGTAGAGAATCCAATTACAAGCAATAGTAAAATTGTGATTAACGGGACTCGTGAGCTAACGGCCTCTGAATATTCTCAAACGACAAGCGGCAGTAAAAAATATTTAACAATTAATGTTTTATTAAGTGTTGGCGACGAAATAGAAATCAGCACACCGTCTGGGGAACTGGAAACAAGTTTTGAGCTATCTATTCAAAGTGGGTATGTAATATCTTCTGTTGCGGTTGACGGCAGTGTTGTTGGCTATATTGTTAATGGCTCAGGAGCAATTCTTACTATTACAGACTCAGATGTTATAAAATATGGCAGCGTCATTGAAGTGAAATATGTCCAAAATAGTTTTACTTTGGGGAAGCTTCGTGACAAAATTACATCTATTAAAATAAACAATCAAGCTATAGATTCTTCTAAGTACAAATTGGACGAAAACCAGTTAACGATTGTAGATAAGCTGTCTGGAGGAGAGATAATTGTAGTGGAGTCGGTTGATACGCATTTTAATCTCTCCGATTACAAAGATAAAGTTATTGTGTCTGTAAATGTTAACGGTGTGGAAGCGAATTATAATTTCGATGGGGACACTTTAGTGATAGATGAACTTGTGGCAAATGATAATATCGTTGTGAATTTGGTAAGCAATAAGTTTACACTTCAACAAGATGGGAATGAAATATTATCAATAAACATTGGTTCTCATAAACTAAGTAACGAAAACTATACATTGGAAGCAAATATTATAACAATTACTGCACTGAATCAGCTATTTAATGGAGAACAGGTTGTAATAGAGCTTGCCCCAGAATCTTTCTTTTTGTCGCAGACAAGAGATAAAATAGTGTCTGTCGTTGTTGATGGGAAGGAAATCAACAATAGTCAATACACGTATAATTATAGCAATAATAAATTTGCTATTTCTTTGAACAGTATTTCATTACATAGTAGTGTTGTCGTAGAGTCTATTGACACTCATTTCAGTGTTAAACAATTGTATACAAATGAGGATATTGCCTCTGTATGTATTTTGAGAACATTAAATGATGGGACAACACAAGAGTTAACCGTAAATGATTATTACTATGACAAGGCAACAAACATATTGGTTGTCAATGATAGTAGACTAGAACAGGATGACGTAGTTTTATTCACAACTATCAAAAATTCATTTATAATTTCAAACAACCAGAAAGCGTTAATCTCTGTTAAAATTAATGACAAAAAAGTTACAGATTATAAACTCGCTGCTGGCGTGTTAAACATCACTAGTAGTTTAAATGTTGGTGACAAAGTATCTGTTGAGTTTTTAGATAATCATTTTGTGCTACAAAACGACATTGGTTCAAAGCATATCGTTGAAAAGAAATCCACTGATTCGATGTTAACTGAAACAATTTCAGAAGGTGAAGATGGATATCTGTACGACAAAACTACAAAAACATTGACAGTGTATGCCGCGCTTGAAAATGGAGATAAACTTATTGTAAAGACTATCGAGGCCGAAAATGCTTTGTTAGTTGTTGAGTCTAATGCGGGAGATGGCGAAATATTAAGAACAGATGTCTCTCCAAAACTGGATTCTTACGAGCCAAAAGCCGGAGACTATGTTGTAAAGGTGGAAAGCTATACAGAAACATTGAAGAGATTGTATCAATTAATAGACGATCAGTTAACCGAAGAAAATTCTGTTCCAGACGAATATAAGATTACTGAGAAAATTGTTACTCCAGATAATTTTGATCAAGCGGGACTTTATTTACCAGAGGCAAGTGTAGACAATCTTGGTGAAGTTTATAAGATAGTTAACCAAGACAACAATGGAAATGAAGTCGCTTCTAAGTATTATGTTTGCGAAATTAAAGTCTCTGTTGTAAATGACGAGCAGACCGGTAAAGAAGAACAAAATTATACTTATGTCTGGAAAGAAAGGGATTTGGTTTTTGGTGCCGAAGGCATTAGCTCTCTTAAAGAAGAAATAGACATATATTCTTCAATTCAAGACGTACAAATTGCTGCAGAATGGGATAAAAAAGACGAAGATAGCAACGAATACAAGGCATATATAAGCAATCTTAATAAGCTTAACGCAGCCAAGAAGGAACTAGAGAACAAACAAAAGGCAGTTGAAGATATTCAAGCGCAGATTCAGAAAGTACAAAATGAAATTACGTTAATATCAGAAGATATAAGCGTTAACAAGAACTTTACTCCAGAAAACTTAGACAGATTATCATTATTCTTAAGAGAAGATGAATATTCTGATGATTGTTTCTGTGTCACAGAGATTGATACTGACTTAGATAAAATTAATACGCAGAAAGAATTGTTAGTTGCTGGGCAAAAAGAACTTAAAAGGATTTCTCAGCCGAAGTTGTCTTTCTCTGCTTCTATGAGAAATATCTATGCTATGCCTGAGTTTGCCCCTATTCTAAATCAGTTTAGCCTTGGCAATTTTGTCAAAGTCAAAATGAGAGATGACTTTATCAAAAAGGCAAGGTTGCTCGAAGTCCAGTTGAATTTTTCTGACTTAAGTAATTTCTCATGTACTTTCGGAGACTTATTATCTGCAAAAGACCAAGGTGATATTCATGCTGATCTATTGGCACAAGCAGTTAGCGCTGGTAAGGCTGTAGCAAGTGGTTCATCTTATTGGCAAAAAGGATATGATGTGGCTACTGCTATAGACGAAAGAATTAGAAACGGCTTAATTGATGCAACGACTTCCATTAAATCTAATTCTGCAGGGCAAAGTGTTTCATGGGATAATTATGGTATTCATCTTCGTAAGGTCGTAGATGGTGTTTTAGACAAGCATGAAGGCTGGATTACAAACAACAAATTCTTGTATTCTGACGACAATTTCCAAACAACGAAATCCGTGTTTGGTAATTACACTATTGAAGGAGAGGAATACTGGGGCATTCTGGCTGGATGCGTTCGCGCTGGTCTGATAGAAGGTAGCAGCATAGTTGGTGGTCAAATCTGCATTGGGGAACAAGAAGATGGAACGTATGCGTTTATGGTTGATAAAGACGGAACAGTCACAATGAACAAAGGTGACGCCGCAGAGAAGCTTTCTTTCTTTAGTTTTGATGGTGATAATGGATTAGTTGTTGGCGAAAATAATGGTTCTGGTGAATACTTTTCAAGAGTTTCTGCGCAAAGAATTGAATTCTGCCGCAAGGCCAGAATTATAACAGTAGACTCAGAACCAACACAAAATAGATATAATAATTACGATTATGTTTTATACGTTCATCAAGAAAATAACGTCACTTACTACGATTATTATAAGAACCCAGACTTTTTGTCTGCCCAATATAAGCCGATAAGTTCAATTGGTGAAAATTTTGCAGATCCAGAAATTAAATTTGGTATTCCAATTACTTATTTTGCGAATGATACTGCATACATGAAACAAGCAGAAATTGAGGGTAGTTTAAAAGTTGGCACAGAAGAGAAACTATCATCTATTTCTTTAGGCAATTTTAAACTTCAAATAGAAAGCAATGGAAGCTTATCTATTGTCGCAATACAATAACGTGGAGGTGATATTTTATGGCAACTGCATCAAGTGGTGCATTCGAAACAAGTGTATATAATGCTGCTGGAAGCAAATATCCTGATAGGATTAGAGTAGAATGGTATTCATCACAAAGTGTTGCAAACAATACGTCTACAATATATTGGACTGTTATGTCAGCAGGCGGAACCGGCAGCTCGTACAGTTATGTTATGACAGGCCCTGTAACTGTTAGCATTGCAGGTGTTACAGTGTATAGCCGTGCAGACAGATTTGCAATGCATGTAGGGGAAGTCCTTGGTTCTGGTAGTTTTACTTTAACGCACAATTCTGATGGCAAGCAATCATTCTCCGCGTGGGCAGAGGCAGCTATTTATACTTATGCCATTAGTAGCACAAGGTATGATTATTATGTTAACTTGCCACTGATTCCAAGAGCTTCAAGTATTAGTGTGTCTGGCACGACTATAGGTTCACCAATAAAAATTAGCATTTCAAAAGCGGGATCTTCTTTTACACATACATTAGAGTATAAATTTGGTAATAAGTCTGGTACTATTGCGACAAAGACGTCAAGCTCCCCTGTTAGTTGGACACCACCAATTGATTTAGCGTTACAGATTCCAAGTTCTCAGTATGGAACTGGTACGTTAAAATGTATTACTTATAATGGCGGAACGATAATTGGCGAAAAAACAATTAATTTTATGCTATATGTTCCGAATAGTATGAAACCTTCTATCAATAGTTTTACTTCATCTATTGCTAGGACAAATCCTTCTGGATGTGGAATGTATGTTAAAAACAATTCTGCTGTTACGTGGACAGTGTATGCTGTCGGGTCATATGGTTCTACTATCACGAAATGTGTGATTAATGGGCAGAACTTATCCGAGACTAAAACTGGTTCAGCAACTTCATATAGTATGACGAGTCATACTCTAACTGTCGCTGGCAAACAAACTTATACAGTCACTGTTACAGATAGTCGTGGGAGAACAGCAAGCACAACAGGAGAAATTACAATATTCGACTATAATCCCCCAACTATTACTTCAATAACTTCGTTTAGAAGCAACGCAGATGGTAGCATGAATGGGTCTGGGCAATATGTTACACACCAGTTAAATGCGTCGTTTTATACGTTAGGTGGCAATAACAATATCAAAATTAAAGCATATAGTAAAAAACGTTCAGATGCTACGTATTCCGAATTAAATAGTGTTGTTGTGAAAGATGATGCGAGTGATAGAACTAGCTACACATATACGTATAAAAATGCTTCTTTCGCTGTAGACACCGCATATGATTTCAAAATTGTTATCTCTGACAGTGTTGGTCAATACGCTATGTTTTACACAAATGTTGGGACAAAGAATGTACCATTAAATATTTCTGGTGACAATAGCTCAATTGCAATTGGTAGTTTTGCACAAAAACAAGCTGACAACAAAGGGTTATTTCGCTGTGAATGGGCAGCAAGTTTTGCTTCGTCTCCACAAGTGGATTCTGATAGAAATTTAAAGCGCGACATTAACGATATTGATATTGACATCATTGACAAGCTAAAGCCGGTTCAATATGTGTTAAAGAATGACGATTCTGATACAATACATTATGGATTTATCGCACAAGATGTAGAGCAAGTACTATTAAGTTCAAATGAATCAAAACAGAAAACGGGAATTGTTCATTATGACGAAGATGAAAGTACAAAAGAACATAAAAACTATTCGTTAGCCTATGATGAGATTATTCCGTTACTAGTTAAAAAATGCCAAGAACTTCAGCGCGAGATTGATATATTAAAAGGAGAATAAATTATATTGTTTGGAGTGACATAAACAATGATAGATTTAATTACAAACATATCCAGCCTAATAAGCGGGATTATGGTAATCGTTGCGTTCTTTGGCGTTCTGATTAAACCAATAAGAAAAAAAATAGAAACATGGCTCAGAAACACAACAAATGCCGAGGAGCTAACTAATACAATGAAAGCTCATACGAAGCAGCTTAATAATTTAGAATACAAGATTGACCAGCAAGAAACAAAAAGCAAGAAAGCCGACGATCAGATTATTAATCATCTAAAAGATGTTGACACAAGACTGAATAACGTTGATTCTAAGTTGTGTACGCTTGACAATAGAGTCTTTGAAAATGAGCGGGATCGGATCAAGGCGGAGTTGTCTGAATGCGCGTCTAGATGTGCTCGTGGAATAAAATTGTATCCAGAAGAAAAGAATCATATTGATGAAATTTATTCAAAGTACATTAATGAGCTTCATTGTAATTCTATGGGGTCAGAACTATATCATACAATTACGAAATATTATGAGAGCCAAGATTGGTTGAAAGCATAATAAACGTTTAGGGACTAGAGAGTAAAATCTCTAGTCCCTATTTTTTTGCGCCCTGCTGCGCTTTTAAATGGATTCTAATCACATTTAGTATCCAATTATTCACTGACCTATTCTCTGCGTGAGCTGCAAGCTCTATTTGGAATTTTTCTTCTTCTGGAAGCCTAAATGTAATGGATTTTGTTCCCGGTTTGCATGTCATATTCACACCACCTTTATATGAATATCATAACATTTTTCGCCAAAAAGTGCAATCACCTTTATAGCAAAAACTATGGTTAAAATTGACAAGGTGATAGCACCTTTTTGAAATCAGTAGTGGGGAAGTGTAGTTAATGTCAATTATAAAGAACATTCTGCTATTTAATGTCTTTTATAATTGACATAGACTCAATTTTTGTTTCGTCTAATAGATGAGAATATACTTGCAGCGTCATGTTTATATTTAGATGCCCCACCATTTGAGACACCATTGCAAGTGGGACATTATTGTGTAACATTAGGCTTACAAAAGAATGCCTGAGCGCATGGACTCCACAATGCTCTATCCCTGCTCTTTTAACAATGCGATTGAATGTGTTTTGTGCAGCGACTTTACAAATTGGTTTTGTATGATTCACATGGACAATGTATCCGTTTGGCTCCCATCCAATATGCTCTTGCAGGTCTCTTAACGCAGCAATTGCCATGTCTGACAAATAAATAGTTCTTGCGACTCCTGTTTTTGTAGAATTGGATACAATTTCAATGGTCTTATTTTTACTCTTGCTTCTGTCATTGATACGAGCGACAGTTTTATAAATTTTCGCAGTGCGCGTTTCAAAATCAATGTCGCTCCACCTTAAAGCTAAAGCTTCTCCAACTCTGCATCCAGTATATAGTAAAAATACATACAAAGCGCCATTCTTATAAATACGCACTCCATTTTTATGCCTAGAATAGCATGTTTGTATTAATTTTTCTCTTTCTTGTTGAGACAAATATCTTCTTTCTTTTTGTACAAATAGCGACTTTTTTGGTAGTCTAACTTCCCCCATCGGGTTTCTATCAATCTTTTCTCGTAGTAATGCATAATTGAATATCTCTCCTAATGCAGAACATGTTTTCTTAATTGTTTCATATGCGAGCCCATCGTCTTTCATTTTATTAATAATAAAAGTTTGAATTAAATGTCCATCTATTTGTTTCATTTCTAAATTATATAATCTTGTCACATGTTTTTCTTTTAATACACGTTCCATTCTATCAAATGATGAAGGTTTCAATGTTGGCTGTTTGACTGTGAAAAGCCAAGAATGAATAAAATCTTCAAATAATATATCCTTATCCCCAACGATATTTTTATTAAGTAATACTTCAAATTCACGTTTTTTCTTTAAACAAGTTTGCTTGTCCCCGTAAAAATATTTTCTTCCTATTCCTTTATAAGCTACAGACAATTTCCAAGTGCCATTGTCTCTTTGCGTCCACGATCCTTCCCCATTACTTCTTTTCTTTGCCATAAATATATTCCTCCATTTTCTAACAATACAAAATTATAGTTCATATCATTATTATATTTGATGAAAACAATATGGTCAATGGCAATTTTTAGTCACAATCGTACCACAATAATACCACAATTTTTTGATTATTTATCATAACAGTACAAGATTATTGGTGATATCGAGTGAATACAATTTTCTTCCAAAGCAAGCTTAAACCAGCATATATTCTAGCTCCAATGCTTTAGACTTGTGTTTGTGAATAGCTGTTCTATTATGTTTTTATGGCTGTTTCTCAGGCTATATGAACCATAAGTGTCCATAAATAAAAACAACTCAAGTCATTGATTCTCCTAGATTTAAGTGATATGTTTTTGCTGAATGACCACATCATTTACCACAATTTTATTGTACCACATCTTTTGACCACAATTCAATATAGTTTATCTATCTTTTATAAGCCAAACTTTTCTTTTCAAACCATTCATCAACTTTGTCCTCAATGATAAGGAATTTACGCCCATTTCTAATTGACGGGAAGTCTTTACGTTTGACAAGCTCATAGACACTATTAATTCCAATTAGCCCCGGATGCTCTGCATTTAATTTTTCATATAGTTGTTTTACTGTTATGTATTTCATATTATCACTCTCCTATCATATTTGCTCTATTTTACATTATATCATTGCATTTTTGATAAATAAATATGTCGGTAATGTGAAATTACACTACCGACATATTGCTATTCAATTTTGTATATTTATATGCACTTTATAATCAAAAATCATCATTACAAGAGCCACACTTGTCTTGGCATTCACACGAAGTCGTTGTGGTGCAATTGTTGTATAAAGTTGTGAGCATAGAATTGGTAAGAGGATATCTCGTTTCGTCATCTGTCTCATGCGTTTCTGTGACGGACTTTCTCGTCAACTTGCCGTCTTTGTCATATTCATAAATAGTTTCTACAATATTGCGTTTAATCATTTTTTAGCTCCTCCTCTACAATTGTTTTAAGAACCTTGTATGCTTTATCAAAATTAATATTTGAAATTGCGTAATCAAAATCATCTCTCATTATCATTTCTGTGAACTGTTCATTTTCATTAAAACAACGTTTATAGAAGGTTAGTGCATCATCTTTTCGTCCATTAATGGCTCGTTCTTCACGAACTTCATCTGGTACGTGAATATAGATAGTTACGAATCGAACATCAGAAAGATCAAGCGAGAGATTGTGCATATACTCGATCCCTCTATAGTCGATTACATAAAAATCTGAATCTAGTAATTGCTGCTTTGTTGAGAAATATTCATAACCAGAGATGCACGTATAAGCAACCATTTGATCTTTATACTGAGCTACTTCCTCTGGTGTAATAAATGTATGAGTATCTCCCTCTCCATCTCTACGAGCGCGGGTTGCATATGATTTAAGCTGTCTATATTCATGTTCTTTACATAGCTGGTTAACGAGTGAGTCTTTTCCAGACCCACTCTTGCCAACAATTAGGAAAATTGTGTGCATATTTGTCACTCCTTGTCACGAAGAATTAGATTAAGAATTACGCCGACAATCAAAGCTAGTGCAGTTGCAGAGAATGATATTATTTTACCACCAACAACTAGCCCACTGATGCCAAGAGACAAAACTGCAGATACTATAATCAGATTCTTCTGTACATTAAGATTTACTTTCTGTAGCATCTTAACACCAGAACATGCGATAAAGCCATAAAGAATAATAGCCGCTCCTGCAAATACACAGCTTGGAATTGAAGCGATAAATGCTTGAACTGGAGCAACAAAACCAAGTAGTCCGAGTAGAACTGCTGCGGTTGCGGTTACACATACAGATGCTACACGACTGAATCCAATCGTCGCCACACTTTCTCCGTAACTACATGAGCCAAGACCGCCAAAGCATGCACTAATTAAATTGCCTAGTCCTTCACCAAAGAAGATTCTACCAAGTCCGGGCTTTGAATAAAGATCTATTCCGATAATTCCGCCTAGTGCTGCATGGTCACTAAGAGCTTCCATACAAGCAGACACAGTATATGCTATAAACATAACAGCTATAGGGATAATAGTACTCCATTCAATTGCTCCCCAATGAGTAAAAGCAAAATCTGGCATTTGTACAAATTTAAGATTATTAAATACGGAAAAGTCTACAAGGGCACATACTCCTGTAACTGTAAGGAGTACGGCGATTGCATATCCAATTAATATACCAAGCAAAAATGGCAGTATTCTCACAATACCTTTAGCATAATGAGAAATAAGTGCAATAGAGAATGTTGTAATTAGTGCCACAACGATTCCCCACTGTCCAGTTTCTCCAACATAGCCAGAAATGAATCCCATTAGATTCACTCCAATTACTGTTGTGACAGCGCCAATAAGAGCTGGAGGGAACACCTTGTAAATTGATTGGTATGGAATTTTAGTGAAGATGAATCCCAAAATACAATATACAATACATGCCGTTAAACCTCCAATTGCTATACCAGTATAACCACCTATACTAAGTGCAAACAATACTGGTGCGACGAAGGCTCCGCTGTTACTTAGGAACATAGGAGATTGGCCTTTAGTTATAAAGATGTAAATAAAAGTTGAAAGTGCTGCTCCTATAAGTGCTCCAGACGTAGCAACTCCACAAATGTTTGCAATAAGCACTGTGGCAACGAACACAGACAACACCATTTGTACTCCAAAGAGTATCATTTTCCCAAACGGCGGCTTGTCGCCAATTCCATAAATCATATTACTTGTTCCCATATAATCCCTCCAAATGCTCTAATATTTCATCAAATGTTTCGAAATCGCCATTTTTAGCTGCATAAAGGATCATGCCATATAGCAATTGATTAATACTGAAACTTCTACGCCAATCCTTTTCATTAAGATGATTTGTGCGAATATCAAAGTAATGAAAATAATTTTGTTTATCGGCAATACGATTAATTTCTCTCTTTAGACAAGCTAGTGCCCCTTCAGATGGGGCGTGATTATTTTCGCATTCTGTGATGATCTCTGTAAGCTTGTCTGCCATATACTTCCAACCGAATAGGCAACCAGTCTCACACATTGAACCAATTGCACTTTGTTCAGGGCACATAACGACAAAATCACTATTCCAAAGACGGTCAATATCTGCTTCTGTAATCTTTTCTGCAAGGTGATTGTTTTCTTCTTCTGTCATATTAGATTTATCATTAATAGATTTATTCATTACAGGGCTGTATACTTCCACAGGCAGACCCATTTTAAGAAACTTATCATATTCATACTGCCTTGCAAGATTTGAGCCGAAGCTCATTATATCTCCTCCAAGATATCCTAGTGGCTTTTTCTTCATATTACCTCTCCTTATTTTCTCGGTCATTATTTGTCCAATATTCACTTATTACTACTCCCAAGCATTCCTGCGCCGCGCTCAGTCTTGAGATTTGTAATATATTCTACATTGACTTCTTCAATCTCTACTTGAGGGATTTCTTCTACAGCGAATTGTGCAACAGCCTTGCAGTATGGAACACGAATGAAATCTTCTTCCTTTGTAACTTCTGAAACATTTTTAGTAATTTCGATAGGAATGTCATTGCCATTATAGAGCGCTACAAACCACTCTCCTGTAAAGTTAGAATCAATCTGCCCAGCCATAACGAACATTGCAGACTTCGTATTACTTCCGCGTTCTCTAAACCCAATGCGGTAATTGCTATCAAAAGTACTGCAGATTCCTGTTGGCACTAGCTTGACTGTATGAGGCTGAATCGCAACAAATTCTTCATCGAAACAAACATAAAGGTCATAGCATCCATCACCCTGTCGCTTACTAGGAATCTTTGCGCCATGTCTTGTCTTTGCAAACTTAATATGTGCGTTCATCAGCAAATCCTCCATTACCAAAACCAGATTGGACTCTTGCCGTTAAAAATATAATTTAGATAATAGAAGCTCTTATTGATGCGGAAAGTTCCATAATCCTCAAGATATTTCTTGATCTCATTGTCTACATCTGTTAGCATTTTTTCAATAGTTGCTTCACGATTCTTCTTTGCAGCCTCGATCTTTTTATTTCTCTCTTCCTTTTCAGCATCCTTCCTCTGCTTAACGATTGAGCTAAGTCTCTTGTATTCTTCAGATGCTGCCTTAAGTTCCTCTTCTAGTTCTTCAATTGTCTTCTCTCTTGTAATATCACCCATTATTCATTACTCCTTTATTATAATTTTGTATTGTATAAAACAATTTCTTGTCGTTTCATTGTCTCATGAACGTCAATGAGACGCTGGTTTGTGCTCCCACGAAATGGTAATGTAATATCTCGCATAGAATCTATATATGGGCCATCAACTACAACATCGCACATTGCAAGAATGTAATTTGTCAATAGGCCATTGTCAAAACAAACATCAACCGATGTATCAAAGTCGTTGATTGTTAATGTGTATCCAGTATATAGCCAGATGTCTTTGTCGTGAAATTTTTCTCTAAATTCATTAATGATCTGATATACTTCTGGCAGATTTTCATATTCTAAAGGATGGCCACCAGATAATGTTAAACCTTGTACCCATGGCTTATTTAATGCATCAAACAGCTTTTGCTTCGCAAGATCATCAAATTGTTCTCCTGCATTAAAATCCCATGACTGAGGATTTTGACAATTATTACAATGTACATTACATCCAGACACCCAGAGTACTACTCGTACTCCGGGGCCGTCTGCGATTGAGCATTTATTGATTCCTAAATAATTCATATGAATCACCTACTAATAATTTTGTCGTGTTTAACACGCATTTCAACTTCTTGTTGCTTGCCTTTATTAAATGCAGTTTTGTAATCATTTGTTAAATATCCAGTCACACGACGCAATCTTTTAATATCATTACTATTGCACATTGGACAAACATCGTTCATTTCATCGCAATATCCACAGTTCATGCACTGGTCGTTTGGGACATTCAAAGCAAAATAAGGGATATCTTTATCCATCGCATAATTTACAATGGTTTCAAGAGCTTGAACATTGTTTTTTGCTCCAGCATCTAATTCGACATAAGTGATGCATCCTGCATTCGAATACCCTGTTAGCTGTGATTCAATATCAATTTTCTCAAAAGGATTTACTTCTTTCCAGACAGGAACATGAATTGAATTCGTAAAGAAATCTTTGTCAGACACATTAGGAATTTCCCCATATTTCATTTTGAATTTCTGCATAGCAGTGTAACAAAGATTCTCTGCAGGTGTATAATATACACCAAAGTTGAGATGATACTCTTGCTTAAACTCTGCACATCTATCCTTGAATAGTTGCTCAATGTGCTTTGCTAATTCCATGCCTTCTGGATCTGTATGATCACAACCAATGAGAATTTGCAGCGTTTCGGCTAAACCTAATTGGCCTAGTGCTAAAGTTCCATGTTTTAAAGCAGAACGAATACCTTCTTCTGGTACATATCCAGCCATGACATTATTTTCATACATAAACTTTGCCGCTTCTGGGGATTGAGAACAAATCCAATTAAAGCGCTCCAGAAGCATATCTTTTGCTTCATTGATTTTTTCATTCAAAAGGTTCATGAAATTATCAACGGCCAATCCTTCTAAATCTTCTTCAAAAGACTCTGAATTTTTGAGAGCAGCTTCTTTTGCCTCCATAGCCAACGTTGGCATAATGATTGTCACAGGGCAGATATTTCCTCTACCATCCTTTAGCTGGCCAAAACCATTAATGTCATATCCATTTGCTGTTCTACATCCCATTGTGCTGAAATACGTTCTCGGATCATTAATGTCATAACCAGCATTATTACTCCAATCTACATTGGCATAATTAGGATAAAGTCTAAGACTTGTAGACTTTAAAGCCAACTTGAATAGGTCATAATTTGGATCTTCTGGCTTGCGGTTTACTCCCTTCATGCACTGAAAAATTCCACACGGGAAAATACTAGTGCGATGAAGTTTGCCAATACCTTTGATAGAAACATCAAGTAGTGCTTTAGTTACCATACGTCCTTCTGGAAGCGTACAAGTACCATAATTAATTGATGTAAATGGGAGCTGATTTCCAGAACGACTTTGAAGTGTATTTAAATTGTGGTACATGCCCTCAACGGCCTGATAACATTCGCGCTGTGTCATGTCAAGAGCATATTCATAAGCTTCTGGATAGTTCTTGTATTCATCCCAGTCGATTGAGCGGGAATCATTAAAGTCGCAATCCCAATGTTCATCCCACTCATCATGCAAACAATATTTGATACCATCCTTAAAATGTTTATAAAAGCTCTTTCGCACATACGGAACCATTGTCCAGTCAATATGAGTAGCCGAGACACCCGTCTTGTCCCATATTTCTATGGGGACTGACTATATCTTAACGAGCGTATCGCTCGCAAAACCCATTTCGAGTTGCGTATCAATAGCAACCCTACTCCCCCGATTCGAGGATAGTCGATACAGGATTATAATTGTTTATATCAATAATCTCGCCATTTAATGTCCAATATTTTTTCATTTTATGATAAATTGGCAAATAAGAATATGTTTTATTTAGTGTTCCTCTAAATCCATCTTTAGAATATCCTTGCCCATATTTATCATATGTTTCTTGCAATGTATGATCAACGTAATACTTTCTAACTTGAACAACGTCTTCGTCGGTCATTTTTGCGTTACCGTTTTGACTTCCCGGATTAGACTTTTGTGCATTATGTGCTTGTATATTTTCTTTTGTATATACTTCGCTCATAATACCTTGCCATGTTGTACCATCCCATACTTTTTGGAAAGCTGAGTAAGATATTTTGTCCTTAAAAAGTTTCCAACACTCTTCTAACTTTAATTCACACATAGCATATATTTCTCTAATTTGAACGACATCTTCGTGAGATAGTTTTGCCGCAGGATTTGCGTCCCATTGATTTGATTCTCCACCAGCAGTAAGATTATATCCTTTTTCTGGACTTTGAGAATTATATTTTTTTATATAATATCTTTCTAATCTTCCAAGTTCCTCAAAATCATCTGTTGAATCAATTTGTTTTATAGAGAAATTGTCTAACCCATATTTTCTCATGGCTTTATATAAATGTTTTGTATTATTTTCATTACGTCCCTCTGTAAGATGCCTAGACCATCTATACTCCAGCGAGCATGTTGTAATTCCAATATATACCTTGCCATTTATATTATTGGTAATTTTATAAACTATCAATCAATTCATCTACAATCAAGAGATTATTGATTTTAAACAATTATTTTCCCACGGGATTACCATGCTCAAAAAAGTTTAGGCTTCCCCGTTAGCATATATGCTTTTTTATTAACACACATACCCCGCTGATAAACGGAAAAGGTTTAACAGGCAGTATTATCTACCAAACTGCTGTAGGCTCTGTAGTTGGAAAATTACCGCTACAAGCTGAAAAGCGGTATTAACACTTTGTGCTGGTCTAACATCAGTCTGCCTCGTATTAAATCCATTGGCAAGCAAATGATCAAATGGAATGCTTAGGCAATTATGACTGCCGACAGCATAAGCATTAAGGTCATGGATATAAACTTCATTATTTTCATGATTCGCTTTTGCCATAGGCGATACAAGATATTCTAGAGCATATCTTTTAGTTACAACATCGCTTGCCTCGCCAATACGACCACCAAATGAAGCCTCGTCAACATTAGCGTTTTGATTTTGAATATTATTTGCCGTTAGTTTTTCAGAAACTGCTTGCATAAGTTCTTGGTATTGACTTCTTGCCATTTCATGCAAAAAGCGATAATTTACATATGCTCGTGCAGTTGCCTTAAATCGAGAAGCCATTAGTTTTCGTTCAACCATGTCCTGAATGTCTTCAACAGAAAGTTCAGATGCAGAATTGTTTGATTCAATGTCAGAAGCAACTTTGGAAGCAAAATCTTTAATATCATCGAAGTTCTCACCATTGTAGATGCTTTTGTGTGCCTTTAAAATTGCATTCTCGATCTTTGTTTTATCGAATTCTACTTTTCTTCCATCACGTTTAATTACAACCAATTAACATTCCTCCTTTAGTAAAGCGCCTGATTGTCCTTATAAATGGCATTAACCTGTTCAACAATCTCTTCCCAATTGTGAACTCTATAAATCCCATAAGCATCATCGTGGATCCCCTGATTCCAAGGTCTATCTAATAGCACTCGATCAACCAGAGGATTTGTAGAGATTAGATTTTCTGCACAATCATCTACAAGGACATCAACATGTAGTAATGACTTGTTATGAATGCAAATGATGCGCTTCTCGTCAATAAACGGAAAGTTTTTCATAAACCAGTCAATCTTCCAGTTAAAATTAGTATGATGCGTTGCTGTTGCTACATAAACATCATACCCACTATCAATAAGTTTTTTTACTCCCCATTGCGAATCTGGAGCAGGAGACAGAGAGTCCCACAGCTCTTTTTTTAGGAACATAGCAGTTAAGTCTTCTGCATCTTCAAATGGAAGGCATTTATAGAAATCATATTCAGTAAAAGAATCCAATGCTAATTGAGTGCTATGTCGCGCGTTATAAAGCTCAAGTGTTTTCTCGATGAGGTTATTCAACACCTCATCACAATCTAGAGCCACAGTAAACTTATGCATAGTTTCCTCCAATAATTTTGTGTTGTTAATCCTGCTCAGGCCCAGAAGAATTTTCTTCTTCCTTCTTTACATCAACAATGTCGCCATTCTCGTTAATGTCCTTGCCCAGACTAATTGAGCAAAAATGTTCAATCTTCTTAATTAGTCGCTTGTAATCATTTGCCGACTTCTTGCCCGGTTGGCGCTTGAACTCCGCAATGTACTGAAGCACAACGCCACAAATTGCTTTCGATCCACTGAGCAAAGCCGCCATCTGCACCTTCTTCATCTGTGTAGTAATTGCTTCTTTAAGCTCGTCAGTTGCTAGTTCAGATGCTGGCGGGGCTTGCTCGTCTGCTTCTTCTACGCTTTCAACGCTCTCTGGCTGTTCATAGTTTTCATTTTCATCCATGTTGAATCACTCCTTTTTCTAGTTTGTAATGCGATTATATCACAATAATTTTGTGCTGTCAAGATGTCTTTTTGGCACGTGTATGTTTTATTTTTTCGAGCCAAACGGTGTAGGGTTTAACTTTTTCAACGAACAAATGATCGTCTTCTTTCCTTCCAAGAATTGCAAGGCACTTGCCCTTCGAGATAAGATCAAAATATTCTTTTAGTTGTCTACTCCAAATAGTCGCTTCAATAATTCTATCAGAAGTAATCAAATCTAGATATGCGAAGGGATTGTTGTTTTTATCTTTCTTGCGCTTTATGTCTGATATAACACACAAGACAACTGTTTTTTCTCCATTCGGGACATCATCCCAATTAGCGTTTATTAAATCTACACCTTCTTGCAATGGGTTCTCTGTCAAAAACATTGATAAGCTTTCGTATTCCCATAGGAATTGATCTCTAGCATATTTTTGTTGGAACTCTGTCATATACGCTTTATATTTGACCTCTTGCACTTGGTCGAACTTTTCTTTACGCTTTGCATTATACAATTGCAGCACGGCTTCCTTATCTACTTTTTTGCCAGCCTTGTAATCATCTACGTTGATATCCCAATTTAGCAATAATTTTGCTTTTGTCCCATATGATTGAACTGGTTTATATTCTTTCTTATCATACGATAAGGCAGCATACTTTCTCATCAGCTTCATTTTATTAGAAGTAGGGAAAGCACCAGCTTTAATTAGAGCAATTGTGGCCGCTTTATCTTGGATTTTTGACAGATAATCATCAAAGCTGCTATATGGCTGGTTCTCAATAATCTTAGTAATTACTGACTCGCCAATGCCTTTTACTGCGCCAAAACCAAAAAGGATTTCTTTAGTCTCTGGCTTAGCCTTAAAAGAAAATTCAGACTCATTAATCTTAGGCGGAAGTACTTTGATTCCCATTCTATGACAATCTGTAATAATAACACTAAGCTTTGAAGTATTGTCCGACTTCGCTGTCAAAAGTGCGGTCATAAATTCTACTGGATAATATACTTTCATCCATGCGGTAAGATAAGATAACAGACTATAAGCAACAGCATGCATTTATACCCCTGCTTTCGCAGTATTTAAAAGGGATTAGACCATACCATCTTCTCTGAGAGAAGCACCTTGGTGGTCGTTGAGGGTCATTACTCCCTGCTGATTGCCCAATCTCCACAACTATTACGCCTTGGTATGTGAAGCTCTAAGGGTGTTCCAGCATATTCGGTGTTCAATATATTGTCGCCAATATAAGGGGCCATTGTGTTAACCACGATTGAAGCTATATTCTGCTTGTTTCTCAAGTAAAGCCCAAACTTCTTTGATTTGTTGCTCTGTCCATTGTTTTTTTCTTAGCCCATCTGCAAATTGTGTATACAAAGAGGCCATAACATCTTTCTTTTTTTTGCCGATGGCCCTACGTCCAGTGTCCTGTTCTACCTCATTAAAACCTGCATATGCAAGCAAATGGAGCGAATCTTCTTGATATAAAAGAATTCCCCATGTTTTTTGAAATAGTTTTTTTAAATCTGGATGTATACATTGAATGGATTCTGGGCACAATTTATTTTTGCAATAATCAGGAAAACTATTTTTTGTTCCGGGACGATTACTTGCATTTATGGCGATAACATCCTCAATGTTGTCAACATGCGCCGCAATACTCATGTTCCTTGCCTCGGCGCTTTCAAATTGGAAGATCCCAACAGTATTGCCAGAAGCATAGATTTCTTTAAATACTTTCTTATCATCAATATTTAAATGATTAATATCAACGTCTTTCCATGTTAAATTGGCATTTTTTAAAGCCGAATCGAGGATGTCTAATGTTTCAAGCCCAAGTGCATCTTCCTTAACGAGGCCCATTCCACCATCAGTATCTTGGCATATATGCATTTCAAATTGTGCCATAACATGCTTTTCATTATCTAAACATAATGGGGCATAATGTAATACTGGTTTAGGAGTTAATAGAGTACCGCTTGCATGACGACCCCGCGATTTTGGGAGCCCTTCAAGCTCCATAACATATTTAAACCATAAAGGGAATTGTTTATAAATTTTATCAAGTTTTTCGTTCTTGCCAATAAGGTCTTTAAGCAACATGTCTTTGTCTTCCGACTCACCAAGATCGTTTAATGTCTTGATTGTAGGAATCATTTTTGTTACTTCGTTCCTCAGACTATATGGGATTTGCCCAAAGTATGGGCTGTCCTGTTTGTCATTTAATACTTTTCCAATATCACTAATTGCTACTTTAGTGCTGAGTGTATTAAATGTTGCCATTGGTGCAACGTGATCTTGTCCAAAAATATTACACAGGACTTGGATTGCTTCTTGTCTTCTAGCTTTTGAAATATCCAAGTCAATATCTGCTGCCGAGCCTTTACGACCTAGATTCGCGAATCTTGTAAAGTCTAGATCATATTTTACACTATCTATTTGAGTAATATTTAGCATAAAAACGCAAAGGCAATTTGCAGCGGAACCACGACTATACCCTCTTGGGATTCCACGCCTATCACATTCATTACAAAATTCATACTGAATTAAAAGATAGTTCAAAAAGTCTAATTCTTTCAAGACGGGAATTTCAGACTCAATTCTTTCTCTACGTGCATCCTGCTCTTCTTGTGGCATATGCCCAAACTTTTCATCAAATGTAGAATATACTAAATATCTAAAATATGACTCTGTGTCATATCCGTCTGGGATATGAGCCTTTGGCATTATTGTACCCTTATTTAACTCATAATCAATATTGTCATCCACCATATTGGCAATGTGAATTGTTTCATCAATACCATGCTGAATTACCCTGTCTAGATTCCAATTTCCAAGATATTTATAAATGTCTTCTTCATTTTGAAGGTGGCATCCAATATAAGTTTCTCCTGCTTCTCTGCCTTCTCCAATTTCTACAAAGATTGAATGTGTATCTAGTTGATCTGCTCTCAGCATATGAGCATCTGTTGTAATGACATATGGAATTTGAAGATGATTAGCAAATTTCCAAATAAGAGTGTTTGACCTTAGCTGAGACTCTGTTGGATGTGACTGAATCTCACAAGCAACATAATCAAATGTGTCTTTAAGCAGATTAACAAATTCTTCTGCTTCTTGATACATTCCTGTGTCAAGGTATTTTGCTAGTCGTCCAGCTTGACATGCAGTGAGACAAATAATACCTTCCCCTAAATTGTTGTCTTTGATCCACTGAATTGACACTCTTGGCTTTTTATACATGCCATTCGTACATCCTTCTGATACTATTTTAAAAAGGTTATCTTTCCCGATTTGATTTTTTACAATTAAAAGCAAATGATATCTTGGTTGCACATTGTCTTTTGTATCGTTTTTAAGCATATGGTCATCACATTCATAAATTTCACATGCAGTGATAGGTTTGATGCCAAGCTTTTGACATTCAATAACGTGATTCATTGACGCATACATAAAGCCATGGTCACTTAGAGCAATTGCTGGTTGCCCATTGTCTTTCGCATACTGAGCAATTTGTTTTACAGTAAGAATAGAGTCAAGAAGTGAGCCTTGAGCGCTATGTACGTGGAGATTAACGAAACTCATTTTTTTCACCTCCTAATGCACGATATTTATTTTTAGACAATATCTTATCTTGCACAATATCTAAATTGTGGGGGATGTTGTTTAATATTATTTTTGTAATTTTTAAAGAATCTTCTGAATGAAATCGAAAATATCTATTGTCTTTTTTCTGAACTGTTGATAGGCCAAATTTGTTTTGAAGGGATGATATCAGCTCTTTTCTTTCAGACTCTGTTTCCAATGGAGCGCACAACTCCCAATATCCTTTTATATTACAATGCGCATCGTCTAACATCCAAATAGAGAATGAATATTCATTAAGACAACGAATTAAGTCTATTTTTGTCATATCTCGAAACGGCTTTAACGAATAGTATGTCCTAGTATTGAATCTATAAAAATCTTGACAATTACATACACTGCCCATTATAGAATATTCTTTTTTTCCATTGTACTCCGTTGGAGTCATCTCACACAAATCTTTCATAATTTCATATTTATAATACAGATAATCTTTTTGATTTTTTGCATGACTTACAATAAACAATGGGAAATCTTCTCTTTTATCAATGTGTCCATCTCCTAGCAATGAACCAATAATTAAATCATGCTGTTGTGCATTTATTTGTTTATTTTTCATCCTAGTGTATGTGTCTATATGGTGCTTTTCTTGTCCCCATTTCTCTATTACTCGTTTTGTACAGCTCGCGATTTTTGCCATTTCGTCATGATTCAATCCTCTTTCAACGAACATGTCATAATACCAATTGTAATTTTGATAAATCGCTTCAAAATGAGCATTATTTTGCTTTATATATTTTTTAGTTAACCCCATACTTCCTGCTTTATTAGAGACTGCCGTATATGTACGGGCAATCCCAGAAAAATCATTTATTTTCTCAACAATATCTTTTAATGGAAGGTATTGTGAATATAATTTTTCTAGATACTCTTCCTGTTCTTTAGTCCAAGTCACTTTCCCCATCTTCTCACCCCCAACAATAATTTTGTATTCCCACTATCAATCCATTACAATTTTATAATGTTCGTTATCGACCTGCTCAAGCAGTCCATAGCAATGGAACTCGCACTCACTCTGAAGACCAGCAAATACATTGCGCCATCTACTTGCTCGAACATTATTATTTCTGGCTACATAGCACTGAATCTCATCAGGCGAAAACTTCAACGCTATGAGAATATGTCCATCGTTCTTCAGTGCAAAGATAGCGCAATGATTGCATTCATGCTCATCTAGCATAGTATACATGAAGTCAAATACATCGTTATCATTCTCTAGTACGAGACTTATACGATTCCCACATCCACATGGACAAATTGGCGCTTCTAGAAAATTATTCTTCTTGTTAAGTCCGCAATACTTAAATGTTACATTATTCTTTTTCATTGTTTTCTCCTTTTTTATTTATTCCACTAATACCAATTGCTTGGCGGCGCGTGTCACCGCTGTGTATCGCCATTTTCTTTGTTCGTCCGCATCTCCAAACGCTTCGTCAAAAACTACAACTCTGTCAGCCTCTGAGCCTTGGTATTTGTGAACAGTGCACACATACCCAAAAGCAAACTGTAGTGGCTTCTCAATCCCCGCGAATTGCTTCCAATTATCAGCATTCACAGTCGGCTTGCCAGTAGTAAGTAACTGATAATCAATCATCAAGTCTTTATAAATTCCTCCGTCATTAGAAGCAAAGGTAGCATAAATCACTTTGCCATAAAAGTTTGATTCCATAATGCGGATATTCTGTAACGTGCCGATAGTGCCATTGACAAGCTCGTTACCAACGTTATTAATTTTGTTCCAGCTATTTTTAAGGCAAATTACTTTATCTCCTTCTACTGGCTCGTCGCTGTAGTTATCTCCGAGAATTAGTTTTCTCATGTAGTAATTAAGCTCATTCCTAGTTTTATTTTTCCCACAAAGAATCTGATCTGCACCAAGCAACATTTTATCTGACACTTTACTTCTAGGAAGAACACGGCATCGTTTATCCTCTGCAGTATAATGCAGCTTCATTCCATGCCGAACATCCATAGAAAGTTTAATAATCGGATTATCAAGAGCCTGTCGCACAATTTCATCAAGAAAAACGTGTGGATTGTTCAAAATAGTTTGTTCTCCAGAGATTGGTGGAAGCTGCGCTGGATCACCAAGGAAAATGGTGTATACATGATGAGACAGCAACAAATCAATCATTTCCTGCGGCAACATACTCGCCTCGTCAACGACAATAAGCTTGTATTTATGGTCAAGTTTGGTCTTCGGAGTATGAATATATGTGCCATCAGCTTGCTCTTCTGAGTGGTATAACAACTTATGCGCCGTCATTGTATTTTTATTGCCCTTTTCTTTAAGAACCAGAGCGGCTTTGCCTGTAAACGCGATAAAGACCACTTCATTGTCTTTTAACTTTAGTTCTTTGATAATATGACAAACTAGGAAACTTTTACCAGTTCCGCCAAAGCCTGCAATAACAGTATATGGCTTATTATCTTTATACCGCTGGCAAGCTATCTCTAGTCCTTTCTTCTGCCCGTCTGTTAGCTCCAATTAAACCTCACCACTTTTCATTGCCTGTCTTTTCTTAAATTCCTCTCTTTTCTTCTTACGATCTACTGCATATTTATAGTGCTCTTCCGAGCAATAATAGGTATTATGTTTACCAGCATGCTTCACAAACGCATCTTCTTTATTCAACTTGCACTTACAATAAGCGCATGTACACTTTTTACTCATCCAACCAACCTCCTATATAATTTTGTATTGTATATTACTCGGCAATACTCACTGCAGGAGAAATGTGAAAGAATTCTGTATGGCTTCCAACATCAATAATAGTATCTCCTGCGGCATTCCACATTCTCGTATAATAAATTGCGAAGTAACGTTCATTGCAAAACTTTGTAATTTCTTTATACGCAGCCTTACGCACTTCTTCGTCAGTTAGGCCATCCTCAAATGTAGCAAGCTCTCGTGCCTCGTGATAACTATTATAAAAATAAAGCTTATGCGTCATTCTCTGGCTCCTCCTTGAAACTCTCCCACATATCCTTCCAATAAGTCTTTTCGTCACAATCTAGCACGTACTGCACGACTTCGCTATTAGTGCTCTTGCCCTCAGCTAGAATATGCTGAAGCAGATCCATGTCAATAGACAGCGGAATATACGAGAGAATATAGTCGCCATTATCCTCTAGGCTAGTAACCATTAGCGTCGCGTTCTGATTGTTCATGTTGTTCTTCTCCATGATATAAAATCCTTTCTTAAATAAAATATTTTTTAATCCAACTTAAAAGTGTGCTTTGTTCTTTTTGAATATTATTTGTTGCGTTATCTTCGACGTCATACTTTCTCTCACACTGTGGGCAAACCTGTCTTCCTTCAGGAATAATTTCACCACATGCGACACAACAGTTATCCGCTTCAATCATACACATCACCACCAAAACTATAATCTTGTACTGTTTGCATTGTTATAATAGCACGATAATTTCGTATTGTCAAGAGGGAGAATTAAAAAATGGGGAGAAAAATTCTCTCCCCATAGTTCATCCTATCATATTTAAAAATTCTTCTTCACTAATAACAGGAACCCCAAACTCCATAGCCTTTTTGTACTTGCTGCTGCCTGATGCGTCATTTGTAATTAAGAAGTCTGTTTTCTTGGAAACAGATCCCGCCGCTTTTGCGCCAAGTGAAGCAATTTTCTCATTAATAGAATCTCTTGTGAAGTGATTAAGCTTCCCAGTTACAACAAGCGTTTTGCCGACAAAAGGATTATCAGACACTGTTGTTTCTTCTTCGACAATAAAATTCATCTCCATAGGAAGCAACTCTACCATTTCGTCTTTGCTATCCCACCAATCATGTAAAGACTTATTTGTAATCTCTCCAAAGTCTGAAATCTGTGTAAAATCATAACCATTAGACAATGCCATCACGAATTTATAATGATCTCCGTCAAATTGCTTACTAATCGCTTTTGCTGCAGACGAGCCCACATTAGGAATGCCAAGAGCAGTGATAAATCTGTCGAGCGTTACCTTCCTTGATTTTTCAATAGAATCTAGCAGTTTATCTACAGATTTTGCCCCCATTCCCGGCAGTTGTGTAATTTTATTCTTATACTCTTTTAAATGATAAATGTCCTTGTAATTATGCAAAAATCCATGTGAAATTAGCAGCTCAAGCGTCTTCTCTGATAGACCTTGAATGTCCATCGCCTTTTTAGAAACAAAGTTCTCAAATTTAGCAAGATTTCTTGCGGGGCAATTGTCATTAGGGCAATATAAAACATTTGCATTTCCTGTATTTTTAATTTCAAGAGTAGCTCCACAAGATGGACATTTATCAATTAATGGCAATTTATAATTTTCTGGATTATAGTCAAGATTAACTTCAATTGCGGGGACTACCATATTGCGTTTGCTGCAACAAATTCTATCACCAATCCTTAACTTTAGTCCATCAATATAATTTAAATTATGTAGTGTCGCACGAGATACATTGGAATCCAATATTGAAATTTCGTCAAACAATCCAGTCGGAACAACGATGCCATTTCTAGATGTGTTCCATTCAATTCCACGAAATATGGTTACAACAAGGTCGTCTTCTTCCTTTTTTGCAATACCGTATCTATAATGATGACCAGTTCTTCCAAGAGAAAGCCCATATGCATAATCATCATAACGAATTACAGCACCATCGCATGGAATTCCATGGTTGTCAGCATATTCATGAATATTTTTTATAATGTCCGCAAACTCTTCTGCTCCAATTCCACTAATTCTTTGATGATAAATTACATCAAAACCTAAACTAGCAGCTAATTCAAACCTCTTATAAAGAGAATTGATGTCATCCATTCCTTTAATAACATCAAAAAGCATAAATCTCATATGACGTTTCGCGCACTCTCTGCTATCCAACAGAGAAAGAGATCCGCTTGCTAGATTTCTACAATTTGAATATTGTTCTGATTCTGGAAGTGTTGTATTAATTTTATCAAAATCTTCTTTATAAATTACACTTTCACCAACAACAGTTAGGTCTTTGTGATATTTAATTTTAAGAGGTACATTTACAAATGTCTTAACATTATGAGTGACTAGACTACCTACCTCACCATTACCTCTAGTGGATGCTTCTACAAGTTCTGCATCTTCTCCGTCAGATTTGTATACTAATTTTGTTGTTAGACCATCGCCTTTTATCATAACAAGGACATCTTTGTCTCCTTCAAATTTTACAATATCCTCAACAGATTTTGTTTTATCTAGACTTAAGAGTGGAATATCGTGAATCACTTTAGGCAATGAATCAACAACTTTATATCCCACAGATTGCGTGGGCGAATTTGAAAAATAACAATTAGTTTCTTGCTCTAGTCTACTTAACTCATCAAAATATCTATCATATACATCATCTGGAACCAATGGCTGATGGTTATAATAAGCATCACGATATTTATTGCATAACGTAATTAATTTTTTAATTTTATTAATTTGATCCATTATCATACCTCCATATAAATCCGCCTGAAGTTTTCTGATCTCCGTTACAACATGCTCGTATATTATTTGCTTTAATGCCTGTAGAAAATTCCGCTTGATTAGCAGACGTATATGTTGCAATAAATACATTATTTATATCATATTGAACAACTGCCTTATATTTTTTATTTACTCTTTTCTTACGTTCGGTTGGCTTTACTATTTGCCCCGGAGTATATTCTGATTTAAACATCCAAATGCAATTTTTATATATGTGTATTTTCCCATTACAGGCAGCAGATATATTTGCATAATCGTATCCTGTAATAATTGAGGCATTATGAACACTTCTATACTCATTGATTAAATTTCCATGAATATCAAATTGTAGAACTTGTTTACTTCGTTCTTTATTTGCTTGATATAGTTTCTCTTTAAATTCTTCTGGAAAGTGCTTCCCTTTCATTGAAGATTTCCTACCAGAAGCAAGTTCTCTTAATTTCTTTTTAGTTTCTTCTGTATGTCGTTTGCCATAAAACGGATTGTTTTTGCCTGCAAGTTTGTGATTACCATAATTTGGATTATCCTCTCCTGTAAATCTTCCAGTCCTACTTGCACTAATTTTTTGTTTAGTTCCTTTGGACATAATATACCCAAGCTTTCCATCTCCACCCTTCGTCTGATTGTATCCATTTTCTGAATTCGTAGCATCATATAGTTCTATCATCTCTTGCTCTTTAATGCAGGCATCTTTTCTGTTTAAACCTTCAAACAATATTTCATGTTCAAAATTATCCCAACCATATTTTTTAATTGCATTCCAAAAATGTGGTTGATTCCTTTTATACCCATTGCCATTTGCCCAGCGTAGTTCAGGTGGATGTTTGCTTGTTATGCCAATATAAACCTTTCCGCTAGGACTAGTGTGTTTATATACGTAATATAGCTTTGCATCATTTGTCATTTGAAATTTCAATAATTTTGTATTGTCTAGCTCTTTTTACATTATCTACTTAACCTCCTTATTCTATAATTGATTTACTAAAAAATTCAATCATCCTAGCTTTATTGTTTCGTAAATCATTTTTGTTCTCAGAAACTGTTTCAAGAACTTCATCTAAAAGATGCATAAAACCTAACAAAGTAGTTTGATTCATTTCTTCAATCATCCATTTGCGGCATTCACATTCAGTATATTCTTTATCAGTACATTCTGAACGCTTTAATCCTAAGTCACAATTTATGCATACCGATTCCATATTTGATCTCCTAACTTATTTTTTGCTTATTTTAATAGTCTGTTAAAACTATGGCTCTATTCCAGAAACTAATCTTCTTGACTTCATTCTCCTGCACATCTTTATATAATACAGAGAACTTCTTAATTGCAGATCCCTTGCTCATTGCATATACAACTGCGACATCATCAGTAAACTTATGCCCAATCATCTGATTAGGTCTTGCAAAATAATAAATACCCATCATTTATTCCTCCATTTATTTACAGTATTTACAAGCTCTATTATGACAAGGCGCTTCTGTCTGCAATTTGTGCAACAGTTTATGAAGCTGATCATATTCACTTCTTGTCATGTTGTGTCCTTCTCCAAGCATATATAGTACAATATTTAATCTGTCCATGGCTCCAATTTGGATGCTTGGCTCGTATTCGACAGTATATAAGTGCATATCTATTAAACTTATTTTGCTTGCCTGTCATTTTTATCCCTCAATTCATTTACAGCATCTATCAGTTCGTTGATTTTTAAAATAAGATCATCGCCAGATACGCCCATATTCCAACCATAACTTGTCAACTTTTTAAGCTTTTTGTCTTGGTATGTAAAAGTGTACTGGCCAATACGGTTATAGAGATAAGGAAAATCAACATTATGCATAATTCCATATTCTTGACCTGTATGATAACCATGACCATCGCTAGTACACATCCACAATACATCACCAGTGGCACGTACAGAGCTGATATAACCAATGGTGCCATCCTTTGTTTCAACATAATCTCCTACATGAAATTCATAATCCATACAATTTTTTCTCCACAAATTCTATTTTTTACTTGCCGTTATTATGGCAATCTTCACAAACCGCGTATCCTTTATATACATATTCGCCATCTACAATTTCATATCTGTCGAAAAACCCTGCCTCGAAATACATATCACATTTTTTAACAGTTTCTCCACAACAGCTACATGTTGCAAATTCTTTATTGTCTGTCATAGCTTTACTCCTCATCGTCGCAAAATACGTCCTTATATTCCATAAACAAATTATTGATGGCCTCTGCCATGATTCTGTGCTCGGTATGTACTTCTTCTTTATAATAAAGGTTACGATACCAATTAAGAATTTCTAAAGGCTTGGTCATATTGCACTCTTCAACTGCTTTCACAAAATAATTTTTAAGATCCATAAGTTACTCCTTATTCGTCTAATTTGTCCTTACATTCTGGGCAATAATCTTTATTGCCATCTGCATAATGAATCCATCCTGCTTTCTTCGCCTTGTCTAATGCTTCATTGTAGCTATCTGCATATTCACTATGCTTGCCGCATTTATCGCAAATTCTATAATGTTTTTTTACAGTTTCAGTTTGGAGGAAACAAAGAAATAGCATGGAGAAAAGACATATCCATCACTTGTTGAAAACAATCGCAAGAGTAGTCCAGCAAATTACACATACACTATTTCCGATTGCCCATGCCCACCATGCACTCTTATTCATATACCTTCACTCCTTATATTAAAATGTAATTTTTATCATTCATCTATGTAAATATGACTCTCTTTAAGTTCCCATTCAAACTCTGAGAAGTCACCGTCATCTGTCACAAATCTACCACGCAACAGATCCAATTCAACAATTTCATGATATCCGCCATCACCATCTTTATAATAATATGTATAACCGCCTGACGGATAACCATGTAACAAGTCTTGCACTTCCATATTTAACATTTCTTCGAAAGTTATATTTTTCATATACCAACCCACCATACATTTAGCATATTTGCTCTACATCTTTTGTTGTTACGAAAATTTGATATTCTCCAAATTTATCCTCTACTTTTTTTTCGTCTACCAGTTGCCAATCAATCGACACAATATTTGCCAGCGGGTACATTACCCCATAATTATCTTCTAAGTAACCATCCCTTTTAATATCAATCATCATATATTCTGGAACACTACACCGCAATTTTTCTACAATTCCATAATTATATTCAAAACCAGTATGCCTATGACCGTCTACAGTAGTAAAAACAGGTTTAAACTTTTGAAGAGTCACCATATTCTTTCTAAATTCTTTTTTTAACAATCCCATACATTCACCTTAAAAATATATTTTTATTTGTTACTTAACACCAATTTCCTACTCCATAATTGGTATCTTTATTAAATTTCTGCTGGTCTTCAATCCATTTAATTAATTCTTCTTTATTGTAATATGTAATATTACCTATAGTATGAGGAAAAATTAACATGTTTTCATACTTTGGCACAATTGGCTGCTCATAACAAGCAGTTAGACTACAATATCCAGAAGACGAATTTCTATATGGACAAGCATATTCGCAACATTGAATCATAATATTCCTCCTAAAATTTTGTTTTGTTTCTACAGCAGAATACAACAATGGTCAATACAGAAGCAATAATATGCTTTCATACTTCTAGTCCATGATTGATGTAAAACGAGTACGTTCATATGTTCGATTTTTATAGTCTTCAAAGCTCATAAAGAATGGACAGATATTGGTATTTTTACATCCACAATCTCCATAATTACAATGCCACCATTTATATTCTATATTCCCACTCAGTTCTGCATGGGGGCAATCCATTTGGTGCGATGGCATCTCATCTACTAAAATTTTCATAATTTATACCTCGTTACTTAGAAATAACCTGCTCGTAATGGCGTAGTTCAACAATTGCTTCCTTGATTGCACAAGCAGGAGTTCCATAATAAGTGCATCTAGAGCACGAATACTCAGGGCACTTCTGTAGTCTATTAATTAGATCATTAATCATTTTTTTAACCTCCTACATTAATAAGTCTTTCAATATAATTTCTGTCCTGTGAGAAGATAGGAATTTCATTATCAATTATCCACTGGCTTCTCTGGGTATAACCACAAATATTGCCTGCATCATCATACGCGGTAAGACCATCATTGACCTTAATGCAGCAACTACCACGCTTTAAAGTTGTAGCATAATCGTTCCAATTAATGCCCTTCTTGGTCATAAGCATATCCTGAATGTTGTTGCAAGACTTACCATGAAGATCCTTATGACTAAAGTTGGCCTGACCTACAGACAGGATTGAATTGCGAGTAGCGTCTTGTTGCCGCCATAGCATATAATTGCAAACCTCTTCTTTTGGAATTGTAAAGACACGAGAATCAAACATTGCACCTTTATTCATTGCAATTTCAAGAGTTTCAATATAAGAAGCATCTTTTTCCTCAATGTGTTCTGTATAAAGTCGTTTAGATTGTTTTGAAATATTACGAGTAAAAGCTTTATTAAACGCAAGAGTAGCAATGCTTGCAGAAATGCTACACATCTTCTGTAGATTGTTCCCAAACCAAGCATCTGTGGTAAGCTCTGTATAATCTACTAATACAAGAGAAATCTCGTCACTCTGTGTATACCCAAGAACACAGCCCTGAATATTCTCACAAAGATACTTCATAGTCTCCTGCATAGTCTTTACAAGAATGTCATCAAAAGGCTTTTTAAAACCCTTTGTAAAAGTGTGAAAGCTCCTTCCGTCAATGCGGATAATTACTGGCATTCTACGAGTTAGATAATATCTGCTAATATTCTCGTAGTTGTTTTTCATTCTATCACCAAGTGTAGTCTTGTCCATAAGTTAATTCCTTTCAATTTCTTTCAAAGTATTAGTTGACGCATCATAAGTATAAGGCATTCCATTCGGCGCATAATAAGGAGACATATAGCCGTGTCTAGAATGTCCAGTGCATTCATTAAAAAGTATATATACGATTTTGGTATTCGTATCATAATATAGGTCTTGCATAGCTGTTGGTCTCAAACGACCATTAGTATTCTTTATATAATCCTTAGACCCAGTTGAGACACATCCTGCTAGACATAGAAGAGAAATCGTCAAAGCAATAAGGCAAATAACTGTTTTAAATTGTTTTTTCATTTTCTTCCTCCATGTTGACAATCAAAAAATCATAAACATCTCCCCAATTATCAATAATAACCGGTACATTGTTAACAATTACATCTCCAATTTTAAATCCATGCAACCAATCCTCTTCAAACACAAAGTAACCAATCCATTCTTCTTGGTCATGGAACACTTCTTCGAGCAAATTAATAACAATATCGAAAATGTCTGTAATATAAAATCCACAAAAGTCTTCGCAAAGATCTTTTAGAGCACTATCAACTCTTGCCATTTTCGTGTCCAGATTTTCAAGATGCTTCATAGTATTAATAAAAGCTTCCTTAGAGATCATTGTTTGCCTCCTCAGTTTTTCTTGGATTTATTAGTTCAATCTTTACATGGCTATATAGGCCACCAGTGCAGTATATAATTCCATTTGTTATCGCCATTTCCAGTGATACGAATTGCAGTTTATCATACTTAGATATTCCATCTCCAATTTTATATCTTGCCCCATTTTTATCAACAGACACTACAAACTCTTTGTATTTTAATACAGGATTATATTTAATCCATTCATTTTCTGTGTCGCATCTCGGACGTATTGTAAGAGGATAAGTTTCCATAAATTACTCCTTAATATTCAACTTATAACCAAGCTCCTTCTCAAGCTGTTTCTTTGACACTTCTCGTTCAACCACTTCAAATGTGGCCCATTGGTCGTTTGATGCGCAAACATTAAATTTTGTAAGTATTTCTCTTGAGCCCCACTGATACTTCCACTCTTCATATTCTTTTTCTTGTGTTATATTAGTAAGTGTAAGATCAATTTTTGGAAAATGCACTTTAATTTTGTCACCGTTACTCGCATAGCATATCCCTGTATAATCAAGATAAGGGGTGCCATTTTCAACATAAATCTTTACGTCAGTTGGGGTAATTTTGCTATCAATAATTACATGATTATTCATTACTTGTTCTCCTTTTATTCAACCAATCACAATACTTTTGACATTCTTCTTTTGATGTAAACCCAATATTTTTACCATATGTGAGTTGATCTCGCTTTTCAATAACATCATCACAGAACTTATCATATACAAACTGGATCCCAAAATCTTTATAAGAATAATCATTCCATCTGCTGTCACCAGTGCATTGATAACTTTTATCGAGGCGATAATATCTTTCCGATGGATAATTTGCGTCATTAACTCTATATCTCAATGCCTCAATCCATGTCTCTTCTGGCTCATACCAATAATCTGGCTGTGAACATGTGCAATTCTTGCTCGTGGTTGTCCCATCAGGCCAAGTCAAAACCCACTTCCTATTTTCGTCGCATTTGTCGCACTTAGGCTTTTCATGTGGTTTATTATATGCAATCCAAAGCTGAGATTTTTCAAGCGCATCCTTAAAGATATCGTCAATAGCAGTCTTATAAAATTCTTTTTCTACTTCTCTACGAAGATTTCGTGATTTATATTCCAGATCACTTTCTTTTCTTGATACTTCTAGTGATTTGTCCTCAAGCTCTTTATTGCGCTTCTCAAGATACTCATTGCGTCTTTTAAGTGATTCCATGTCACTCTTCAAAGAGTCTTTAGCTGCATCAATAAGCTTTGATTTTATTTCATCAAATAGTTCGTCTGCTTCAGATGGTTCCCACATAGGTTCTTCATAGTCCCAATAGCTCATTTAATTATCCTTTCTTAATAACCTTTAATGCTTTTATCATGGAATGGTTTAACTGGCTCGAATAATTCATAATTATTTTTGTAGGTACAGTTTTTCTTAAACTGGCAATCAATCTCGCACCCATATACAAAGTAGCTATGCTCACAATAGTCACAAAGATCTTTTCTTAGATTATATCTGATTAAATATTTTGCTCTGGACACATCGTCATTCTGATGCTCATATTCATGTGCAAGGCACTTGTCATAATCATTGAAAATTTCTCCACAATAATCACATTTATATTGCTCAACTTTTGTCATGTTTTATCTGTCGCCTTCTTTCTACCACGTCTTTTTGTTGGCTCTTCTGACTTAATATCTGGTTTATCAGGAAGCCACATCCAATAAAGTACATTCATATAAGTGTTCCAAACTCCATTCTTAATGGATACGACTTTGAATTTATCTGCATCTGTATAGCCAAGAACATCTACCATGTTTGGAGGAAGTTTATCTTTTGTACTATTCCATCCCATTGCGATTAATCCTTTCTAATCTCACATTCTTTAATTAATACTTGTGGAGAAACTTGTCCATTATATACGTTAATACCCAATGTACCAATCACATTAATATATGTCTCTTCTCCTGCAAAATTATTATTCATCCAATTAAACACTTCATTTGATTCATCGCATTTGAACATAACATATTTGATATTCGTATCCTCGTCATAAATTTGAATTGTATCATCGTTCTTGCCGACAATTTTAGCATTATCATTAGATATATATAAATCTTTAATCAACCACAATGGTTCGTCTACTCCATGTGCAAAAGTTGATTTATATTTATCAAGCTCTTGGCACCACGAAATTGATACATCTTCTGCATCAACAATGAAGTCTACTACATATATTTTTTCAAAAGATATGTCTTTGAGATTTTCATTAAACCATTCTCGTGCCTTATTAATGTCAGTCAAACAAAGACCGAATGCTTGTGCATGGCCCTGTGACATAGTAGATTCCGGGCATTTATCGACAAGTTCTCTGAAGTCTTCAATTGGGCAATAATCAAAAGCTCTACCGCTTCCAGCAAATCCATTGTCTGTTTCTATAACAAGAAGTACAGGTTTATTCAGCATCTCAGACATCTTCATTGCAACAAGCCCTGTATATGCTGAATTTAATTTGCCTGTCGCATCTACAATTGCAACTTTATCATTAGAATAATCATTAGAAGCCATGAATGCCTTGTATGCTTTATCTTTAGCGCGATCTTGCTTCGATTTATATGATTTTGCAATCCTAACGCAGTGTTGATAAATATTTTCTTCAACAGGAAAATTTTCTCCACGTTTTACATATTCAAAAGTTTTTTCTTCACATTCACAAAAAGCATTAACCAGCAACTCTCGCTCCTCAAATGAAGCACTACGTAGAAACGCATTAATCAAAGGAGTAACGTAGAATGCAATTGTAAATGGAGACACAATCCCTTTTGTAGAAAAATCCTGCGCCTTGAGAATCTCCTGCAACATTTTATTGTTAATATGATCTATCCCATAGTTAACCATCGCACGAGTATTAAATGATCTCATTGACATTACATCTGAAATATCTGCTAATGCCACTAAGTCAGTAAAATGATCTTCACAAATATCATTCCAATAACACTCATCTAATGCTTGCAGGAAATTATATGTAACATGAGCGCCACACGCTTCCTTATTTGGATACTCATCAGATGCTTGGTTGTTTACTACAATAGCAGGATTTAATTTATCTGTGGACACTTGATGGTGATCAAGAACAATTACTTCAATACCATCGTTTATTAACTTTTTACATTCATCCACATCATTACTCCCTGCATCTGGAATAATCAACAACTTTGTATTGTCTGGAATATCAAAGTCCCAAGATGCTAGACCGTGTGACTTGTTCTTCTTATGCACAATAATTGATACTGGATAGTCTACGTCCATAAGTTTAATATATTGATACATCATTGTTGCACTTGTGATTCCATCAACATCAGTGTCAGACAAAATTGCCATTTTATGCTTATTACAAAAATGATAATCAAAACAATTTACTGCTTCATCTATAAAATTTAGATTATCCCAATTGTCGGAACAATTGTCACACAACGCTAGGTATTTATTATAATTTTCAATTCCTCTATTATTTAATACTGTTTTTAAAATGTTTGTAGTATCATTATTGCCTGTTAATTTATATTTCAAATGCATGCACCCTTTCTTTGTGATACCACTATATCACAATAATTTTGTATTGTCAAGTAACAAAAAGGCTCCCAGTTGCCTAGGAGCCATATTTTTTTGATATACTATTGTATTTTTTATAAAATGCATTATCTTTGATAGATTTTAAACAGTTCTGACATAGACATGCCATTCGCACGAGCAAGATCAACCGCCAGAGCACATACATTTTTTGGCTGTGATGCCCCAATTACTTTACTCATATAGTCTAGAAGAGTATTATATTCATCGTTGCAATGACCATCGCCCTCCCAACAAATAATATCACGACCATTAATTTTAATAAAATTATAAGGAGTTCCCATGTTTGATCCTTTAGTAAAGCTCCACCAGCCCCAATCGTCAGGCCATTCTCCTTCATAATCTTCCATGCGTTTCATGTCTTTCTTATCAATTTCACATACTTTATATTGATCACCAGAATATTTTGTAGCAAATTCTACATCAAGTTCTTTAAATGCTTTTTCAATATTGCCACCAGCAAGGATCTCAATCTTCATTTTTACATTTCTCCTTTACCATTTTTAAAACAGATAGAACATCACGCTTATGAATATTATTTTCCATCCAATCACAATAATCAGGATGCGCTTTATAGATGTCTATGAGCTTCTGCCCACTATATTTGCCGAATGGTAACACATATTCTTCTGGGTTAATAGTTGTACTTTTTGGTTCAATATATCCTGTAAAATCCATTGTAAGGCATTTGCGACTTGCAAGGTAATCGGCAACATGTAGCATCCTAGAGAATCTATCGCTAGGTTTTGGAAGAACAACATTGCTTTTCCTATCCTCTGACCACTGCCCCATGTGCTTAGAGACTACATCAGCGATAAATTCAATTTCCTCATGATCTAAGTATTTCCCATCATATTTTCTAATTTCATCTGCCATCAGTAGTGGATGATTAAATCTTGTATATTTAGAAGTTTCATAATCTTGCTGAGAACCACTTTTGCGACCATCGTGCAACAACCCCGCTACACGCATTAAATCCATCTGTCTCGTAGTAAGCTTACTGTTATACTGCTCAAGTTCAAAAAAGAAATTTAAGAATCTTACAACCGCAATTTGATGACGCATAAGCCCGCCTTCTCCAAGACTATAAGTGGGATGATATTTTCCGGTACTTGAAGCACCAATGTGCCATATGTAATCTGGCATATCTTCAAGTAGCACCATGGCAAATTCTTTAATATCTGAGTTCGTAATCGTATTTAAAATCGGCTGAACCAATTCTTTCTGATCGTTTGTCATTATTTCATTTCCTCCAAATTAATAATCTTCATCATTAATATAATCAACAATTGGCCCTTTTCGCCCACAATTGTCACATGTCGCATTATAGTCTGTTAGTACAATATGCTTAATCTCTTTTTTGCTTGGCTTGGCGATCTTAATAAAACATTTTTTACAGAGATCCTCACTAACTTCAACACAATTTCTCTTATACACTTTTAACTCTCCTTAATCACAATTTCTTCGTCGGCGTATCCGCCATCAGTTGTATAATGTATTTTTTTAATACCAAGGTCTTTGAGATAATTCATGCATGCAGCGCATGGACGAGATGGGGAAAGCTCATGATTTAGATTCTCTCTATATGTCCATACTTCACATTTGCTAACATCAATATCCATATATTTCAACTGCCCAAGTGCAGCAACTTCTGCATGTGTCAAATGAAGAGGCTCTGTATTTGTTGCAGAACAATCAAAATTTCTATATTTATTATATTTCTTTTGAATCGGTGAACTCTTTCTGCTATTGAAGCCGACACCTACAACTTTATTGCCACATGTGACAATTGCACCAATATGTACTCTTGGAAAACTGCTCATTTCAGAAGCGGCTTTTGCATGTTTAAAAAATTTTCTCTGTTTATTCGTCATTATCCTCACGCAAACTATATATATTATTTTTAATTAGATATTTAAATTTTTCGGGATTGTCGCTAGGAGATTCTTTATTGTCAAGAATATGATCTTTATCAATAATTGCATATACTGGAATTCCATTTAAGAACATATTTGAAATGTTTTTTAATTGTTCTTCATCAACATCTTCATCATAACAAAAAACAATTTTTGCATTTAATCTTGTTAACATCTCAACTTGATTTTTTGAAATCTTTGTTCCACCAGTACTTACACCATAATACCCCATATCGTACAATTGCTGCACAAATTTTTCACTTTCACCAACCCATACTGTCCCTGTATGTTGAATTAATTTTATATTTTGAAATAGGCCATACAAGATCCTCGACTTTGCACATGGTTCGAGGAAAAAATATTTAGACATTCCACTGTCCGGGTCATATTCCATTCTTCTTGCTTTAATCCCAACCAATGTTCCAATTTCATCTCTAATTGGAATCGCAATTGAATTTGTCATTGGATCAAAAGAAACTTCAAATAGCTTTTGAGTGTTTAGACTAATCCCATCATCCTCCCATAGTTTATTGCCGTATGGGAGATAATAAGATAGAATTTTTTCTGGAATAGGTTTTAGCGGAGTGTCATCAAAGTCATCTTCTTCTGTCGCCATTTGCTGTAACATTTTAAGTATTTGAAGAGATTCTGGGACTTCTTCTGGCTCTTGATAATAATCTAATCCAAATAAATTACAACAGAACTTAAGAGCTTCAGGAAAAGAATAGTCTTCGTTATAACAAATCAAATCAAAGACATCTGTTGTTCTTTTACTACTCGTCATTGTACGAGTATAATTTACAACAGTTAAATTTTCATTTAAATAAATAACAATTGCTGATTTGTTATCTCCAGTTTTATTCCCGCATGTAATATATCCACCATGATTGTGAATACTATGGCATCCAATCTCCTGAAGAATCTCTGGCAATTTTTCATTGTCTAATATATATTCTTTTAAAGATTGTACATCCACAAGTATTCACTCTCCTTTCTATGTGGACATTATATGTCAATAATTTTGTATTGTCAAGAGGTTAATTTAATATTTTATCAATGCGCTGACACATCGGCAGCATGCAATAAACAAATATCGTTAAATAAAGGTTCACCAAGAAGCTTCCTATCTTTCTGCATAGCTTTGTCAGATTGCTCCCATGCGAGATAAGGTCGCATATGCCACTGAATAAGCTGTGCAACATAAAGATGTTCGCAAGGCATTTCGTAGAATAAGCTATTGTATGCCCCACAACGCTCATGGGAATAATAATGCGCGTCTTCTGAAGGATTCCCCCTTGCATCATAAAAGCTTTTCGTAAAGATTTTCCCCTCGTCATGTAGCATTGCTGCATGTCTAAGTTCAGTGGACGTTGAATGAAAAGATGGTGTGTTACTATCAATATATTTTACAGCATTCCAACAATGGTCTCCAAGAGATAAGGCATGATGAGAATTGTCTTGGTTAAAATCTTTCACTGATTCGATCCAATCTCTATCCCAGCCTTTATAGTCCATCGAATCTTCAGAATAAACAACATCAATATCATTCCAACCTTCGTACCAAAAAGGTACGTTAAAGTTCATATACATACGTTTAATTACATGCTCTGGTACTTCCCGTTCTCGCTGCGCATTGCGCTCAAGACAAACTTCATAAGGCGTTGCCATAAGAACTGCAATCTTCTCACAAGGGATTTTATTAAGAGACTTAAGAAACTCCATGCGACGCTTATAGCTGATATTACAAGCATCATAAATGGCGCTCTTTCCATAAGTAAGGCATCCTCTAATACGCTTGTGGAGCTCTTTAAACAAAACATCATTGTTTGTCTGATGGTTTACATCTCCGAACATTTCCTCTCGAAGTGCGTCACTAGAAAAAATTTCTGCATCATATTTTGCTGCAAGTTTCTTGGCTTGTTCACTTTTGCCGCTTGCTGGCAAACCGATCATCATTATAAAAATAGGTTTATTCATTCGTACTCCTTAATAAATAAAATTCCTGCATTAAATTCTATACCTATATTAAAGCACCTCAGTCAAAATTCTAAAGTCTTTAAACGTATTCTTTTCGATTACAACTTCAACGGGCTTATTAACAAGTTGTGACACATAATTAACTTTTGCATCTTGGAGTATTTGATATATTTTATCAACACACATTGTAATACCATACTGTCTTTCTGCAGTTGTCCACTTACATGCTTCACTGATGTTTTCTGTATATCTAGACCCGCATCCAATAGAAGTTCCATCGCTAAGTTTAAAACGTAGCTGTAGCCCAAAAAGAAACGGATAATCGCTAACCATTCCATATTCTGCAGAAGTAATTTTACCTAAAACTTTTCCTGTCGTTTTAATCACCAATCTCTTTCTTAATTGCAATCTTCATAATCTCGTACTGTACGCTATTTAATAATGTGTCAATATCTTTATTAGTAGGCCATTCGTCTTCCAAGAATTTATTGCACATTCTCTCAATATGGTCAATTGCTGCTTTTGCAATCAATCTAGCATCACCCAATGCATAACATCCACGCTTAACACTAATAAGATAGTCCGCCTTTTCAGAAATCAAACAATCTTGATAAGAAATGCCATTAATATATCTTTCAACATACTCTTCTATACGCAGTAGATGATGAAATTCTTTTGGCGAGTAACCAAATTTCTCAATATCACAGTGGTGTGAAGGCGATTCATGCTCCATTTGCTCATATTTTCTACGAGCCAACCCACACATAGTTTTAATAGCTTTGCAAGGGTCATAATTTGCAATCAATTCATTATTTTCAATTAACCTGTTCCACTCTTCTGCATATAAAGGATTTATAATGCAGTATGGAGAAAATAAGATCTCCAAAAAATTAAGGTTGCACTTACGAAACGTTTGTAACATAAGACGGATATCCTTCCAGTCAGTATGTGAGTCGTCTGCTCTTATATGTGTAGTGCTAATAGGTTGGCGGTTCATTGCAATATCTTCAAACGTTGGAGTAATAATAAGTTTAGTGTCGATGTCCGACGTTGGCGTATCTAAGCCATAATTACCACTACCTTGATAGAAGATTCCCACAATTCTATCCTCTGGAAAGTATTCGAGAGCTTCGTTATAATGCTCTCGAACACCGTCCATTATGTATTTATCTGAATGATAGTTCATAAAATCAATCCTTGCTCATTAATTTCTTCTATATTAGAAAACTCCTTTAAATTTAGACATATGCAAGACCACTTATCCATTATGTTTTAACAGATATTCTCTACTAACATTCTTGAAACTAAAATCATTTGTAGGATCTCGTAGAACAATTCCTTCCCTTAGTACATTGGGATTAACTACACTTTTAGCAGTTGCAAATTTCTTAAATTCCTCCATATCATCAGGCATCATATAATTAGTGTCGAGGATAGGAACCCATTTAATATTCCATGCTGCTACAATACCCTTTCCAGTTACAGAATCTACACGACCAACACGACCATCAATAAAATTAAAGCAGTAGAAATCGTCTTCGGCAAGTTGTAGAGGATTACCCTGAACAGAGCCGACAGACTCACCCTGAATACATACATACGGGCAATCAGGATTCTGCTCAAGATACTCTCTCAGATGTGCTTCAATGTCATACTTAAATGCCATATCCCAGTAAATATTGTGGTCATGATAACATTCCTGCTTTTCATCCGCCTGCCGTACATTACGAGATAATACATAAAATTCATACCTATTCTTCTTTTTTCTCTCAAGGATATAAGTAGAACTCGTCCCATCTAATTTTTCAGTAACAATTAGAGGTCGCTCATATCCAAGCACGACATTTACAAGATTTTCACAACGCTCCTCATCAGTCTTGTGTACAAATGGGAAGTGAGTTGGGAAAGTTCTAGGATTATCCTTCTTCTTACCAAAGAAGAAAAACATAATCTTACGTCCCCAAGAACGGCGCATCATCCAACGTGCCCACTTCTTTTTAAAGATTTTCTGGTGACGAGCGGCCATAGATTTATATTTTGCATTAGGATCGCCATTGCTCTTACGAGCATTGTCCTCTTGTACTGAATACTTAATTCCTAGAATGTCAGTTACATCAGTCCCCTCTGAAAGCCCTGCCAACTCTTTAAATGCAGACTGTGGCATAGCAAGGCCCTGACTGATACAATTAAACTTACCAAGCTTCATCGTCTTGACCTTAAAACCTTTTGCACGAAGGAATTCAAATTCCTCTCTCTCAGGGACTTTGGAGTCAATCTCAATATAAACACAAGGATCGCCTTCATGGAATTCACCCTTCTTGCAAATGAGATTCCATCCAAGTACATTACACTGTTCAATATTATCAGCACCATCAATAGGACGAATGTTGGTTACATGCTGAATGTATGCAAGCGCTCTTTTATTATTGATAATCATTTATTAAATCCTTTCTATAATTTTGTACTATCAATTAAGTGATCTCAATCTGTCAATAATCTTTGGAAGAATCACACAAGCATAATCAATTTCTTCTTCTGTATTATATCTTCCAAGAGATACACGAATGCTACTTAGTGCCTCTTCGTCAGACAAACCAATTGCTTTTAGCACATGAGATGGGACGGCATTACCTTCATTGCAAGCTGAACCAGCACTAATAGCAATCCCAAATTCGTCAGCCATCGCAACAACATCTGAACCATGCACACCATCAATTCTAAAGTTCAAAATACTGTCTAAATGCTGCTTTTTATCTGTTGCCCCATTAATTGTTACACCTTTTACATTCAATAAATTATCCTTAATCTTCTTGGATAAACGTGCAATTTTTGCATTATTTCCATTCATGTGAGTTGCTGTATCTTCTAGCGCAGCAGCCATAGCCAAGACACCAAGGACATTAGTTGTGCCACCTCTAATTCCTCTTTCTTGGCTTCCACCATTAATTAAAGGATGAATATTAATACCATCTTTGATATAAAGGAAGCCGCATCCTTTAACCCCGCCAAACTTATGAGCAGAGCATGATAGCATATCTACGCCAAGCTCTTCTACATTAATTTTCATATGAGGGAATGCCTGAACTGCATCTGTATGGAACAACATATGATTGTCATGAGCAATCTTTGCTAGCTCTTTAATTGGCTCAATAACTCCAAGTTCATTATTTACCATCATACATGAAGCAATACCCGGACTAATACCGAAATAATTATTCTGCAATTCATTCACTCTTTTTTCAAATTTCTCTGTGTCAACCATTCCTCTATAATCAACCTTAAATTTATAGTCTGGATCAATAGAATGATGCTCAATGTTAGATGCTAGTGTAAAATCATGATTTAAAACCCATGAATTTGCTTCAGATCCACCAGAAGTAAAGTAAATCTCGTCAGGTTGTGCTCCAATTAGTGCCGCAATCTTTTCACGTGCTTCCTCGACCTTAATCTTTACTTCACGAGCATTCTCATATGAACTGTTTGGATTGTAATATTCGTCAAGATTGTCAAGGATAATATTCTTTGCGGCTTCACAAATTGGAGATGTAGCAGCGTTATCTAGGTAAATCATAATTAATGCACCTCGTCTTCTTCTACATCATATTCTTTTGCAATGCCGTCAAGAAACACCATCAAATAATCAGGATAATCCTCTACATTTTCATATCCAAGTGAGCCAATAATATTATAATTAAGATATCTCATCTTAGTGATAATCTCATATGCTGCATCTTGCTTACCATCGTTATAGCCCTTTTCATAGGACTGCTTGTCTAGATTATTGTAATCCATTTTTAATCCATTACCTCCTTAAAATTTGATGTGTCAATAATTTTGTATTCTTTAATCCAACTACATTTACTAAAAATGCTTTGTAGTATCTCTAAGCTGTCTGATTCAGCCCATTTGTGTTTTCCTCTATCCTTGTATATAATTATGTATTTTTTCATTTTCATAGTGTTACAACTCCTTACTTGTTTTATCATAAGCAATTGTAACACTATAATTTCGTATTGTCAACACTCAATTCTCATATTCCATTTAAGTGTTGCGAGTTCAACATTCTGATAATAAGGTGTTTCAACTCCGCAGTTAGGACATCTCACATATACTGCTCCATATCCAGTAATTCGCATATTGGGCGCATTCCCACAAAAAGGACAGGGTTTTAGCTCATCCATCTCAATTGTCCACCACATCAGTAACAAACTTCTTATATTCCCAATCAACGCACTGCTTGTTTGACAGCCAACCCGTCTTATTCTTGAGACAATTTTCTCTTCTGCTACAAGTCTCGCAAACATGTCCGAGCTGAAGATCATTAGCAAGGTCAACAACGTCTTCTCGCATGGCATCTGCCGCGTTTGTCGCCTCCAGTAGCTGACGTGTAAGTAGATCACAAGTATCCTTTGCCATTTTCTCCTGTGCACGAAGCTGCTCATTCATATCATCAATATAGTTTGCCGCAGAAGCTAGTAGCCGACACATATTGCACCAAAAAGAATTCTTGCATTTTCTACACTCATTTTCAGAGCACCATCTCTTGCGGCGAATAGTTTCAATCTGATTGCGCAGCGCTGTTGACATGTCATTGTTGTTCATTGTTTTTCTTCTCCTTTGTTGTTATTTGTATTTTTGTTATCTTCTGCTTGCTCTGGATTAACATCATACCCTAGTGTGCTAAACCAGTAATTAACTAGATTTTTGCTAATTTGTTCTCCGCCACGTGCATTCAGCTTATTAGCTAATACACTCATTTTTATGTATCTCATTTAACCTTCCCCTTAATACAAACTCATATTACTAGAATAGCAGAAATATGTCCATCCAAGATGACTATCATATAAAGCTTTATAAATTCCACTGCCTTGCTTAAAATTAGCCTGAAATACGACAGAGGGCTCCATAAGCCTTTCTCCGTCTAGCAATCGTCTCGCAATATCAATGCATCGTTCACTCGGCGTTAAACTTGCAATGTAGCCACTTCTAGCTCCTTGATACTGTCCCTGCTGATAAACAACATCGTAAATTGTATTCGGGAATTCTGGTGAAGCTACGCGGTTCAACACAACTTCACCAACACACATCTTCCACTCATCTGACAGAAAATCACTTCCTGCCTCCGCATATATTACTTTTGCCAAAAGCATTAAGTCACTTTCAGAATATTGTGGCTGTGGTGCGGAAAATATATCTGGTTGATCTTCCGCGACCACTTCTGCAACTTCTTCATATGCAATAATTTCATCTTCTGGATCCATGACAAGCATTTCTTCTAGTTCCGGTGTCGCTGTACATTCTATGGGCATTTCTTTCAAAGGTTGTTTGCTGTTCATATTCTTACCATCATTAATCGAAATTGAAAATAAAATTAAAATAATAAGACCGATAATGATAAGTAGTTTTTTAATCTTATTCATTTTTTACCTCGCAATAATTTTGTATTGTTCAATCTATCGTTATCATATCATATATTTTCATTTTGTCAATTGTGCAAATTGCACAAAAAAATGGGAGCCTAGAAAGCTCTAGGCCCCCTGTGGTCGCTGCCAATAATGGTCAACGCCAATGGAGCGGTAGACGAGGCACGATCTCGCAACAATCAGATTGGAAATCTGATGCTCTACCATTGAGCTACTACCGCATATTCTTACTTTTGTGTCAGCTTGTTAAGCTCCCTCTGTGCTTTGTTGATCAGGTTTGCATTTACAACTTCACTCTTGGCCTTAAGCTTCGCAATACGATTCTCATAATGTAGTGCAGTTCTTGTGTTCATAATATATTCCTCCTAAGAATTAATATTTACATGGCAGCGGATAGAGGCTATGCTCCCCTACCTACAGATCCAAAGTCTGTCGTGCTACTATTACACTAATCCGCTATTTGGTTGCTGAGCTTCAGAATCGAACTGAATTGAGCTTGGTTATGAGCCAAGTTGAGATGCCAACCTCCCGCCAGCCATAAATGGCTCTGTCTTTATTCATCTAACCTGCATAAACAGGTAACAGAGCAGAAGATTGTACCGGAGTCAAGTGGACTAAATTACAGAGAATAAATGGTGGGTCTGGGCGGTTACGCTCCGTCCGTAGTACGCTTAAAAGGCGTATATTCTACTATTGAATTACAGGCCCATACTAGTTATATAAAATAATGGTTTTTGACTTCGACAAGAACCAATTAACTTGTCGGACGATAACATTCATCCATAAATTCTATTGCATGCAATACTCCATTAAAATTGAGCAATTACACTGTAAGCTTTCATATTTTTTTATATTCATCTTTTACATGGATCTTTTTATGGCACCAAGGACATTCAATAGACACTGCAATTTCTTGTCTGTCGCAATCGTCCATTTTAATAAAATACTCTTCAAAATCTTTATAATATCTACCAGTAGGCTCTCTATGAGCATCTTCATTCTGATAGGTAAATACGCAATCACATTTAGGGCATCGCTGGGTAAATATAGGATTATCAAGATCTTTTCCTTTACTAATTATTTTAATTGCCATAACTATTTCTCCTAATATATATTTTAATGAGAGCGGCCAGACTCGAACTGGCGACTAAGGGTATTCAATAGCATATCCCTTCACGCTATAAAACTCTACCAACTGAGTTACGCTCTCATAAAGCGAGGTTTCCAATCCTTCTTTATCATAACCAAATAATTCAAACAAGAGCCTAGGTGCACATATCTCTTTCACTATTTGCTATCCGCTGTGCTACGTGATGGAAGTGACGTTACCTCGCTGGAGCAAGTAGTGTGATTCGAACACACATTTCCCCAAAGCGAACGTTTCCAAAGTAGCGATCTTTTTGTATCTCAGCTTTGTTAAATGAGAGAAGACCAATTCTTCCTTACTTGCATATAATGTACCAGTTCAGCTTGATCTCGCCCTTAACGACTACTGGTGTGCCGCCCACCATACTTGTGGGTTTACTGCTTCTAAAACAACTCACTAACTACAAGCAGCGATAGCTAGTAATGTGGAGCAGGAGGTCGGATTCGAACCGACGTGAGCAAAGCTGGCGGCTTACAAAACCGCTCCAATCGACCGCTATGGGACTCCTGCAGATCTCTGTGTCTTTCCACAGCGTCAGCTATGCTTTGTTTGGTGGCGGCGCGCGACGTGCATAGCGTCCACATTTTTCTAACGCAACTTGAATCGAACAAGTATCTCCCTCTGATAGTGAGGGCGCTTTCCCATTAAGCTATACGATAATATAATTTTAAACACTGGCATGGCGGCGTATCCTGCATCTCAGATTCCCTATAAGAGGAGCGTCGGGAGCCTTTCCGACCTCAGCAGTTAAATGAAAGGACATTTTCTTTCGGATTCCTCCTACGTCAGCTTGTGGATATGTCCCAAACCCTCGTTCAAAGCTCCGCAATTGTACGGACGCTGACCCCACCAATTGCTTCAACGCTGCGACAAGCAGTCATGCTGCCGTCTCAATACATAGTCTATTTCTTGGCGAACTTATCTGATGTAGAAATAGAAAGATTGTCCAAGCGCTCAACGCTACGTGGTTAAGAGCGCCAAATATTACACGGATACAGTAAGTTACACATTCGTATCACTGGTGGCTGGTTCTCCTGAGAGGCTACGATCCTCTATATACCTTGTGAGGGCTTCGCAATTATAAGTTGCGGACTCTGCCGATTGAGTTACAGGAGAATATAAAATGACAGCCCCAAGGCTTTTGCTATTTCTAGCTGTGCTGTCTTGTTCTCGTTTGCCACTTCTTCACAGTGAGAACTTTGCTCTGTTTGCTTAAGCTTTGGTAAGAGCCAGAACCACTAAATAAATATTGCACTCTGACCGTGCCAGACGACCTCCTTGCGGAATCGAACCGCTCTAACGCATTACGGAGTTGAACCGCTCTAGCGCCTTGCGTGCGCTGTGCTACCATTACACTAAAGGAGGATATGGTAGGGGCACCGGGATGTGCGCCCGGACGGATTTCTCCACAAGTTTTTGAGACTTGCGCGGCTGCTAGTTACGCCATGCCCCCGTACAGATGGTAGTTTAATGACTTGCCAAGGTCAATGGTGTTAGCATATATCTGTATATGTTTTATAATTTACAATATCTGATACTGTGCTATTATCTATGTGAAATCTTCTAGCAACTCCTCGTGTTCCAAACTCATTGTCGTATGGAATATAATGTGTGCGAATCCATTTAACATCATCGTCTGAAAGTTTTCTGAACCCACGATCTGGGATATAGTTATCTGACAAATTAACTACATCATTTATTTCATAAGGACATTCGTCTTCATAAAACCATAAACAACTTCTATATGAACGTGTCGCTTCATAATGATTTAAGACTCTCCATAACGTTGCTTGTATATGTCTTTCTTTATTTTTATCATCAGTAAAAAACCTAGCTGCGCCAATCAAACTTGTGAATCTATATTTAACCTCATGGGTTTTTATATCAACTCCGTAAATAGTACGAGCATTGGCATTTTTGTCTTCTAAATAATTGCCGAGGATATCAACAGAATGGCGCATATTCTCTTTTGCTGTTGCCCATTCTAAATTTTCAACATGATTATTCTGTTTATTGCCATCTTTATGATTAACTTGCGTTTTATTCAAAGGATCATCATTCTCAATAAATTGTCTTGCTACAAGCTGATGTATTCCAAATCCTTTTGTTTCTCCATTCGTGCACAGACATACCATACAATATCCATTATGGTTGACATGAAATTTTAAAGGATTTCCTTTTTGACTATATACAACGCCATTAGTATCAACTTCATAGCGCTCATACCCTTTAATCTTTTCTCTTCTATACATATTTAGCATCATCTCAATTGTTAAATAGTGTTATTCATTAATGTGTTGGCATCCAAGGGGAGATTCCAACTCCCGACTTTGTGGTTCGTAGCCACATACTCTATGCGCTGAGTTACTTGGACATATTATAAAACCATTTTATCTATATTTCTTGTCTTCGTTGTACTCTGAATGAAAGAAATACAAAAGAAACGTTAGCGAGTTGGTAGCGGAGACGAGATTTGAACTCGCAAGCAAACTTAATTGCCGATTGATTTTAAGTCAATTTCCTGTGCCATTCGGATACTCCGCCATATCTATAGGCAGTTTTCAGAGATGCCCAGCTCTGCTAGTACTCAAAAGTCTGTCTATTTCACATTAGCCTATTTTCGTACAAATATTGCTACCATTCAGCCTTGTGGATAACCTATGGCCATTGAACTTGAAACCAAACCATTGCTCAAGGATTTTGTAAAACTTTGTGGGCACACAATTTTAATTAACAATTATATAAAAGCCCTCTTTACAACTTTAAGACTTAAACTTTGACGAAAAAATAATCTTTGAGCATTGATCTCTGAACATTGATATTTAAACTTTAAGCTTTACAGTTAAAAAATATATGTACGTCTTAATTTTAATCAATTTTAAGTCAATCCATATATTAGATCTTTTACTGTATTATTAGCATTAGTAAAAATATTGTTGAAGACCAATTTTTTTATTATTTCACATCAATGTATCGGTCAAAACCATCGAAGCAAGTCCGTTCTAGGTTTTCGAATGGCAGCAAGTTAGCTGCTTAATACTCGATATCGAGCACAGTCAGTGCGTTACTAACCGAAAGTGCAGCATCAACTTCAGTAATGAAACGAAAAATCTCATTGTCAAGCTGCTCAATGGCATCCTTGACATCAATGGGATCAATGATGTCATAAGTGTTATCCTTGATGTACTGAGCACGAAGATTCTTCATCGCCTCCGAATCAACAGCCATCTTAGAATCCTTCGGCTGTGCCTGAATGACACTAAGAACATAATTCTCTGCTCTCTTCTCAAGAGGATCACCGCTGTTCTTATCAAGCTCATTCTTTGCTACAGCATACTGAGCTTCAAGACACTTCTTGAATGTGTTCTTAAACTCCATCCCATGGTTCTTCATCTCAATTGCGGTAGCAACTGTGTATTCGTTGTCACCAACCTTAACCTTCGTTACTGCATTAGATGCAACAACCGCCTTCTTGATTGCATTACGTCTTGCAATCAGATCAGACACCTTCTGGAAATCTGACTTCATACTGTTCTTGAATTCATTAATGGTCGCTCCATGGATCTTTTCATTAGAATGCTTATTCGCAATCACAAACGTGCCAGAACAAATTGCATTATTGATGCGTGAATCAATAACCTTAAGTTCTGCAAGCGCACGATGTACCGTCATCTGTTCCTTCGTTGCCATAATTCATAATCTCCTCTTAATGATTTTTGATTGTTGATTGTTGACTATAATTTTGTACTGTCTAGCGTGCTTACATATTACCACATTACTTGTCATATGTCAAGTACATCTTGTGGTTTTTTCTTGTGTATTCAAGCGGCTCAATCAATCAAGTTGGCTCTCTCTTGACTACATTCTGAATTATACCACAATAATTTCGTATTGTCAAGGGGTATTTTCAAGAATTTCTACTGGAGTTTCAAATACACGACTGTTTAGTGCAATCAAATCTGCTCTAAACATATCAATTCGCTTATCAAAAGCACTATAATACTTCTTCATAAGCTTTTCCTTTGCAAGCATCTTGCCCTTCTCCTCGTCGTACACATCGCCTTTCGCAAGCTTGACCTTGACCTTAAACTGCTTAGGCATCATGTACTTCTCACGAATCATATAACAGTCAAACTCATTGAGAAACTTGTCAATCTTATTGATTGCATCAAGCTCAGTTCCTCTTAGAACAGCAAACGTTTCCTTCGTGTTTGGGTTGCTATAATACTGAATAGCCATTTTTTCTTTTGTCCTTTCTTTTTTAAATAATTTTGTATTGTCTTTTGACTTATGCTTGAATTATACCATATGTTTTTCTGTTTGTCAATAGCTTTTTTCGTTTTTTTGAATCACATATTGGCTTCTTTCAACTATGCTTTGATTATATCACAACAATTTCTGTTTGTCAAGTGGCACTTTTTAAATATGCCATACTATTCGCAAGTAATCCAAGTAATTTTACTGCCGTGTTACAAATACAATCTCCATCTTGCCACCACATACACTTCTCCTCTGAACACATCAACGTTTTTGATGACGTTGCAGTATCAGAAAGACAATAGCATAGTGGACAATATTTTTTATCCTCCATATCCGTCACCTCACACAAAAAATCAAAACTATCCATGAATTCATTATCGGCATCAATTGGCCTCATTGATTTAGTCCTCCTCAAATCTGTCTCCCTAAACAATCAACTTCAACAATATCGTTGTCGAGCAAATCTGTTTCATAAAGCATCTCTTCTAGCACATGAATCTCGTCAAAATAATATGCAAGCTCTTTCTTTAGGTTTTCTATAGCTTCTTCTTTTGTTTCGCCATATCCATAAATGTTTGTTAAGTCAAAATTATGATATCTATCAGAATCATTAAATAAATAACAAGTATGTGATTGAAACTTTTCCTTTCCATCATTATGATGTGCAATTTTCATTAACATAGTTTGCTCCTTTCGGCTCGTACATGTCACAAGCACCTGTGTCCTCATAACACAAATGCCCAAATATAAAAGTAATCCCCATTTCTTTTTCTTTAGGAGTCGGATGTGGAATATCACAACATAAATTCCAATCTCCACAACCAATATAATGCTTGCATGTCCCGCATTTATCCATTTATCTTATGCTCCTTTTGTAAAAAATAGATACATAACTGTAACACCATATGTATTCGCTGCCATTTCAGTAGAGACTAGCCTAAATCCACGATCACCCCAATAGCTCAGTTCATTATTAAGTGCTTCAGTTGCATAATTACTTACAATCACAACCCGATTATCAAAACTCATTTTAATAACATCCTCCATCTGGCGCATCTCTCTTATAAACTGTTATCTTGAACTGTCTGTAAATTATCATATAATTTTAAATTTGTCAAGCCATAATATTAAAATTTATCCAATGAATCTTTACATTTTCTTCTTAAGCACACCAATTTCTTTCCAAACATTTCCGTCCATATCTACTTCAAAGCAGATCAAATCATTCTTAGAACCAACTCTGTTCTTTACAATTCTTAATCCAACATAATTTTTATCATATCTTAAATCATGTTCTATTGGTTCTCCCCAAGAATCATCATCACATACATAAACATATTTTTGCTTGTCGTCTGCTGTTAGGTGTTTCCACATTTGCATTTGGTCAGTAACATGCATAATTCTCTTAGAACTTGCAATCTCTTGCGAGTTTAGATTTTCAATTGAAATGTCATGCGCTGAATCTGTTAGCTGAAAAGTACAAATGCAATACATTTTTGTTTCATGAATCCATTCTGTGATTTTTGTCGCTGTGGCTGCGAGCTTTGCAAAATCCTCAAGGCCAGAGCATTTTAGCGTATCATATGCTACACCATCACACTTATAAATTGTGTTTGCTTTCTTAATCTCCATTTCAAGAACTTCATCTTCATAACAAGCGCCAATGTTTTTAAATAGAAACTTACCTTCGCTTTCGGACTCGACCCATTGCATAATTTGTTGCACTTTACGATACTCAGAAGAGGTTTCGTAAATCCTTTTCTTATAAGATTCTTCATCTTCTGTGTAATTCCCGTCATCATCCATTTGTCTATAAATGTACTTTCCGTTATCGTCTTTGTATGAGCCAAGCGCAATTTCTCTTTCTGGTTTATAAACATCTTTAATGCCATGTAGTTCCTGAATCTCTGGAGAGTTAATACATGTAACCAAGAAATTTAGTTTAATACTCTCTGCCGACATCTCATTAGCAAGCAAAAGAATTTTCTGTTTCTGAGCAAGAACTAGATATGCAATTAAATAAACAAGATTTCTTCCCTTGCCACTATTACTCAAAGCACCTGTCATTAGAACATTTCCGGGGAGCAATCCTCTATAATAGTTCTGCAAGTATGGCCATGGCCCTGCAACACCCATAGATGGCATGCATAAAAACTGGTCAATGCATGAAACCGCATTTTCTGTAAGAACAACTGGTTCATCAATTGCTTGTACTTTATTGGCTACCTTGTCAATTCGGCCACGAACAATTCTACAAATATCATCTGGCGTTAATGCATTGAAATTCTTAATTGCCAAAATTTTTGATACATCATATCCAGTCTCATTAAAAGCCCTTAGCAATGAAAACTTTTTAAATATTGAAAGATAATTCTTAATATCATGAGGGTCGCTCATTGCCATTAATTCTTTAATTGTCTTATATCCACCATACTGTCTATATTGTTTAAAACGTTCTTTAGACATGCTACAGAACGTATTAATTTTCAATTCGGTAAAATCTTCAGAATATGAAACATAATAATCAGAAAATAACTGATAAAAAAACTCACATGCCTTGTCCGAAAAATCATATTTTGGGACAATTGAGGTTCCATATGTTAGATATAATGTTGGCTCTTTATAAAATGATCCAACTACCAGCATTTCGGACTGGCTATTAGTTAATTCAAGTTCCATATTTTCACTTCCTATCAAATTAAGTCTTCCAAAAGATCGCTAATATCCCCTAATCCATCATTCTGTTCAACTGCTTTAATTTTGCTATAATCAATGTTTACACTCTTTTTAACGCGATTTTGTTTCTCTTTCTCTTCTGCTTCTTTCTTTGCTTTTTCCTTGGCTTTTGAATATTTTACATAATTGCTCATTAAAATAGCAAGATCATAGTTAACTCTTACCTCTCCGTCAATCACCTTGCCATGATGCTTGTTCCATGCATTCGTTTTGTCTAGTTCTTTCTGATAGTCCTTCCACATATCAAACAATGTTTCTAATTCAATTGGCTTGCACCGTCTTCCATTATATTTTCCAGATTGAATATCTGCAATAATTGACCAAAAACGACGACTTAATGCCCCAACATCATAATGTACAATCAAATACTCATTAAATTCGTCTTGCACAAAACGATGCATTAATTTCTTTTTTGCTTCTGATTCTAGTTGATCTAAATTCTGTAAGGCATCTGAATAAATGGACGAGTACCTGTTGTTTTTTAGTACTCGCCCATTACACATTGTTTTAAAACATTCAGTATGATAGCTTTTCTGTTTGTAAGAAACCATATGCATATCATTCTTTGTCAAAACAATATCTTCCCCACAGAACGCGCATTTTCTAATTAAAGTGGCGCTCATTTGTTATGTCTCCTTACTGTGAAACTACTTCAAGAATCTGGTTTAGAATAGCAATGTCTGTAACCTTTGCGAACTGGTCTGGAAGACCTGCTTCCTTTAGGGCAGCACGTTTGGCTTTCTTGTCTTCAGGAGAAAGAGATGACAGAACTCCCTTAATTTCTGCCTTAAGGTTCTTGCATTCTTCGTCTTTTCTAATTTCCACATCCAACTCGTCTGTTTCCATTAGATCCTCTTTATGTGAATTATAATAGTCTTCCTTTTCTTTTTTCTCCTGCTTTGATTTGCTCTCAATATATTCGTCTGTTGCGTCATGAGACTTAATAGAATTCTTAATTGCATCCTTGACAGTATCAATATAATTCTTTGCAGAAACTTCTACTCTGTCAGCAATATCTTCAAATCTACCACCCGCATCAATATATCCATTTCCACGAAAGTACATCCATCTGCTAACACCATCTACATGTCCATCAGTAATTTCTCTTTCAATAACACCCATCATACAAATATCTGCCTTGTTAGCAAAAATTGAATCATAATCTGTTGAAAGATTAGATGTAAGCATCTGATATTCATCGCCATTTTTCTCTTTAATGTCCTTAATCTTAGTGTGGCCAATAAATACTAAGCAGTACCCACTAGATTCTAGTCTGGTAATAACAGAATTAATTAGCTCATCCACTTTTCTACGCCCAGCTCCATAACCTCCAAAACACGCATTAAATTCATGCTTAGTGCCAGACTTCTTATAGTCAAGACGCACAATTTCCTTTTGAGCCATAGAAATCCATTCGTCAACAGTATCAAATGCAATAATAGAAAACGAATTTTCGTCCTTATTTTCTACTAGTTCGTCAACGACTTCCATTAATGTAGACCAATCTGGACAATCAGCAACCATTAGATTGTCGAGAGCAAGATAACCTCTCTCATTTCCACAGCTAATCAATAGACCATGACTCATGTCGCCATATAATTCTTTAATTAAATTTGCAAACAATGTAGTTTTGCCCCATTTCTTTGGCGCTCTCCAATAGTGGCGATAGTTAGTAATATCTACTGTTACCTCATTTTTCTTCCATAAAGCCATAATAATATCAGTCTCCTTTACATTTTAAACTATTTATATATTCATCTAACTCTTCTTGTGTGATATATCTTTTTTTGATTGCATCTTCCGCATACAACCAATGCAATACCTCGCCTGTTTGTGGATGTTTATGTGTATAATTTTGTTTGCCTCTACAGCACTTTGTAATAGAGCTTGGATCAAATCCATATAAATTTTGTACTTCTTTTGCTCCCCAAAAAATTTGATTTAATTCTATACAATATATTCTTCTACACTTCCACCAATTACTCCCTTTACGAGAATCACTCATCTTTTGCTTTGCTTCTTCTGTGTGATGTTTTCCGTACATTGGATGATTGCTTGAATTTATAAATCTTTCTTTTGCTTTTTCTGATAGATTCAATTTTTGTTCATCTGACAATTTTTTACCTAAACTGGGATGTTGTTTTCCTATCCATATATGTTTGCCTTTAGTTGTTGGATTTGCCCAATATAATTTATGTTTTTCATACCATTGTTTATATGTTTCTTCATCCATGCGTTCTTTTGGAGAAACTTTAAACTGGGGATTATTCTCGCCTACTAATCCTACTCTTCCATACATTGGATGATTATTTGGATCTGAAAGTCTTTCTTTTGCAGCTTTTGATATCTTTTTTCTTGTTTCTTTACTTGGAGTCCATCCTTGCGTTGTTCCTCCACCATAAACAAGATTATACCAATTGTTAGATTCAACAGCATTAAAGAAAACACTATAATTATATTCCTTTTCATTTAATTCTTCTGCAGAATAAGCAATATCAATTACATTTCTTACAAAATTTTCTTTTCCATATTTGTCAATTGCTTGTTTAAATGCTGCACCACTACCAAGATATTCTTGCCAATTTCCATAGAATTTTCTTTGGCCTAAATATCTTTTGCCATCAATCAAATTCGTTGTGATATAAATGAATCCATATGGATCTTTTACTTCCGTATATATTGTATCTTGTAGCCCATCAACGGAAGAATTCATTTCTTTTAATTCTTCCATCTGTCATCACTTCGCTGTCTATAATTTAGTATTGTCTAGGGAAGATTTAATTCTTCCCTAGACTTATGAATTCTTACCATGGCTCATCTTCATCGTCAGATGCATCGTCGCCCCAATCATCATCTACATTGGATGTTGACTCTGCCTTACCAGTGAAATCCTGTTCTGCTTTCTTTGATGCATTTACCTTCTTAATTGCTTCATCAATTGCCTTTTCAGTATATGTTTCTTTGTCAATAGTTGATGGCTTTGCACCTGTAATAATAAGTTCTCGATGAGTCGGTGCAAAAACTCTCTTGTCCATATCATTAGATTCGCCCCAGCAATCATCATCTTCCTCATCATTCACGTCCTCAACATTATTAACAACATTGATATGTCCATGAACCTGAATGGAATTATAAGGCTTTAGCCCACTGCGCATCTGCTTTGCGAGCTTTGCATCTTCAATAATAAATTCAGCAGACTCAATAGAGTTATAATTCACAATCTTTGCATCAACTACAAATCGACCAGTTGGCTTGTCGTTTTCTCTTTCCTGATCAATACCAACAAAAATAATCGTCTGCGTAAAATCATGAGCGGGAGCATAATCTTCCGCCTCAAAGTCAACATCCTTCTGACATAGAGAAACCTGTGTTGGAACAAACTTTGTGGTACGAGAGACTTCCCCATCTTTGTTAGTATAACTGCCAAATTCTAGATTTCCTTTAACAAAAACAGAATCACCATCATTAAGATTTTCATTAATATATTCACATGCATCATATTCTGTTCTATAATGATTGTCATTCTTGAGCTTTCCATTCTCTCCCGGAACTTTCTTAAGCCCAGTCAGTACACCAATCATACGATATCCCTCTGGTGCATTCTTAATTCTATCCTTCCAAGCAATTGCCTTTACTTCTGTCTTGCCATCTTCATCCTTCTTACTAAAATATACCTTATCGCGCGGCATACCATTAAGCGAAGGATAAATTGTCTTCTTGTCCTCATATTCTACGCCAAAGTTAACCATACGGAAATCCTTGCCTGTCTTGGTCTTCTTTTCTGTATAGAAGTTATCCTTCTCTACTCCGCTTACAATTCCTCTAACCTGAAAGGTTCCCTTGGTTTGTGGGAAACTAAAAAATTTTTCTGCCATAATAAAACTGTCTCCTTTATTATATATTTTTTATTTTATTTGGTTGCATTTGCACAACAATTTAAATAATTATCTAGTTGTTCTTGCGTAATGTAATTTTCTCTAATTGCAGTTTCTGCATAAGCCCAATGCAATTTTACTCCTGTTATTGGATGACGGCCACATGTATTTTGCTTTTTGGCACAAGCCTTACTGACTCCGTCTGATGAAATGTCAGGATATTTATTCTGTACATCTTTCGCCCCCCAAAAACATTGATCTAATTCTAAACAATATACAGGACGATATCTTGAGCTATTGACCCCAGTGCATTTTCCTTTCTTTGCAGCGCTTATTTTACTTCTAGTCTCTATGCTTACTAAACGTCCTTTTAATGCGTCTGATATTTTTTTCTTCGCGTCTACAGATAGTGGCTTCCCTTTGTTGTTCGGTGGTCTTCCTTTTTTGATATCACTCAATTTCTTTTTGGTCTCAGCAGAAAGACATTTCCCCTTACGCAAATCACTCATTCGCTGTCTTGCTTCTATAGATTGGAATTGCTCTTTTGCCTTTTCCCTTAGCTTCTCTTTTGTCTCTTCCGATACTTTTTTCCCTTTGTTCGACGCACTCATTTTCTTTTTAGTCTCTTCGCTTGGATGCCATCCATTGTTTATTCCGCCACCAAGTACTAAATTATACCAATCATCAGATTCAACAACATCAAAGAAAACGCTATAATCATATTCTTTTTTATTTAATTCATTTGGAGAATAGGCGACATCAATAATACGCTTTATAAAATTTTCTTTTCCATATTTACTAAGCGCTTGTTTAAATGCGATTCCACTTCCAACATAATCTTGCCAATTATTATAAAATTTTCTTTGCCCTAGGTATCTTTTACCATCAACTAAATTTGTTGTGATATAAATAAAACCATATGGATTTTTTATTTCCGTATATATTATATCTTCTTGTAGCTTATTGGAAGAACTTGTTTCTTTGAATTCTCCCACCTATTATCACCTTTTTCCTATAATTTTGTATTGTTGAATAAAATAAAAATTAATACTTATAATATCTTTCATCCATGACCGCATTATAATATGTGTATTTGTCTAAAATGTCTTTCCCTATATTCAACATATCATTTTCGTGCTCACAGCATGGACATTTCGCTTGTATATATAAATACTCAATATAATTATTTCGTTCATCAACCTGAAAAATTGTTCCACATTTCTGGCATTGAACATTGACGCTCTCTGATTTCATTCATTATTCATCCCCCTTTCTTAACAATTGAAAAGACTATAATTTTGTATTACATCTCATTACGATTGCATTATACCATAATAATTGTGTCTTGTCAAGCTTTTTTTATCAGAGAGCGAAAAAATTTATATTTCGATTTTAATTTGCACGGACTCTCCTTTGATCATTGCGCAATTTCCACTTACCTCAATGTTTGTAATTTCATTGTTCCATAAAAAGATTTCATTATCTTTCAATTTAACACCAATCCTTTCTCCATCATCAATAATATGGAAAATTCCCCTAATTTTTTGATTTCCATACCAATCATGATGTATTGTTATTTCCCCATTCTTACCATTTAGATTATGTAAGTCATTTACAATTTTCTTTTCCATAAAATTATGTCTCCCCTTTTGTAATGTAAAATAATTTACCTTTGCTTCTCTCTTATACAAAAATTATACAATAAAAACATATGTTCGGCAACTACTTTTTAATTATAATTTTGTATTGTTGAACAAAAGAAAATTATAGACCGCAATAATACGGCCTACACCAGACTTGCAAACTTGTTGGCAATAACATCAACATATGAATTTAACTTGTATCCATATTGCTGTGCCAATGCTTTGCCTTCCTCTGTATATAAAAATTCTCTTAGCCCAAGATTATTCTTTTCCATTGCTTGTTTAATTTTATATAAAAGCCCTGACGCCGCAATTGTCTTCATAGTAAGCAATGGCAATCCTACGTGCTTCCTATATGTCTGAATTCTTCTATATACCCAACGGAAAAACTTATCATCAGAGTCTACTGTATACGCATTATCCATTTCCTTGTATAAACAATCATCTCCAATTAGTTGTTTAACTCTAACAGTTACCCCATAGCACATATATTCTTTTTCTGCAAATGCCTTGTCTAAATAATTATACAATTTTGCAGATAACTTTACTTTTCGTCCGTCTTCAAAACAAATATATTGTTTGTCTTCACTTATCATACTTCTCTTTAACGAAACAATATCTTCCATGCTTTTTCCACTAATGCCTTCCCATAGTAACTCCAGCAACGCCTTGTCTGTATAGTTGTATAATTCGTCTTCTACCTCGTCAAACTGTTCCCTTGTCAAGAACTTTTGTTTAATTATATTTTCATCAAGACATTCTTGCAGCATGGCCTTACTAATATTTGCGTAATTGTTTTCCATGCCAAAACCATAATGCATACAAAACGCTGCATAGCTTTTTAAATACACATTGTAATTCTCAAGCACGTGCACAGATTTCGCTTTGAAGCAACGATACATGGCCAGTATTTCTTCAATTGCAAAATTATTGCAATCTTTTTTATTTTGTATTTCATATTTATATATCTTGTTAAACATTCCAGTTAATGAAGTTTCATTAACGACTCTACTTCTCTTATAATCGTTTATGAATTGTATTTTAACCTCCTCATTATAGAACACATAATCACACTCCTTGTGAGTTTTTCATTTCTTTTATATTGTACAGTACAAAATTATCCCTGTCAAATGTTATTAAATCATGTCGTTCAAAATATTTGCTGCTTTCTGTTTTTTATCTTTAGACATACTTGCATATCTCATGGTAGTAGCAATATTTTTATGATTTAGCACTGTTGCACAAAGATAAATATCTCCTGTCTTCTCATATAGATTTGTTGCGCAAGAATGCCTTAGTACATGTGGAGTAACATGCTTATTTGTAACATCTTTGCTATATTTCTCTAGAATCACCCTGATTCCATCTCTAGTAATTCTTTTCTTAAAACTAGAAATAAACAGCGCATCGGAATCTGTCATGCTAAAATATTTTTTTCTATCTTGCAACCACAATTCGAGCTGTTCCTTTACCTTATCTCCAATAAGAATATTACATGTTTTTCCTCGCTTTTCAACAACCTTGATAGTATTATTCTCCAAATCAATATCGCTAATATCAATTTGCGTAAGTGCTGATACACGAAGTCCAGTCGTAAGTCCAAGCATAATAATCGCCAGATCTCTGTTTTTCATTTTTGTGCTTGCAAGTTTGTTAACATTGTCCAGCATTGCCTGAATTTCTTCTTCTGTCAAATAAGCAACGTCTGGTCTATCTTGAACTTTTGGACGCTCCGTTCTCTCCATTGGATTATTTGCAATATAGTTATTACTCTTAAGAAATCCAAAGAAAGTATTCAGCGCAGACCATTTTGTCGCACGAATGCTGTCACTTGTATTATAATGCCCATGTGCGCTTTCTTTATTCTTCATTGCCGCAAAATATTTGTTAATATCTAGCGGAGTAACTCTCTTGTAAAAGTTATTTGGAATGTCCCCATCATTCAAGAATTCTGCAAATTCCCTTACATATGCAATATATCTTTCAACTGTTGTATAAGATTTTGTTGAACACATATAATAATAAAATTCAGAAAAGATTTTAGGAAGTTCTTTCAGTTTTTCTTGCATTTTTTTAGTTGACGCAATTTCCTTTTCAGTCCTGCCTGTCATTTTTTATACCTCCTTAATTTTCTTTTTTCTCCATCTTACAAAACCAAACGTAATAAGAGCCCAGAGACCAAGAGCTCCCTTGAAGATCGTCGCAACTACCATAAGAGAAATGTACCACACCCAACCTAGTCCAATGGCATCTGGCTTTGCCTTATAACAGTCTTCTCCGTCTTCGACCCAGTGATAATATTGTTTGTCATTTTCATATTTTTCATTTATTTTATTTACAACTTCTTTTGTCTTAGGGCAAGTGACGCAAATAATATTGTCTGTAAAAGTACTAAGCGCGAACTCAAATTCACACATAGCAACATTACTGCGAATGCGGCAAATATTAGACTTCTTATTATACTTGACAAATGTAACTTCAATTTCTGGGAAAAGTTGAACGTTTGTCTTTACAAAATTGTTACATTTAAATTTTGAACCAGCATAATATCTAATTCCGTCATAGTCAAAATAATCACACATGACGCCATTATTCATTTACGTTACAACCTCCTCCATAATGTCAATCACTTCACTAAGCAAATCAATACATTCTTCAAGCTGTTCACAGCATTCTTCTGCTTTGCTATACCTGTCAGTTCCTTGTAGATTTTCTGGCATATTATCCAAGCATTCTTGTTCCTCGTCACAAATATCTTGGATACAATTACTAAGTTTTTCAATTTCCGTGGATAGAATTTCTATTTTTTTTCTGCGTTGGTTGTTCATAAGAAATACCTCCATTCAAATACTATAATCATTTCTTTACTGCTATTATACTGCTATAATTTTGTTTTGTCAAGACTGTTCATCAAAATATATTTTGTGTATAAATAATATTCTGTTAATTTATTTAATTGCTTTTTTTAAATCTATCCAATCTGACTTTACTTCTTCATATTCATTACGATCAACAACTTCAATTGCAGCCCAATTTTGCACTCCTACATCAATATTCCATCCTTTCACTTCCATTGCATTTGCAATCGCGAAGAATCTATCTTCTTCTTTGTCGTCATAAGTAAATTCTGCAAGTCGTTGTCGAAAAGCTTTTTTACCTACATAGTGTATTTCCATATTAATCTCCTTTCAATAAAAAAAGAGGCCCGTTATTTACGAGCCTCAACTCCTAGCAATCTTAAGCCCAAGTTTATAATGTTCAATATTTCTCTTAATAGAATGCTTTCTATTCAGCAGAGAAAATGCAAGTTTATGTGCCTCAATTTCCTTTTTAATTTTATTCTTAACACCCCAAATCATATCACCAAGCTCACATTTCCAGCAGCTTGTATAATCAAGCGAATCTCCACCATCCATAGTATAAAACCACTGATTAGAGTAGAAATTCAACCGATGATACTTTCCACAACTATCGCATTTTTTGTAATACCACTCCCATTTCGCTTCATTTTTCGGAAGTTCCGTATAATAGTAATCGTATTCATCATACTCTGCGCCCTGCGTTGCCGGAATTTTCCACCAATTTTTCATGATTAGCCTCCTTTACTATACATGGAGCGGCTCATTTGCCTTTTCAACAAAATTATATTCTTTTGACATATAGCTATACATACCTCCAAGCTTTAATTTTCATATTGGCGTACTCAACAATCTCGCAATATTCTTTGTTAGTGATTCCATCGTCAAATGCTGCATGTTCTTCGACAATTTCTATTAGTTCATCAAGGTCGTTTGCTTTGTCAATTTGTTTAATATAATATTCCATCCTCCACCTCTACTAAAACCAGCAATCATACTTTTCTGCGATATCATTTGCTTCCTCAAAAGAGGTTGCGTATCCATAAAATCGCTGGCACCATTTATTTGTTTCCTTTTCTAAATCTTCATTGCTGTCTAGCGGATTATCTTCTTTCCATGTTGTCCATACGAAATCACAAATCTTTGCTGTTACAACACAAGTATCTTCATTCCATATAAGGATAACCGGCACTCCAGTAACAGGACATTGAAAATCAGCACTTACATAAATCATTTTTTCTTCTTCCTTCTTAAATTTTCTTTCTTCGGAAAGTTTTATTATCAATCAGCACAATGTGCCCTTGCTCAATCTTTCTCATAAAACTATTGAACTTCTTTTCATCTGTTTCTGTTGTATTGATTCCAATGTCGCCAATGTATTCAGTGTGTAGAATTTTATAGCACTTGTTCTTAAGTTCTACCATCATTTCCTTTCTTGATACTGGCTTTCCATTTACATAATATTGATATTTGTTCATTCATTTTCCTCCTTAATTTCATTCCCCCAATTATCCCAACCATCAAAAGATTCTCTGGCAAAAAGTTCGATTCTGGGGGAATGGCTTACATTTTCAATCATTTCTCTCATTTTTATAGGCTTACGACTATGCTCTCGTTTCGGTTCAAAAAATGCCGTAACTCCCTGACAACGCTTTCCGTTTTCATCTAACTTATATGGCAAACGCTTTTTTGTTGTGGCGAATAAACAAGACTCAGACAACCCTCTGTAATACTGCCCAAGCCCTTGCCTATCTTTAACCCATGTAATCATAGTTATATATTCAAATCCCCATTGTTCAAGTAGCCACAGTCCGTCTTTGAGGAAATTATTAGTTACCCACATATAAACATGACAACCATCTGGGTCTGCCAATTCTTTTATTGGGAGCTGTGCAATATCTTTTGTCTTCATAAGTGGATAGTGTCTATCTGCACCACGTTTGATTTTGCCGCCACCCTGCTCTGCCCAAGGTGGATCCATATAAATGGTTTTGTACTTATTCCCAGTGTTGTAAATATCGACTGTCATAAATTATGTCATTTCCTTTCTGTTATTCGTTAACTAGAATTACTGCCTCACCATCTTCAAACTCTTTTCCACATACATCACAGAAGCGGCCATGTGGATCGTCAAAATTCTCTGTTGCGTCAAACCATTGCCAATAATCAAATTCTGCTTCCTTGTATGTGTCATTTGCTTTATGACATTTTCTACAAATAATCACTAATACCACACCCTTAAAATAATTTTGTATTGTTAGTGCTGAATAAATTTAACCGCTTCAATTCTCTTGTCCCAACATTTGCGGCAGCTACTGCACGTAATTGTCTTATCCTTTTGATTCGGACAACTAGTAATTTCTTTTGGGAATTCAGGATTCAGAGTTTTGTCTTTAAAATCCACATATGCAACAGGAAGACCAAACGGATTCTCTACCTTCCATCCAATATGCCATGCAGAGAAAATAATATTGAGATTGTCTGGCAGATCTCCGTTCTCAGTAAGCCACTTGTTCACAATGTTATATTTTTTCGTGAACGACATGAACTTAATATCAGGAAATTGCCTTGCAAGTTCGACCATTCCACAGAAGAAATCATAATCGGGCACATCCCCAGCATCAAAGAATCTAAATAGTGGAAGTGGATTATGTTTTACCTTGAACACAACCTGTTCCCAAAAATCCTGCGGGTCTGTATTATACAGTCTGAGATTTCTTGTATATGCAGCCAAAACAGAACTCATTTGCTGCGTTCCTTTCATACAATAGCATCCGCCATGCTTGCAAGGTGCGTCCTCCCGACACGTACAAGTCGGGAAAGCCAAGTCGTTGCAGCACCCACCAGTCTTTCTATTTGACGTACTCAGATGCACTTCATTTGACTTGTTGGCAAGATAATCAACATACTCTTCTTTAGTCAAGAATTTCTTTTCTTTTGTCATAATATTTCTCCTTTTCTATTATATCAATAATTTTGTATTGTGTCAAGTAAAAAGGAGCCACATGGCTCCCTTATAGATATTTAATATAATCTTCATCTTCATCGTCCCACAACTCAAACCAATCATATGGATCTCCACAACTGCTTCTGAGTTCTGTGACTTTATGTTTTTCTGCAACTCTTTTCGCAAGTGATTCCATTTGTTGCTTATCGCCTTTGTTTAGTTCATCATAAACATCATTGTCCTTGTCATATCCCATGAAATGTACCATTACTTTACCTCCTCATCCGCCTGATTTCCGTTATACCATTCACGCAGATAATCCTCGTCAAAGCAATCTACTTCCCAAGAACCGTCAAGAAATGTACCATCATCTGGAATAGGAATAACCCCATCGTCATCTATTGCGATTTCAATTGCCTCATCCAATGTACTAGCCTCTACTTCAACAGTCCCCATCATTGTCCAGCATACAGGGATTTTCCAAGTCTTCATTTTATATACCTCCATTAGTAATAAACATTTGCAATGTGAAATTCCGTTACATCATCATCTTCATCCTGAAAATGATTGGTAATCTTCGCATACATTCCGTCTTCCTGAATATAACCTTCCGAGCTCCATCCATTTTCTTCTGTATCAATACGCAGTTCCTCTTTGTACGACTTGAACAGAAATTCCCTTGCTTCCAACAATGTGTCAAACAGATACACGGCAACGTCAGTATCGAACGAATAGGTAAATACAACAGCATAGTCTTTCATTTTACATATCCTCCACAAGCCAATGATATCCAAGCCATTTAAGCTCTTCATTGGTAAACCCAATGGCATCCAAATCTCTACGCACAACGGCAAGTTCTACATTTCCGTTGTCGGAACAATAGTTAATTGTATTATTCAATAGTTCAAGTGCTCTGCTATACGCAATATAGCCATGATTATGAGTTTTGTACGTCGGCATTTCATTCCCGTTCTCGTCTTCATCTCCTTCAACCCACCACGAATCCCACATGTTGTAGGTTTCACTTAGGCGAGTCATCATAAATTCTTCACAACATGAGTCTTCCACATATGCTCTGTACTCAGGGTCTTCAATTTCTTCTACGCTATGCCATTCGAAATAGTAACCATCAAGCATATCAAGAATTTCCTTTTCAAGATGCTTGTATGCATCGTCCCATTCAATACATAGTTCTCTTTCAAAACAATTTACCCAATATCTTGTTATCATTTAATTTTCCTCCTTCATTTTTCTTTCATACTCGTTAATTTGTTCCAAGCTCAACCACTCAGGCTTCTCTTTAAGTTCATTCCAGATTCTTCTCATTGCTTTAATGTGCTTATCCACACTTTTACCCCATAAATCTTTTGTGCATCTGTTTCCATATCCCAAAAAATATTCACAGTCTGACCTCATACGATCAAGCATTTGATATTGAAATTCGTTTCCCATAATTTATTCCTCCTCAAAATCCATTGTCTTTTCTGCGAGTTCTGCAAGCATATTTGTGAAATCCTTTACGACTTGACTAAGCATTTTTACATCAGCCCACACACTATCTACATGAAACTGTACTGCGTACCAGCCAGCTCCTGCATACTTCTCAATTCCATATAGATCATCGTTGTTGTATTTGAGATATGCCATAAGCATATTAAATTCATTTTCTGAATTTACCTTGTAAGCAGTCCAATAATAAAGACCGTCATCTCCATATGGAACAGCAAAGTCGAAATGCCAAAGATTAATGTCCTTGTACTTTTCTGCCTCATAATTCGCACAATCAATTTTGTCTGCAAATTCCTTTCCGTCAAGTGCTTGATAAATAGTAGTTGTCTTTTCAATTGTTTTCATTTCATTTCCTCCCCACATTCCACGCTATAGAAGTTCTCGTCACATTCTGGACAAACATAATCATATTGTTTCAAGTCACTCAGCAAGAGCTTTCCATGACAACGAGGACAAAATTTATCTGTTACTAATTGGCTAAGAAGCTCCATTGCTGTGATAGTTGTGTAAGTGTCAACATCTACATGGATTGCTTTTAGCTGCTGCATAATTTCTTCATACTTCTGATAATTCTTTGTTGCGTTTTCCATTTAATTATCTCCTTTCTAATTTTAAGGGGCTTTATGCAAGCCCCTTAATAATAATTTTGTATTGTTTACCAGCTACTAACATACGCAATCATTTGCGTTTCAAAATCCGTTGTTTCAAGAACTCTTTCAACAATTTTGATGGTATCTACAATATCTTGGACATACCACTGATCATAGTCAGTTCCTCCAAAGAAGAAGCCGCTACAAGATGGCAGCAACTCTTCGGCTACAGAAGAATCAATTACAATTTTGCCATCCTCATAAATTGGCTCCCATTTTCCATCAATAAGACGCTCTCCATTTTGAACTTTTGCATATGTCATCACACACGACTCAAGCACCGTCTTACAAGTATCAAGCAGCTCTTCGAGAATTTCCTTTGTGCATTCGTGATGATAAGTACAATCGTCCTCGCCGTCCTGCACATGATTCACTAGCCATGCGTGGATCGCGTTTGCCTTGCGCCAATAACCAACCTGCTCCATGATTCTATTATATCCGTATTTGTGCTCTGTGTCCCAAGTAGAATAACGCTTGATATAGAACGGCTTGTAGAAAGCAATTACGTCCTTGCTAGGCATTTCATTTCCGTCAATGCCAGAATATTCCTCAAAAGTACAATCCTGCTTTGTGTTCTTCCAATCAAAATAATTCTCAAGTACACTTACCTCGCTTGCAGTAGTGTTCTTATAACGAGGCATTCTGTTAAGATGACCGTCAAGTCCCATAGTAAAATCCTCCTTTTATCTTGCATTATTAATTGCAATTCTATTTCCTGTTACCAAGTCTTTTACATATACGGAACATCCTCCGTAAATTCCGTAACAATAATAGAAGTTTGCAATTTCTTTTTTGATTACAAAACCATCATCATCATGTGATTCGAGATAGATTGTATAATCATTATTGTTTCCAATTCCGTTCGCATGATAGCAATTCGAGAACTTAAATCCAGACTTCTCAACATCTTTTTTGAAATTGACAATCAAATCACACGCTCTGTGGTCGCAATAACAATAGCTCTTGAAAATTTTTTCATTGGATTTAATGTGTTCATTGAATAGTCTATTTATAATAGACATACACTCGCTTTGTTTCATATATAAACCCTCCCTTTATTTATAGTAACCACCAATACAATAAGCAATGTAATCAGCCTCCATTTCATTGCCTACTCTTGCGTAATGAACCCCTTTAGGATCATATACTATAAACATTTTTAATTCCTCCTTAATATTTCGTTTCTCTTTCATTCATTAGCCAACCAACACCCTTACTGTGATGCTCGTCAAACCAATGCCAAATTTCTTCTCTGTGAGTTCCCTTGCTCCAACTATGCCAATCAACGTCGAGGCATTCGTCCTCATCAATAGGCACATCTTCGAGTTCGTCCCAGAGGTTTTCAATTTCTGCGTCATTCAGTTTCATTTTTAAATCTCCTTTCAAATACATCCACCACAACATCCCCACTCAACATTATCATTAAACACTTGATCAATTTCTGCTGCATATTTACGGAACTGTTCTGGAATTCTCTCTACATCAATTTGCCATTCACCTTGCCATGACCCATCATAATTTGGCATTAGACCGCCACCGCTGCTCCAAAACGGACTGTATGTCGATTCATCTTTAGAGTTGAAACCATAACCAAATGTAATTTCCTTTCCATCAATCTCAAGTGTAAGCACACCGCTACACAGGTTTGGCCAGCTCCCAGTGTAAGAAACAAAGTTTACATGTTTAGTTTCATTATTGTTGCGATTAATCAACATTTTATTCTCCTTTCAGCATCTGCTCAATCAGTTCCATTGCCTTATCGTCTTCCAGATAGAAACCGTCACTTCCAATCTGTGCCTGAAGATTACACACCAACTGCATAAATCTCCAATCTGGAACCATGTGCCAGTATACCTTAAGTATCTCACAAAACTTGTCAATTCTCTTGGGGTCTCTCATTTTTGCTAGCTCCTTTCTTGTAGGGCTGGAGCATTAAGCTCCAACCCCAACCTTTGCGTTAACCAGCTTGACGAACTCGTCCATCCATGCATGACCGTCCATGATTTTTCCCCATCGGTTCTCTTCATAATTCGCAGTGTTCCTGTTCGGAGCGCTATGCCCGATCATATCACTCATCGCATTCACAGCGCCCCATGCAGTTCCTTTAAACTTAGCAATATCAGGCATAAAGTAGCAGACAGAATAATTATCCTTTACTTTCTGAATGTTTGCTTTCTTACGATCAGAATCATTGTCCGTTACAGGGAACATCTGATCGAGGATTTCATTGATTTGTTCAAAATCAAGTTTAATATTCGCAAGTCTATCTGCCTCTTCGTCAAGTGCATCCATATAAAGATTTGCCATACCAAGGCAATGTCTCGCTTCTGCAAGCTTTTCGTCGAGATTTCCAACATGCTTTGTGCTCCAAGAACGCTGAGCAGTGCTAAGTGCAAGTGAGAGAGTATTATTACAAACGACACGAATCGGAGTCATGCCAATCTTGATTGCTCCAGTTCCGTCATGAGAATTAGAGAACACCATATAAGGCTCCACATCATCATCAAGCACTTTCTTAGTCGGCATCTTTGCAAGCAGCCAAACTCTTTTGCCTCCGTTCAGAGAACCTGCGGTTTCGTAACGAACCACTCCGTCTTCTGTTTCACCAACAATTGCGTCAGTGAAAGAAAATGCATCTGTGTTCTGTACAATTTTATATCTGTTTGTTACAATGCCGAGCACTGTTTTATCGTCGCTTCTAACATTTGCTTTGTAGTTCTTGATTTCGGTTCCGTCGTCCATATACACAGGAGTCTGTTCAACAGTCCAATCAAGTCCTGCAAGTTTAAGTGCTTCTGCACTGTTAGGTGCGTCGGCAAGGATTTTGCATCTATCCTGAGTCTCCAAATAATGCCAAGGCTTTTCTCTTACTGAAAACATACTGTCGTTCATTTCAATGCAATGTGCCATAATATCAATCTCCTTTTAACAATACATATTTTTTCTTGCTTTTCTTTTTGCTTTCATAATTTCGCGCTGTCGCCACCACGAATGATCTTCGTACTTCACGAGATACCAACACTGTTTTCGCAAGCACTCTTTGGTTTTTACCTGCTTTACTGTCATGCACTTTCTATGCTTGCGACAATAAGCACACACGTTATCACTTTCTGCCCCATACATGCATTGCATTATATTCCTCCTTCCTTGCAATAATTTTGTATTGCATAAGACAAGGGACAAGCGCCCCCTTATCTTACATTGTTGCATTTCGTTTTAATCTCTTAATGTCATGATCATGCTTATCTACAGTTGCCTTAACAATTCCCATGTCAAGGACAGCTTCCTCTAAGTCTTCAACTTTTGCTTCAAGTTTGTCAAACCTGTCATTCATGTCGTCAAATCTTTTAGAAAACTTGGTTTCCATTATGTCAAGTCTTTTGTTTATATCTTCGAATTTTTTGTTTATGCTTTCTTCCATTGAAGTCATTCCACGCATTAGCGCTTCTACTGCATCTTGTAAGTCTTTGTCCATTTATATCAACTCCCTTTTCTTTATTCTTATTATATCACCTCTGTCTTGAAAAATTCAATATGTCGTTATTAATAAATTTCTTTTAGCCAATTCGTACAAGTCCACCAAATCTGCCTTGCACTGCAATGCTGCCAAACTCACTGAAATAATCCACTGTTGTGTTCCACACATAGGCGAACACATACCCATCTTTGATGTCTTCATTTTCCATTTCCCACTCTTCATCATAATCAGACACATACAAGAAATTGTACATGTCCATTTCCATTGTAGGAGTATGAATTACATGATACACAAGTGCATTATGTTCCTTTTCAAACTCCTGCACCTTTGCTGTGAGTTCTTGGTTACTGCTAAATTCGTACAAGCCACCTGTCGGTTCAGTAAGCTGCACTTCATCTCTATTCTTAAATGCCTTAATGCATGGAGCAAAGAGTCCAAGTGCTTCCATGCGTTTAATTGCTTCTTTCTTTTTAAGTTCTCTTGATACGTTCATAATTTGTTCCTCCTCTTATAATCATTATAGTTCTTTTATAATGCTATACTTTGCGTGTTGGCAAGCTGGATAGCAATACCTACAATTGTTAAAATGAGAACAATAATTCCGTCTTTCCTGTCGTCATCTCCGAATAGCATTACACAAGCATTGATGATAAGCAAAATAACAATCATTTGTTTATCTCCCTTTATACATTATGCGTAATTATTTTACCAACATTATCCCACTGTATTAAGTTTCATCACTTTTCTTCCTTGATATTATTCAAGAGAGTTCTCAATGTGGCAATATACTCATTGAGGTTTTCCATATTGTCGAGATGCATTTTTTCCTCTTCCCACACATCAGTGCCCATCATCCAAATTCTCTCATTTGAAATCGAACTAAGGGCTTCTTTAATTTCTCTTTCATATAGTTGCGTCAGCCAATTTTTAATCGTTTCAGTCATTTATTTGCCATCCTTAAAATAAGATTGAGATTGACATACCTTTTCGCATTCCTTACTCAGCTTCTTATAGTAAACTCTTCTTGCCTGTTTAAGAATTGCTTGTACTTCCGTCGCTGATCTATCGGTTGAATATCTGATATATCTGTGTTTGATCCAGAGCGTTTCAAGCTTATACGCTTGAAGCACTACTTCATCATTAATTAAGACTTCGGTTATACAGACATTGAAATCTGAATATAATTCTCTTTTCGAAACCGTAAATTCAATTCCCTTAAAAGTGAATGTTAACGGTTGACGAAACTGATATAAATTTTCAATGATATTTCTTTGCGGAATTTCCTCAGAAAGCCAAACCATAAATAGGCCAAGAACAACTATTGATATGCTCACAATGATCATAAAAAGCATATTTCTCCTTTCATTTTCATGTCGTCCTCGTGATTTTCTTTATCCATTTTGGTGCCGATGATTTTGATTGTGAACACTTTTATTTTACTTTTCTTCCTCATTAAGATAGCTATCAAGCAAATTCACAACTTCACCAGAATGCTTGATAAGGCATTCATTAATATCCGAAATTCTTTTTGCACTGTCGAGTGTTGCTTTCCATTCTTTCATTATGTTGTCATACTCAACCAGATCATAACCAGTGAGCAGTTTAAAGAACCATTTGCGAATTTTTTCCATTTTACTTTACCTCCCTCAATGTAACATACTGCGCGTCAAGCTCTCCATAGAAATATTCTTGATGAAAATCAACAATTTCATAATCAAGATAATCATCAAGTTTATTAATATTTTTTAATGGATTGAATAATTGTTTTGTGTCTGTCCCCCAATCTTCGTGCTCATATTCAAGATACACGATGCATATATAAGGGAGTATAATGTCTTGTGCAATTTCAAGAAATTTGCGTAATGTTACAATCATTTGTTTTATCTCCTTTAAATCCCTTTATTATAATTATCAAGCACATTTTGCTTTACGTAATATTCTTCATCAGTTCCCATGTCTATGAATTTCATTTCCAAAATTTCAATTCTATATTCTTCTTCATCATCTCCATTCTGTCCACATCCTCCAAGTGCCTGTTCATTTTTATTTACATCTTCAAAATCCACAAGGAATTCATCAATATGTGTTGTTGATGCAAGAAATTCTGCTGTAATATCTTCTTTTGCGATTCCTATTTCTTCAAATTCTTCATCATAGCAATCTGAGATTTCATAATCATCAAACAAGAACCCCTTGCCTGTTTGGAATTGGAACACTTTGTTACACTCTGTTCCAGTGAAAGCATCCCAATCAAATGGAATTTCTGCTCCGTTAATTTCAAAGCCAAATCCACCAATTGACACAGCTTTCGCTTCCTTATTTGAAATTGGAATATATTTTCCATTTATCTTTTGTAATATTCGGAACTCAACTAACATTGATATTTCCATTTTATCACTCCCTCTATAATTTTGTATTGTTTATTGTTTTTGCATTAATTTGCCCTGTTATATGTGTGTTTTTTGATAGTGACTTCCTTTACAGGGCACAAACTATACTGCCGAAAAGTTAGCTTTATTTTTGCCTTATAAATGTGCGTTTTTTAGTTAAAGCATGCCGCAAGCGTTAGCAAGCATTCCGATAAGCCCAAGTACAAATAGGACTGCAATCAGGCTAATAATTCCGCTTTTAGTTTCTTCCTTTCCGAATAGTAGCACGCAAGCAATAACGATAAGCAAGAGAACAATCATTTTATTTACCTCCTATTTTTCAACTCTTATATATTGTCCGTTATTTATTTTATCATTATTATATTATTTCTTCAACTCTTGCTTTGCATTTTAACAATATCTATACACTTCTTTGTCAACACATACGTCAACAACATCTCCGTATGAAATGTCGGGATGCGACATCAGGAATCTGCCAACAGCTTCTTCCTTTGTGAATGCGTCTGTGTCATACCACTCTGTTGCCCCGTCTGCATTGACATACTCAATGAGATAATACCCATAGTCATATTTAACATCTTCATAAGAATAACTGTCTGCATAATTGTTGAAACTGTACAAACTTCCATAACGACTCGGCGCTTCTACATACTCAAACTTGTCGGCCTCCGTTGTGCGCTCAAGAATCTTGCACGCTTCCTTGATGCTTCTTTCCATTTCAGAAAGGATAACATACTCTTCCTTGGTGTGCTGCTTATAATAGCCACACGACAGATTCACTGCCGCGCAGCCAAGTGCCGGAGCAACTTCACAAATATCGGAATAGCTGCCGAAGTTTGTCTTGTAAAATTCCTTTGTAATGAATGCTTCAAACTCATCATTTGCGCATTCATAGAACACTGCATCGTTTGCGTTTGCTCTATCAAATTCAATGATATAATTGAATTCAAGCTCTCTTGCAAGTTCAGATTCTGCAAACTTTCTTGCGCCAACGCATCCAATCTCTTCATCCTCGCAGAACAGAACGGAGCAATTGAATTTCTCGAGCACCTTGAGAATCATGTATACCCCGCATCTATCGTCCCCTCCGATTCCGTTTGGACTGGAAACCTTATTATTCTTTTTGCTATACACAATCAAATCAGGAAGCTTTTCATGCACGGTGTCCATGTGTGCCATAAGCAGCACAGGAAACTTCCCTTGTGCATACACATAACCATCTCTAGAAAGCACTGTGTGATGCGTCTTTTGCAACTTTTGCTTTACATAATTTTTAAGACCTGCTTGAGACATCTTACAAATCTTTTCAAAATCTTTATTCATAATTATTTGCCTCCTTGTTAAACCGCTTCTTCCATTTCTGATTCTTTGTCAATTGCATCTTCCAGACATGATGGACAAAGCAGATTTCCGTTGTGATCTTCAAGATCTTTAAGCTTATAATATTCTCCACAATCTTCACACGTTCCATAGTAGTCAGAGAAACAATCACCACATACACTTTCACAATCTACATCAATCCAGTAGGTCATTTCGCTTGGATGGTATTCACCACAACAATCACAGTATGTGTATCTATCAAGGCAATCATCACATACGGTGATTGTATATCCATATCCATTAACGACAGTTGTTCCTTCGCCAACAAAATATGATTCGCATTCGTCACACCAAGTAACGCAATCACGACAATACGGTTCGTCATTAATCCAAATCACATCATCGTCGTCAATTGGCTCGCCGCATTCCGAACAGTAGTATTCGCTTGGCTTGCTGCAACACGAGATGTAATCTTCGGTATCATGCTCGCTTCCACATTCAATGCAAATCGGATCATGCCCAACAGTGATATATCTGTCGTTTTCGCTTCCCTTTGGACGGCTCAAAGTGCAATTAGAATAGTTGTCATAGTCTCTGTAGTGTGTACCGTCCGAATTAATGAATTTGCCTGCCGCATCAGTTCCCTTGCTAACTGTCCAATAGTTTGGCAAACTAAAAAGCTCAGACATGACTTTTTGAACGATTTCTCTATATGGAGTGTATACAGAATTGTCTCCGTCATTATCTTGTGGGTAAAGACGTCCCTGAACAAGTTTCTCTTCGCCCCAATGGAACATCTGACGGTTGATTTTCGGTTCATTCCAGAAATCGTTTCCATTATAAGATGCATCCACAGTGTAAAACACCATGGACGGACTATCAAGCATATAACTAATAGTGCCAGACGAGTACATTCCTTCATAGCTATTTGGCATGCAACGCTTGTTTCTCTTGTCAATTGTGTGGCAGCTTGCCCATGAATTGCCGAATGACATTGTGAGATAGTCGAGCGGATTTACAGAAAGGACAGTATGTCTTGTGATTGTCAGCGGGTTAAGCGCATCTGCATATTTTGCAAATTCCCTATTGTAATCAGGCAAATGATTTAGCCCAACATAAGTGCAGAACTTGTTTGCCATGCGGCTTGTTTTCTGTCCTGCACGAGCATGAAACTCAGGATTGATTCCGTTGAACATTTCTGCTGTTTCTTCAGTCATATACTGATTTGCCGTTGCGGACAAGTGATAAAACATATTAAAAACGTTATCTGGATATTTGCAACAATGAGAACTAACATAATCTTTCATTTCTGTCGGCATGAATTCCCTTACCGGCTCTGCCGCTGTATACATAACCCAATTAAAGAAATCACACAGTGCTCGCATATCAATTTTGCGGTTAAAATCATGACTGAATACGATCATGAATTTGCCTTCGAGATAGTTCGGATGACGCTTGAATGCCTTAATCAGATCTGCTTTGTTAGTTGCCCACGTGTCAATGATTTTGTTCAGTGCATAACCCGTGAACTTATAGTCATACTCAGAAAGCAACTGCTCCATGTCATTGAGCAACGCATATCTCTCTTCTTCTGTAATGATTTCGCTTACATCCATTTTTGTTTCCTCCTTCTTTTCATGAACTAGCACGAAAAAGTCTGGGTCTACAGAAAAACTTCCGTCTCGCCCTTCAACCACAATGTAATACCCATGGTTCTCTGTAACGCGACCTGTCCAGCCATCTGTTGTAATGGAATATGGGGCACCGTCTTTTGCGCGAACAATATCACCAATATTAAAACCCATAACTTATACCTCCGTTTCTGAAATGAATCCGTCAAACAGTTCAGCTTCGTTATCATTCAATGCTTCGTCTACCTTTGGGCCATAGTTCAATAGCAGCAATGCAATCTGACTCATAAGAGCGCTTTCCTTTGTGTTGCCTGCATCCTGCTCTTTGTAATGTTCAAAGAATCCGTCCTGAATATTTCTTGCCACATTAATTTTGCGGCAATCATAGCTGCATTTTTCAGGGTCTTTGCCAAGCTGCCTTGCGATTGCGTCATAGAACTCGACAACGCCATAATTTTTTTCGTTTACTGTAATTTTCATTTTTGTTTCCTCCTTATCCAGCAAGTGCATTAGAAATAAGGTCAAGCTTTGCTTTATAATTCTGGATGATCAACTCCTGCGCTTTAATTGTGTTATCCTTTTCCTTGTTCTCTTTTCTCAAGTCATCATTTTCCTTTTTCATTCTTGCGGAATCTTCTTTAGAAAGGCCGTTCTGTTTCATTTCAATGATACTTGCGGAAATAGCGGATGCATTATAACCCATTTCAGAAATGTAACAGAACTTCTTTCCATTTCCTGTGTGATTGTGTGGAGCTCCACCACAGGTTTTCTGTCTGCCAGCAATCTGATTAGTAAGAGACGCATAACCAATACCATAATAATTAGCCGCCTCTCGCGCCGATTTGAACACTTCTCCAGTCGTAATACACATGACCGCTTTCCCTTTATGAATGTCTTTGTTTTCAGGGGTGATATCGTACTTTGCGCGGCTAACAATAACGTCTCTTTCCATGATGTAAATTCCCTTTCTGCCTTATAAGGCTATAATTTTGTGTTGTTTATGTTATATTAAATGATTCCGTTGTTTTCAAGCTCTCTTTTTGCTTCTGCATAAGTGTCTGCTGTGCAATAAAAGCTACCATTCACGAATACTGAATAGTAGCCTTTGGTGGGAATTATCTCAATTTCCATTTACCTTACTTCACTCTCACACAAAGTTCGTTGTCGTAGACACCGAAGGAAGTGACTTCACAATGCTCAAGATCGTAAAGTGTCACATTCCAAATATCTCCTTTGCAGAGACAATTCAATTCATCGTCATTGATGCATAGAGTTCCAGAACCATCATACAAAGTGAGAAGATCTTTGAGTTTCATTTACTTTCCTCCTTAGTTAATCTCCCTTAACTGTTCCATTTGCTCCTCCGTAAAGATACGGCGAAGCCCTGCATATTCCTCACCACAAGCAAGGAAAGTTTCTCTTGCAGAGATACTGTCGGTGCTACAACCGAACTCAGAACAGAAGTCGCTGAAGCTGTCGTAGCTGTATTTCTCTACGCAAGAAAGGATGTCATACTCGGTGGGAATTGCGTTTGCCTTGAGTTTTCTGAGTTCACGCAACACATTTGTTTTTTCGTACCCTCTGAGCACATCATAATGCGCCTTGTATTTCTTACACGCAAGATCATCAGCAGTCATTTCGCCTACCTCTGTATTGCGCAGACTGTCCCAGAAGTAACTTGTGTATTTGCCTTTTGGAGTTGTGATTGTGAACTGATACTTGTTGTGTGGCTTGGTTTCGCTCAACCAGTGAGGTGGAACGTCTTTTCCAATGAATCTGATTTCCATTGTGGCGTTACAGTCCGCAAGGAACTGTTTCGCTTGGGCTTTATATTCAGTCATTTATAATACCTCCATTTCCCTTAATACCGCTTTTGCGGCAGTAGTGATGTGGTCGTCATGACAATTGTATTTATCATACCAGTCACAAACAGTTTCGCTTGGGATAGTTGCATGAATGCAATCCCATGCAAGTCTTGTACCGAAGTCTTTATAGTTGCCAGTTTCCTTGAGCTTTTTAGCATAACTAGGCAGGTTGAGAATTAACGAAAACCTTTTTCTTATATAAGGAAGTTCGCTTTCCAATTTCATTTCCATTCCTCCTTTGTTCTTTTGGCAAAGCCCTTAATGATACCCGCGATAGATTCCCATCGTGGGCATGATAAAGGTTTCGCTTATTCAGTTCTCCATTCACCAACGAGATTTCCGTTGCTGTCAAAGAGACAGCCATTTTTATATCCGCATGTGATTTTTGCCGGGATTGTGTGCAAG